CAGAAGACGAAGACGCAGAAGACGAAGAAGCAGAAGACGAAGAAGCAGAAGAAGAAGACGCAGAAGACGAAGAAGCCGCAGAAGAAGAAGACGCAGAAGACGAAGAAGCCGCAGAAGAAGAAGACGCAGAAGAAGAAGACGAAGAGTTTACTCCTGTGGATCAAGAAACAACCGCTGGCGCAGAAGCACTAACTCGATTAAGACTAAGACGAAGTTCTCGTGGTAAAAACGAAAAAGAATAAATTACGATTACAATTACAAATTTCACAAATGATTTAAAGTGTATAATATAATAATTATATTAAATAATTATTATATGATTTTGGTAATAGTAGAATCACCTGCAAAGTGTAAAAAAATAGAATCTTATTTGGGGGTAGGTTATAAGTGTATAGCTAGTTATGGACATATTAGAGAAATGGATGGGTTAAAGTCTATTGACATTGGAAATACATTTCAACCTACATATCGCTCTATGCTTTCAAAGAAAAAGTATATTAATAGTTTGAGAACCAACATTCAAAAGGCTAGTGATGTAATATTGGCGACAGATGACGATAGGGAAGGAGAAGCAATCGCATGGCATATATGTATGCTTTTTAATTTATCTATACAGCATACAAAGCGGATCATATTTCATGAAATAACCAAACCAGCCATCAAAAAAGCGTTGGATAATCCCACGCATTTAAACATAAATAAAATATATTCGCAACAATCGCGGCAGGTATTGGATTTATTGGTGGGATTTAAGGTTTCTCCTGTGTTATGGAAAAATATCTCCGGTAAAAGTGGATTGTCTGCGGGTAGGTGTCAAACAAGTGCCTTGCGACTTGTATATGATAATTATAAAGAAATATCGAATAAAACTGGTAAATGTGTATACAATACGGTTGCCAATTTTAATTTAATAAACACATCTCTCCCTTTTGAGTTAAATAACCAATTTAAGTCAGAGGGTAATGTAAATAACTTTCTGGAGAAAAGCATATCATTTAAACATGAATTACTTGATAAAAACGAGAAAAAGGTATTTAAACAATCGCCAACACCATTAACAACTAGTAAACTTCAGCAAAAGTCCAGCAACGATTTGGGATTTAGCCCAAAAGTAACTATGGCATGTGCGCAACGATTGTATGAAAATGGTTATATTACTTATATGAGAACTGATTCATTTAAATATAGTAGTGAATTTATAAAATCGGCAAAAAACCACATTCACGATAAATACGGTGAAAAATACATATCAAAAACCATATTTAGTTTAGCAAATAAAAGCAGTGCTAAAAACACAAAAAACGATTTAGCACAAGAAGCGCACGAAGCCATACGACCGACTAGTGCAGAGCGAACATCTATCCCCATAAATGGAAAGATAACAAACAAGGAACTCCGGCTTTATTTATTAATTTATAAAAACGCGTTGGCATCATGTATGTCCCCTGCCATATACGATAAATTAACAATTTCAATAACGGCTCCTATTAAAACAAAATACACTTACATCACAGAACAAATTGTATTTGACGGTTGGCGTGCCGTATATGGTGTTGAATCACGAAACGAAAATTATGAAATGTTAAATCGGCTTGATGTGTCGTCATCCGATGAAATAAAATATGAAAAAATCAGTAGTAATATGAAGATGGTCGATTTAAAACCGCATTATACTGAATCTAAATTAATCCAGTTATTAGAAACAAAAGGCATAGGTCGTCCCAGCACATATTCCTCTATTATCAGTAGAATACAAGATAAAAATTATGTAAATAAGGAAGATGTTCCCGGTGTTAAAATAAAATGCAGCAATTATGTGTTAGACGGGGGTAATATAAGTAAAAAAATAGAAGAAAATGAGTTTGGAGCTGAAAAAGGCAAATTAGTATTACAATCTACGGGCTTGTTTGTGATTGAATTTTTAATAAAACACTTTAATGAATTATTTGAATATGATTATACGCGCAATATGGAGACAGAATTAGATAAAATAGCGAATGGCGACATGACATTATTGGAGTTGTGTAAAACATGTAATAATACCATTGATGCTTCTATTAAAAATATAAAAAAACAAGATAAGCCTATTGTAAAAATAGACAAGTATCATACTTATACGATTGGTAAATATGGACCAGTAATAAAACATACCGATGATGATGGTGTGATATCATTTAAGCAAATAAATAAAAATATAAAAATTGATTTAAATAAACTTAAGAATGGAGAATACAAATTAAGTGAATTAATCGGCATGGATAATCATCAAAATAATAACCGCGAATTAGGAGAGCACAACGGTAGTGAAGTTGTATTGAAAAATGGTAAATTTGGCATGTATGTAACAATCGATGGTAAAAATACATCAGTTAAATACATTAATAAAGATATGGATGATATTACATTGGAAGATGTCGCTGAATACATTAATAAAAAAGGTAAAACGGAAACAAATATAATCAAACGATTAAATGATGATATGAGTATACGCAAAGGAAGGTATGGTTCGTATGTTTATTACAAAACAAATTCTATGAATCGTCCAAAATTTATATCTATGAAAGGAGTTGCAGAAGAAGAAATAACGGTTTCATGGGTTGAAGCGCGATTAAATGATTAAAATACGCAAAAAAATCATAATAAATAAAAAATCATAAATTTTACGATTTTTTATTTTTATTGTTAGTTTACTGAAGTTGTAGGTTTGAAAACGATTCATATAGCCAGGGCAAATTATCTGCAGCAGGTTTACTAACCGTTGTCAGTGCACCTAACACATAAAATACGGCCAGTGATTGTGAATGTCTGTCTACACCAGCACTAATAAACTTAGAAACCACTTTCAAAAGGGATCTTTTAATATTTTCAATATCTCGTGTATATAAATGTCTATCTGTATGAAATGGGTTGCCTAATGACGGGGGGAATATTTTATTTTTGGTTTCAGTTGATAATTGTGCTCTGTAGTTCCATATATCAATTAATTCATTTAAAAATCGCACCAACTTACTTCCTCTCAAATCCATTAACCATTTACTATCGGTAATAAATCCAAAGGTATCAATTGTCTGGAATAGTTCAATTGCTTTAAACATATTATCTTTTTTTAAACTAATTTCGTATTCTTCATTATTTAAATCAATCTTCACCTTTAAATTACATATCTTCGAATATTTAATTATATTAAATACTCTTTCGTGGACACACGATGGAAACGGTTGTCTATTAAACGGGTTTGGTATTGTTTTCATATGTTGTTGTATATTTTTCTTATATTGTTTTGCGTATTCAAACTGGTCTTTGAAAAGGTTGTATAAAGAACATATATCGAAACTATAAACATGTTTCTCCCCCGATTCGACACATATTATTTGTTCCATTTTTAATTGACTTATTGGTTCCAATGTTAAAAAGTCAATGTCGTTTATTGCGTTTTTTAATAAATGCAGTTTTTTCATTTTAAACAGTATTTTAGTCATCATCATCCTAAACCGACCTTGTATTTTTACCGCATAATAAGAAAGTCGCATGCTATTATAAAGTCGTTTTAATAATTCTGATTTATTTCCATTTACCTTATACCCATAATGTTTGCACATAGTTTTCAATTGCGATACGTTGTAGTTGTATTTTAATACATCGTTGTATTCATCGTTTCCAAGAATGTAAAAAGTATCTGCATTTACTTTGCGTTTTTTTTTATTGGGTATGGATATGTTTTTTATATCTTTGTAATAATGGTGTTCAATATATCTTTTAGGAGATGTAGTAATCAACAAGTTTTTATTATTATCTAAATCAGCATTATCTAAATCAGTATTAATCATTAATTTAAACATTGTATATATATTTATACTATTTTTATAATTATTAATGTCAAATGGGAATTTTTGAATTGTCATCGTTTGCTTTGCGTTAAGTAATTTAAAAAGTTATTTAAAACTATAATTAACGATAACATAAGAATTATGATAAAACATAAATCAAGTAATATTTTAAACATGGTATATAATTTGTTATCAATAAGTCGTTTATGTACTTTATGTAGTTTGTATAGTTTATTTGTCTACCCTTGTAATGGTATGGAATATAGTAGTTGTAATAAATTATGGGGAGTTACGCAAGATGCAAATGGAAAAATGTTGTATAAAGTAGGAATGTATATGTGTATTGAAGATCCGTATAAAATATATAAAAATATGCAATCTATTTCAGCAATACCTGTTAACGAATCATTTTCATCGATTTCATCAAATAACATCAGTGGTTTATTGAAAACAACCACTATCTCTCCCATATCCGACGATAATTTAACCCAAGTTGCTAATTTAAATAACCTTTCGGGTTCTAATTTAACTTATAATAATAAGTCTCAAAATATAAACACAACAGCACATTCTACTACAGATACATTTACTGACATACCTATACAAACTACTGAAACACATTATACAACTCAACCACCGAATATAATTACAGAAACCCCAAAAGTATCAACTAATAAAAAACCATCCGTCAGTAAAGAATTGAATCGTGAAAATAATACCGATAATAATAATAATACCGATAATAATAATAATACCGATAATAATAATAATACTGATAATACTAATCTTAATCTTAATAGTTTACGGTCTACAAAAAAGGTTTCTGAAAACAATACAAACGACATTTTAATCATTGTATTGATTGTTGTAGGTGTTTGTATAGTAAATGTTGCGGTGTGTTCATATCTGTATTTAAGATATAGAAAAATAAAACATTTAAATAGCAAGGTAAAAAACGTAAACGCCGATCTTCCGTTGCCTCCGCATCCGCCGCCGCCGCCTATTATAAATAATTTTCAATCATCAAAAAATAAATCAAAATTACAACGCGGTGTTAATATGATCGTTCCAAAAAAACCCATAAATTCTCATTTAAAAGTGGATACAAACAAGTCATCGAGAGACTTAAAATTAAATCATAAAGCACTTACACCAAATACTCGTAAAATATTCGATACTTCGGTGGTTTCGATGCAATCGTGGTATGAAGATACATTTAAAAACGAACTTGGTTACAATGATAAAGAAATACCGAAACCACCTTCCAAAAAAGCAGAAACTATGAAACCACCTTCCAAAAAAGCAGAAACGATGAAACCACCACTAAAAGCAACAGTATCTTATAAAAATGGCGAGTTTAAGTTGAAAAACAATGTAAAGCGATTAATTAATAAAAAAGAGCAGGAAATCCAGAAGTTTAACAAAAACGATGTCACTTTTGCTCGATAATAATATTATAGTTATTTTGTATAATCAGTATTCTTATATAAAATAACGCCTATTTAATGCGCACCCCCGAGAATCCAGAAAATAGCAATTAATATATAAAATTGATTTAAATAAAAGATTGTGTAATATATCATAAAATAATCATGTCAGTCAGTTATCTAATCACCAAAGCTAAATCTTTCAACGCCGATGCCGTTAATTATAAGGCACCAGTTGCTAATAAGCGTGGGGGCAAAAGCGTTCAATTAACGTTATCCGGGCAACCAATCGTATTGCAGGTTCCTTTGATGTTGACCTGGGGTGTAAATGAGCGGGTAGACGAACAAAGTGGTCGTGTTACATATGATATGGCGTTGGATTTCAGAAATGAAACTAAATCGGTAAACATGTTTAAAGACGCGATGGCTGCGTTTGAAAATAAGATCAAAACCGATTGTATTACAAACAGCAAGGAATGGTTTGGTAAAAGCAAGATGAGTCGTGAATTGGTGGATAATCTTATGTATCCAATCTTGAAGTTTCCTAAATTGAAGGATGGAGATGGTAATTACACAGATGAGTCGGATTATAGTCGTTCGCCTACTTTGAAAGTAAAGTTGCCCTATTGGGAGGGTCGGTTTAATGTGGAATTGTATAATTACGATGACAAAACACCGTTGTATATGCCTCCTAAAAGAGACGAGGAAGCAACTATTAGTCCGGTGGAATGTATTCCAAAGGCATCACATGTAAATGGTTTGATTGCTTGTCAAGGGCTTTGGTTTGCTGGCGGTCGTTGTGGTGTGACTTGGAAATTGGTCCAAGCGTGTGTAAGACCACCGACAAGACTATTGGGAACTTCTACTTGTCATATTGAAGACGATAGTGATGATGAAGAGATGGATAAAAACTTGGCAGAAAAGGAAGCACAAGACGATACAACAAATCACGACGATGAAGATGAAGATGTTCCAACCCCTTCATTTAAAGAATCGGATGAAGAAGAAGAAGATGAAGATGAAGAAGTAGAAGAAAAGCCTGAACCAGTTAAAAAGAAAAAGGTTGTAAGACGCAAGAAACAATAAATTAATTAACGACTACATTATCACCAACAAAACTTAACATATAAACAACAATATAAACAACAATATAAACAACAATATAAAAACACGAAAAATTTAAAATAATGAAAATTAAAATACATAAAATATATATAATTTTTTATGTATTTATTAATCAGTAAGAGTTAATTCTATGATGACATTACCGCGTTGTTTATTGTCATATAAATTGTGCTTGTTTGGTATTATTTTGCCTCTATTTTTAAAAACAATGAACTGCTGTTGTTTGGTTATCTTTACATCACTTGATTGTATTTTAAACAAACTATCAGCGATATTTAATTCGTCATACCCATCTTTAAATAACTTCATGATAGATGATTTATGTTTGATAATAATATCGTTGTTTCTAGTAATGGTCGTGTTTTCATCAATATCTGGTATATTTTTAATAATCATATCATCTATTACAATTTCTTCATGCCATAACGGTATATAATGAGTATCCGTATCAGTTTCCGTTTCTAATTTATAAATATTATCATGTAATAAGTCGTGTAATGAAGGATTCAGTAAAATAACATTATTATTTTTCATTTTATTTTGCATAATCTTATCGAAAAGGCGCAGATGATCTTTATTTAAATTAGATAAATATGAATATTGGGAGAGAAACGCATAAATAGAGCGACACTTTTCAATATCCAATTGTTGAAACAATTTAATAGAATAAGAACTACATCCTTGTATAATCGACTTCAATGTTGTTTTAATTGTTATAGGATCGAAGTTTTCAAACCCTTTCTGTGTTTTCATAATATATTCTACAAAATGCACGAGCATAGTTTCATATGTTTCATATATATCACCGCCATTACCGTCATCACTGTCATCACTGTCATCGTTGTTTTTATTGCAGTTATCAGGATATTCTGACATACGACTATTTTTCCTTAAAAAATCATAACTTTCCTTTATTTTTTTAAAAGTTTCTGAATCGCCTCCTTTGTCTGGATGATGTCGCAAAGCTTTTTTATAATAAGCGCGTTTTAATATGTCATCTGTAATATGTATACTGATTCCTATATCTAAATATTTACGAGCAGTCCAAATGTCCATTATTTATGGTAGTATATAATATATAAAAAATTCTTTCTAAATGGAAAATAGGTCTATAATTATTATTATATTGTGAAAAAAAATGATATATGTCGTATAATAATGGTCCAACATTATTGCTATTTAGTTTGTTATTATCAATAAAATAGTTAAGTGTGTAAAAAATAAATACATAAATATCGATGTTGTAAATTAATAAGTTATAAAGTAAGTCTCTAACGTTTCCAAACAACAACTCGTCTTTATTTTCAATTACATCAATTAAATTATGAATGTGTTTTTCATGGATTTTATCTAACTTACTTGTATTATATAAAATATTATTTATATTTGTAATTCTATTTGTATTTTTTAAAGCGTATTCCAGCATTATTTTATTTATCTTGTATTTTTTTGAGTTGTGTGTGTGTGTTTTGATGCATTGCAAATACGATGTTTTGGTAGGTCTAGACAGGTTAATCAACTGACATCTAGAAAGTATATTATCTGGAATAAAACTAATATGTTCTGTAGTAATAACATACTGTATTTTTATTTTTTTATGTATCATGTTTTGCATGTAAGTAAAAAATATATCTAACAATTCAGAATGTATTTTGTGGAAATTTTTACATAATATAATTCCAAATTTAGATTTTCTAGAACCGATGATCTCTATAATGTGATAAAATAAATTATTAAACAATACTTTGGAATTACAACCTAATAATTCCATATCTATTTCAAAGTGAACATCACTAATTTTATAAAAATATTCTTTTTTGTTTTGAAATAAGTAAGTCATTTTTTTCTCATATTTGCATTTTGTAGGACTGTATTCTTTTATATATTTCAATGACTGTGAATATTTACCAATACCCGGCGGCCCGTAAAAAATAAGATGTTCGTTTATAAATCCTTCTTTTTTTATATGCTTATGTAGATCAAAGTTGTCAACTTGTTTAATATAATCTTTGAATTTATTATTCATAACTATAATTATTTATTAAATCCTTTTTAAACTTAAATAGATAGTTAAGTTTAAATATATTATTAATAATGGAAACTATCGTAATTGAAAGTGAAGTTGAATCTCAAAATGAAAAAATAACTATTGAGACATTAAGTATTGTTATTGAAAATACACTCGCTATTAAAAATATAAAAAACAAGTTGGAAACTATAAAAAGAAGACAGCCTAATTTATACAAGTTGTGGAAGTTAAATATATATCAAAATGAAGTCAAGTTAATCAAATCTCTAGTTGACTGCAGCGCGATGTTGGAAAAAGTAGATACACTAACAACTACACTTAGTTTGGCAGATATTCAAACATTTGTTATATTAAACAAGTGCGGATATACTTTGTAAATGCAAATATAAGTGCAAATGTAATGCAACCAGTTTTATATAATATAACATAAACAATTATTATTTAAACCTACATCCAATATTTATGTAATGTATTTAACAATTCCTAGTAATAAGTTTGAAATCAACCAGATAATTATAAGTGATAAATCGAAAAATAATGTAATAGAAAATAGTTTTTTTTACCGAATATACTACTCAAATAGCGTTGTATCAATGAATGGTATTTATATAAAATTTAATTTATATGATTTAGGAATAGAAGCGTATTATAACAAAATAAAATGTAATTTCTCCAGATATGATGAAAGAAATAAACAAGTCATAAATAAGCTTGTTGAAATAGAGCATGAAATCCTGAAAAGGTACATTCAATTAACACAAAATCCGGTTTATACCATTAGAGAGCAATTGGTTAATTATTACATTAAATTGTTTCATAACGATAGCAATAAACTAACTGGAAATTTAGATAAACTGTCTGTGGTATTGAAAATATCGGGTATATGGTTGACTAATAAAGAGCATGGATTAACATTTCGCTTTATAATAGTAGACAACTAAGCATAAATATAAATAAATTAGTGACTATATTAATTTATTTATAACTATATTAATTTATTTATATGATATGTTAGTTTACTTTTAGCATTTACTTATAACTATATTTATCAACTTTTTTTTTGTCAATATCTGTTTTAATGTCATATATTAAAAAGGCTGTAAATAACCCCATACCAATTATGATTTCAGTAAATATTTCTACATCCATAAAATTTTTCAATATAGTTAATGTTATTTGAATCGCAAACGATAGAATTGTTATAATGTTTTTGGTGTTAAAATTTTTTGGCACCTCGATGCTAGTAAACATACTGGGCGAACTAGATACAATTAACAAGTAAAATACAATTTGTCCGATAACAGCAAAAATGTCAAATGTATTATAGAACGAGAAAAACACATTTTTTATTGTGGTCCACACGCCAACAGAATCATCTATCGCCTGTGCTATATCTTTAGCAATTTTAAATAAGCTTCCTAGTAAAATAACACCAGATATTGCAACCGCCATTATTATTAATGGAAACAACATATTATCTATTTTAAACCCAATTGTCAATATGGTTGCACTAATAACTAAATTAAAAAATATCAAAGCAGCGCCGAATTTATTCATTATATATTTATATATATTTATAATAATTATTATAATTATTATAATTATTATAATTATTATAATTATTATTATAATTATTATAAATATAAATATAAATATAATAATTATTTGTTAATGCTGTCGTAAATAGAAAAATAAATTAAATAAATTAAATAAATATTATATATAATACAATTATAATGATGCATCCTATTATAAAACCAGCAAACAACTATGTAATGCATAAAGAAGTAATATCGATACATGGGGTGGATAAAGATAAGTCAAAGTGGCCGAAAAACAACGAATTTGAAATATCTCTCCCTTATCCACTTCAAAATATTAGTTATATTAAGTTGAAAGATGTGACTTTGCCTAATTTTCTACATAATATTAGTGAACGAAAGCAAAACTCTAAAATAAGAGTTCAATACGCCAATCCTATATTTGGAACTGCGATGGATATTCATCATCATGCCGGCGATGTAACAGAAACGATTACACTTCCAGATGGTTATTATACACCGGTGAAACTTGCCAATATGCTACAAAATCTTTTAAATAGAATAATCTATAATCAGTTTGATTTTGAACCTTTTAAAGTAAAATATGATATCATAACCAATAAAATATTAATTGGTGTTACTGAAGGAGAATTTAAGTTGTTATTAACATACGAGCATGAATACAATGATGAGTTGAAATGTATATATAAGCCTAAATTCAATAATTATACGGATTGGGGCTTGGGGTGTATTTTAGGATATGAAAAAGTGGATTATACTAGCACTACATTTGATGTGGCAACGGCGGATAGTTATACACAATTAAAAACAGGATTAACGCTACCACATGAAACAACGGCTTGGTTGATTCCATCTAAACAATACAACAGTGCTAAAACAACCGTTGCGTATTTAGAATCCCCACATGCCGTTAATACTACAAAATACGATTCAATGTATATTGAATTAGACAAGCACAATTACATAAGTGAAATCCAACCATATTCGGATAATACTAATGCCTGTTTTAATAATGATTTGGTATTTAAAAATAATAGTGCTTTTGCTAAACTATCTTTGGTGAAAAATAATGTATTGCAGGCTTCTATTGTGGCAGATCAGTTGTTTCATATGTTATCATTTACTCAAAATGAAATAACTAGTAATTCGCATAATTATAATCCACCTATTAAATCATTAAATAAATTGAAATTTAAGTTTAGACATCATGATGGGACGATGGCGGAATTTGACAAAGCATCCCCGTCACTTACTTTGGAAATTGGGTGTTTATTAGATGAACAACCACATCACAGAACGATTCGTAGACAATTTTAAGAAAAATTACCTAAAATACCCTAAAAATACCCTAAAAATACCCTAAAAATACCCTAAAAATACCCTAAATTTTCAAATTATAAACGAATTATAAACGAATTATCCTTTTAAAAAATAAAAATAATATATATTCTGTAAAATCAACTTAAAAAGAAGCAGTAATAATAGATTATAAGATGCCCAAAGTATCAAAGAAAGCAACGACTGTATCAGCGCCTGCCGCGCCCTCTACCCCTGCGCATGTACCTGTGGAAGTTCAATCCACCGAACAAGTAGAAGTTCAATCTCTTACCGACCAATTCAACGATTTGTTGGGACAATTGTCGACTCTACGAACCCAACTTACTAGTGTAACTAGTCAAGTTCGTGTATTGGCCAAGCGTTCTGATCGCGAATTGAAGCAAGCCCAAAAGGCTAGCAAAAAGAAGCGCAAGGCTGGAAACAAGGAACCAAGTGGTTTTACTAAGCCAGCAAAGATTAGTTCTGAACTAGCCGCATTTCTAGGAAAGGACGAAGGAACTGAAATGGCACGAACTGAAGTCACTAAGGAACTACAAAAGTATATTCTTAGTCACCAGCTTCAAGATCCTGCAAACCGTCGCAATATCAACCCTGATACAAAGTTGCGAAAACTTCTAGGAATGAAGAAGTCGGATAGTTTGACTTATTTCAACCTTCAAAAGTGGATGAAGCCTCACTTCAAGACTGCCACTCAGGCAGTTTAATTTACATGTAAACAGTTTAACATTTAACATTTAACATTTAACATGTAAAAATATTCTAATAAATAATATTTGTAATAAAAATTATAAATATTATTGTTTTTTCTATCAATCTCTAATTTAACAATCTGCGATAACCATCACATCATTAATATGATTCAATCGCTGGAGGATATATGAAATTATCTTGTTCCAGTATTTCGTGTAGTGTATTGTTGTCATTTTGACTTGATATAACATTAGTTTCATTAAATGTGTCATTCAAGTCAATTGTATATAAATCATGAATCGCGTTTAGTTCACTAATGGTTGCTTTTGTCATAAATTCACTATACTTAACATATTCTATAAAACTGCTTGCTCTATGAGTAGATGCGGATTGTTTGTATTGTTTGTATAGTTTATAATAGTCAAATACGGTTTTAGATGAATGATTGTAATCATTACTAGATAAAATACACATCCATTTAAAATCTTCAAAATTCATGCCTAAGTATTTCAATATTAAATCTAAATTATACTGTAGACAAGTTTCGTTTACAATATCAAGATTTCTATACACATATTTAGAGTTATAAACAAACATATCCATATCATCTGACATACATCCATCTTTGTATATTGTGTTCACTAACCGACCACACACCGAATCTGCTTCTTTTGGTGCGATATAGTATTTCATACCATAACTAACCAGCAACTTTTTCACATTTTCAATATCCGCTTTTTTTATTTTTGTAAATGACTTTTTCAATTCAATCAACTGATTTTTGTTTGTTTTTATATATTTATCAGTTGAATTATCGATGATGTCGTAATACTTTTTTTTGGCAACATATCGTTGTTCGTTTCTATGACGAATTGTTTGTAACTTTATTTTATCGGGTTCTCCATCAAATACAAATATCGCGTCAATATTGTAATGCTTAAAGATGCTGCATAATTTATATATATTTGTTAATAGCATGTCTTGTGACTTGTATTTATACAAATATATACTTATATCGATCACAATAGAACGATTTTTCAACTCGTTTAATGATACGATAGTTACCGCACGCAAAGCGTTGCGCTTCAATAGTTTATTTAATAGTTTGATACCCATAATTGATTGCTTAGTTTGACTTGGTTTAATTAAATATAATAGTGTAATTATATTTAATTAATTTCAATTTATTAGTTGTTAAACGCCATTAATGGTCATCATCATTGTATTTAACATTTTTTTGAAAGAAGGGTTTGATTTGTCTATTTTATCATAAAATACCTTATATTTTTTAAAAACATTTAAAATAGACTTTTTATCGTGCAATTCTTCTATTAACTTTAAAAATCGTTTAATGGTTTGTGGTGTTTTGTCGAAATTTAACAGAGAAGAATTGTTTTGTTTAAAAAACTTAATAGTGTCGTTATTGTAAAACAGCAGCACTCCTTTTATAATGTAATAACACAATACATTAGTTTTTTCTTTGTATAAATTACTTTTAATTTGACTATCTACTGTTTTATCCACCAACATCATATAATTCATGTTCATATAATTAAGTATCTTTGTAATTTGAAACATCGTAAACATTTGCTCGGTTAATAAACACACTTTATATAATTGTAAGCATTCTTTTTTCTTGGTTTTTTTATCTAATAGCATAAATGAAAATAACAAGCAGTTTAAATTAGTTGTCCACCATTCATTATATGTTTCACTTAAAGCATACTCACTATCTACACAAAATAGGTTTTTTAAACTTTTTTTAATTGTATCGTTTAGGTGCATTGACACAAAATCCAAGCATAATGAATGAAATAATTCATGAATTAAACATTTCAACCATTCTTCTTTTCTAAAAATAAGTATTTTACCATGTTCACTACAACTATAAGTAACTGCGGTATTTATATTTTCTATATCCAACGGCATTATATTGCTATTGGGGAGCATTTTTTCGTTGTCGTCTAGGTATAAGTATATAGACAGAGTTCTTGTTTTAGCAGTAGTTGTTCCGCTTTTACCGTTTTTTGCACTTGCGCCCGCGCCGGCGACATTGTCTGTTGTATATTCTAATAATAAGTCTATTATAGAAATAGCATGCAACATGATATATTTTGTTATATTTTGCTCTTTAGTTACATCATTTAAGTATATTGTAATATCTATGTTTTTTAAGGTTAATGTATATACAACAATTTTCGTTGTTTTTTTATATATATTTTGTTTAAATTGTTTAACACAGAAAAAACTGTCTAATAATTCGGTATAAGGTATATCACTTTCTGTTTTAACTGGAATGGTTGAGATATTTATTTTTTTATTATTCATTAATCGATGCACTTTTTTATAAGAAATATATAGGTCATTATAAAGATTTCCAATAACCTTTTTTTCAACTGATGTATTCTTGCTAGGAATATTTAAAAGGTCAATATTATTTAACAGCGTATTTATAATAAATTCATTTTGACTGGAACACATATTGTTATATATTAATTATATATTAGTTATAATTATATTTATATTTAATTATTAATATAATTTCGAGATTAAAAATGGTAACACGCAGTTATGTATGTATATGTATATGTATATGTATATGTATATGTATATGTATATGTATATGTATATTTATTGTTTGTTTTGCAGGTATTTTCTTACTTTCATTGTATCATAAAAGACTATTGTTTCTTTGTGGGAATAATGAACCAATTTTGCAGTTTTTGTTAGCATTAGCATTTTCTTTAAATCTTCATTTTGTGAATATTTTGCCAATTGTCCATTATACATGACATCTTCATTATTATTATTTAACATGAAATCTTCATCTTGTGTAATTGTTTTTGGTCGGAATTTTTTATTATTAACCTTTCCAGTTATACCACCGGCTCCTTTTGCCGCAATTGGGTCCGTTGAAATTTCAGATTTGCTTTCCATAGTAAATAATTTATAATAATCCATATTATTTTTCTTAAACTTGTTGGCTTGATAATAATGTTCAACACTCGCCCATTTATATCCGTCCAATTCAAACAACGCCTTTACTTTGTTTTTACTTTTGCTGTCTTTTACCGTATATAAGTTTGACAATTGTTGTCGCCAGCTTTTAATTTTCTTAAGTTCATCAAATTCATTCACCATTTTGGGAGAGATATTTTCACCACTTCCTTTTCCAGGCATAGCATCCTTAGATTTACTATAAAACTGGAATATTACACTATCATCAAATAATTCGACATCATCTTTACCGGGCGATGGTGACATCTCTGCTTCATTTTCGGAACCGAAATCTTCATCGTCTTGTTGTGGCATAGTGCTTGGAATACCCATATATTTTTGAAATTTGGGAATGTAATTATACAAGCTTTTACCCCTACTACTACCACATTTGGCGACGATATCTTCTCTAAGTTGATATGGAAGTTCATGAAACCTCATCGCACCCTTTCCATCGTATTTTATTAATTTGTAATGATTTCCAGTATGGTCTAATATAATATAATACTTAGGATTAAAATATCCTTTTGTTTCTATCTCATTTAATGTAAAATCACCGCATTTTACAACACGATCTTTTAAATCCATTTCATAGTATTCACTACTTAATACGATAAGTTTAATGTTCATTAAATATTCCAAACGAACAATAGAAGCCGCATCGCCCCAGAATTGACAAGTATTAATCATTTGTTTTAAATCATCTAATGTTTCTATACCATCCATAAACTGAAATTCTTTAATGTTTTCTCTCGCTCTTGCGAGTTCATCTTTATATCTTTTAAATACCGACTTAATCGAATCAAAATCTTTATTTAATTGAACTGCTTTGTCGCGTAAAATTAAACGTGTCTCCCGGTCCTTTTCTTTTTTGGCATCCGCTGCTGTTTTTTTATATTTTTTCCGTACATCCTCATGTTGCTTTTTTAGTTCGGACATTTTTTGCTGCAAATCATTGATTTCCTTCTTAATTAAATTGTAATTTTCATAATAAGTGTCAAATTGTTCTTGTGTAGTATTATCACTTAACATTTTTCTAATTTCAGGAACCGTTATGGAAATATTGCGATGACGCAATCCATCTCGCATAGAGGAAAACAAGCAATCGCCTCCGCCTTCGTTATCTAACAAATCATACTTGGAGTTTTTATAGAACTGTTCTATCCATGACGAAGAAGAAGTTTCTTTGGAAAACGCATTAACTATTTGATCGTTGTCTTGCTTTGTTTCAATAATATCCAAATAATCTTCATCATCTTCTTCATACATAAATTGCTTCATACCATCTGTTTCTTGTTCTTCATCAGTATCTTGTCCATCTTCTTCACTATCTAATTCATCGTCACTATCGATATATTGCAGCAATTCATGACCTTCCATCATGTCTTCAATGTATTCTTTAGTTACAAAATTAAACAACAACGGTCCTTCAATATACGCTATATCAAGGTCATTATCTTTATCTAATAAGTTTGTGTAATCTTCTGCTAAAAATTCATATATACCTATCTTAACTTGGACATTTTCATTTAATACTAAGTATACTGGAGCAAAATAAACATTGTCATACAAACTTGTATTTACCATTCCAACGCCGATATATACATCTATATCAAACAAGTTAATGCGAAACATGGACACCAAAGTATTTTTATCATGCTTTTCTACATTTTTATCTTCCTTAAATTTAATTTCATTTATGATATTAGAGACTACCATTATAATTTAAATTAATATTTTATTTAAATATTAATTTAACTATTCAATTTAACGGCTCAATTATTTAACTGCTCGATTATTTACATCACATTTAAATTAATAAGTTTAGGTGCTTATCACAATTTTAGGTGCTTATCACAATTTTAGGTGCTTATCACAAATTTAGATAAGTATTCATCATTAGACAACTCGTCCCAATAAAACCATAGGGTTTTTCTATGGTCTACTATAAATTGATTGTCGGGTTCGTTTTCAAATTCAACGATGTCATCTATAAGGTCTGACTTCTTTTTTTTTCTAATAGACAATCCATAATAGTTCATAATATGAACTAAATCTTTTTTTAAATAATTAATATCATAGTTTATTTTATCACTTAAAACGGTATCCTCATCGGCTGAATGTTCTGCCTCTTGATTGTTTAAATCTTCACATTTTTTTTGCACCATATCTTCAATGTCTTTAATCTCTATTTTTTTAAGTTTTGTATTTTCGGCAGTTTCGTCAACTATATCACAATTCATTAATTTAATTGAAGGACAATATTTAATATTGTTTAGTAAAGATAATATCATTAAATTATTACCAATTTAAATATTTAATATTTAATAAAAATAACATAAAATAACATAAAATAACAGAAGATAAGATAACTTAACTATAAATATTCGTCTACAAAATCACAACACTTAAATACAATTTTCTGAGTCAATCCATCGTGTTTTTTTGCATTCATATTAGAAATGCCTTCTATTTTATCATTTAATTTTAATTCACATAAACAACCATCGTCATATGTTGCGAAAATCAAAATATTTCCAACAACTTCGTCTAATTCATGTTCCTTTTCTTTATCATTTACATATTCATCAAACATCGCCAATAAATCAACTACGATATTTTTAACGATGTCTGTTTCAATTAACCCTTCGCGCATAATAAATGTTAAAAACTTACTAAATGCCCGTCTATTTTCATTTATTTTATTTATTTTACAAAACTCATTGTAATCATCGTCGGGGTCTATATACTTAATATCTTTAAACAGTTCCGTATAAGTATTTAAATCAACATTGTATACTGATTTTAAGTTAAAAACATCATTTAACTCTTTGTATAGTTTGGCATATATTTCCGACCAGAAAAAATTAGTTTTTCCAATATCAAATATACAAACCACAACTTCTTTTAACATTTCCAAATTAGTATTGACATCGTTATTAATTAAATCAATGATTTCCGTTTTAATAATATCATAGTTGTCTTTTGTTAGTTTATTTAAATTGCTTCTGATTTTATCGACAATTATATTAACATCGCCGGTTTCTTTTTCTAGTTTGGTAATTTTAAAGTTTCTAAGTTCGTTCCAGTCGGCATTATCTTTATTTTTGTATCGCGTGTGTTTTTTCTTAAAAATAGGTGTTTTTTGATAATTAGGCGCTCCTACTCGTTTTGCCAGATTATTAATCAACGATATCGTGTTTTCATTAATTTCAACAATATCCCCATTTATTTCCATATCATTATAAAATTCTAAGTCATAACGATTTGATTCTGAATTTAAGCTTGGGTTTGAGTGAGTAGATTGTAACATTATTAATATTATTATGACTTTTATATTTAATATATTTAATTTATTAATGTATTTATTAACAAACAGTATGGTTTTGTAATTGTGTTTATTGTGTTTATTGTGTTTTGTTATGAGAGTGTATTACACATTAGATGTGTTTACTAAAACAGACTTAAAAACAAAAACAATAATATTATTATTATGGATACAAAGTGCGAATTAGAAAATAATAATAAATCATATGAAATAAATGGATGGGAGGATGAAACTCTGGATTTAAAGCCAAAGTTGGTGAGGGGAATATATTCAATGGGGTTTGAAATTCCCAGTAGTATACAAAAATCGGCAATATATCCCATGGTGCGTAATGTAAATAATAATCGTCATCGTGATATTATCGCCCAGGCGCAATCTGGAACGGGTAAAACCGGCGCGTTTACAATTGGGACTCTGCAACTGATTGATGAGAAAAGCGACTTTACGCAAGCATTAATTATTGCTCCTACGCACGAGCTGGCTACACAAACTGAAAATGTGATTAAACATCTTGGTTTGTATTTAAAGGTGCGGACAATGTTGTTAGTGGGCGGCACATCAGTTGATAAAAATAAAAGGGACTTGTCTGAAATTAAGCCCCATGTGGTTGTAGGAACGCCGGGACGAATTCATGATATGATTCGCCGTCGTTATTTGCTTGTTGATAAAATGAAGTTATTGGTAATTGATGAAGCAGATGAGATGCTTTCTGCTGGGTTTAAAGAACAAATGTATAAGATATTTCAACATTTAGACAACGAAATTCAGGTTGCTTTATTTAGCGCGACTTATTCTGCTGAATTGGAAGAACTATCTAGGCAATTTATGCAAAATCCAACACAAATACGAGTTAAAGCACAAGAACTTACATTGCAAGGGATCGCTCAATATTACATTAATTTAATTGATGATGTGCAAAAGTATGAAACGGTAAAAGATATATTTGAAAGTTTAAGCATTTCACAGGCAATTATTTATTGTAATAGCACTCATCGCGTGGATGATTTATGTGAGGCGATGAAAACCGATAATTTTCCCGTGGAAAAAATACATGGTAAAATGAGTGAACAAGAACGAAAAGAAAATTATGTGAATTTTAAAAACGGTGCTTGTCGTGTTCTTATTACTTCTGATTTATTTGCTAGAGGAATTGATGTTCAGCAAGTAAGTATTGTTATTAATTTTGACATACCTAAAAACGAACATACTTATTTACATAGAATTGGTCGTTCTGGAAGATGGGGAAGAAAAGGAATTGCTATTAACTTTCAAACAAAGCAAGATTGCACTAAACTAAAACTGTTTTCTGATTATTACCATACTGAAATTATAGAAATGCCTTCTAATTTCACAGAACATTTAAAAAGTATATAAGATATATATTTGCGTATTAATACAATCATATTTATAATTTATAATTATAAGTATGAGCGACAACGACGCAATAAATAGTAAGCAGGAGTATGAAATGAAATTAAATGAGGTTTTTAAGCAACCTGTAGACTTTTGTAAAAAAACACATTTAATAGATAGTAGTGTTAAACGTGATTTGGAACTAATAACCACCGAAAATCCGGACAGTGATTCGGTATATAATAATTTAGTTTATCTTGAAACAAAAGTAGGAAGAGAAGTTTTAAATGACTTCGCGGGTAAATACTCTACAAATACTAAATTTTTAAAAGATACACAGAAGTTATTAAAGAATTCGGGCGATATTTTAGTTGATAAACATTTAATTAACGATATGACCGAACTATGGACTACTATTAAATCAAATAAAACATTTGTAGAAACTTATCAATATCTTGAATTTGAACGGTTTAGTTATTTAAATTACTCTACTGTATTTTTAACTTGGTTGACTATTTTAAACCTTTTCTCTCCCCTTTTACAGGTTATAACCCCCATATTAATCTTGTTTGTACCTTTTTTATTGATGAAAACCATTAGTAATAATCCCGACGTTAATTTTTCAAACTATTTTGATGGGTTGAAGTATGTATTAAGCAATAATAGCGTTGGTAAAATGGTTTTAAATTTTAACGGTGCTAATATACAGCAAAAACTGCAAAGTATAATGGTTGTGTCAATGTATTTTTATAATTTATATCAAAATGCAATATCATGCTACAAATTCTACAAGTCTCAGTTTGATATACAAAAACATTTGTTTTTAACCAAAGAATATTTAAACTACACAATTCAATCATATGATTATTTTATCGATAAAATCAATGGTTGTAAACTAAAACAATATGGATTTAATACAGATGAACGGTTTTTGCAAACATTACATAAATATAAGTATAAAACCACAGAATTATTTAATAAATTTAACTTTGTAAGTGAAACTATGAGTTACAAGTATTATTCTAAGCCAGGGACGATTATGAAAACATTTTATGAATTATATGATTCCAATGATGTAAATGATACGATCACTTATTCTTTAGGATTTCATGGTTATTTCGACATATTAAACTCGATCGTCCATAAAATTAAAGCAAAAACAATTAATAAAATAGAATATACTGAAAAAAATAAATGCAGTTTTACTGATATTTATCACCCGTGTATTAATAAAAACCCTATTAAAAATAGTATTGATTTTAGTAAAAATAAAATAATAACCGGACCAAATGCCGCTGGAAAAACGACTATCTTGAAGTCCGTTATTATTAACATATTGTTAAGTCAGCGGTTTGGATATGGATATTATAGTGATGGCATTCTTAACCCATATAAATATTTTCACTGTTACATCAATATACCAGATAATTGTAGTAGAGATAGTTTATTTCAATCCGAGGTTAGACGATGTAAAAACATCTTGACTTGTATTGAAAAAAATAAAAAAGATAGACATTTTTGCGTATTTGATGAATTGTATTCGGGAACAAATCCATATGAAGCAATATCTAGCGCAACTGCTTACTTAAAATATATTAGCAAATATGATAATGTATCATTTATATTAACAACGCATTTCATGAAAATTTGTAAATTACTAAAAAAGCAAGAAAAAATAGAAAATTGCCATATGAAAACAAATCAAAAACAAGATACCCTTACTTATTTTTACAAATTAATTTTAGGAACTTCTCATATTAAAGGTGGCATATTGGTTTTAAAACAACTTAATTATCCGGAAGTTATTATTAATACAGCAAAAACAATATTGGATTCTATATAATCAATAAGGTTACACGAATAATCAATAATTTATTAAATTACATGTTCCGGTTTTAATATATCAAAAATAAAATAACATTCGTTAAAAATGATGTTTAAATATATTTAATGATATTAAATATATGTTTAGCAAAGGAAATGTGTTAACATTAGGAGTATCGTTATGTTCAATAGTATTAGTTTATTTATATGTAAAAAACAGAATTAATAATGTTGAAAGTAAAGTTGACCGTTTAATTGAAGTTATACAATTATATGATCAGCGTTCTCAATTAGTTCAAGCACAATTGGGTGGAAATACCGGTCAAAAAATTGTAGTATCGGATGCAGAAGAAGATGATGAAGGTAGTGAAAGCGAAGAAGAAGGTAGTAGTGAAGAAGATGATGATGTGGATGATGAAGAAACAACTCAAACATTAACACTTGAAACCGGAGATGGTGTAGGTGATGAAACTGGTGTTTTTATGCAGGCTCATTTGGTGTTGCAACATCATGATTTAAGTGTTAGTGATATTAAAGGAGAGGTAGTAAATTTACATGATGTGTCTCCAGAAATTAAAGAAGTCGATGGGCTAGATGATATGGATGATTTAGAAGAAGAAAGTGAAGAAGAAAGTGAAGAAGACGATGAAGATGAAAATAATTTAGACGTCGAAGAAGCCATTGATTTTTCTAAAATGGGTAAACTAGAATTAAAAAAACTATGTGAAGATAAAGGATTTGATATAAAAGGAAAGAAAAAGCACGAACTAATAGCACTATTAAAGTAAATAATATCAATAATTTATTTTTATCAAAATATTATTATACTTAATAAAATATAATAATATATATATTAATATGAGTTGGAGCACATGTTATAAAGGTTCAAATAATATTTATTCTGATTTTCCTGCTATGATGAGCGATGGACGAGTGTATACTGAGCACGAAACTGCTTGTGATATAAATAATTCTATTGTAAAAAATGTCGGAATCGATAATAACTATGATTACAGACAATATTTAATTAATAATGGTTTAGATGTAATGTCGCAAAATATGGATTCCGCGCAAATGTGTTCAAATGTTAAATCATTTACAAACAATGTTAATCACGATAAATACTTATTTAAAAGTATGTCAGATAAACATCAACCCATGGGATATGAAACTTCTGATTTAAAAAACTTATATTTAACACGTAATCAGTTAGAAAGTAAGCAAACCGCTGAATTTGTTACACAAGAAGAATTATTAAAGATGCGAGCAAGTAAGCAAACAAGTAATAAATATTAAAATAACATTTAACATTATTATGATTTTAAAGTAATATAAAATTATAATAAAATGAAAATAATTAGTATTGATGTTGGTATGAAAAATTTAGCATATTGTTATATCGAAAAAAAGGACACAGTAAATGAAATAGGTAGTCATACATCTACATCTACATATACATCTACATATACATCTACAAATAATCCGGGTGATTATTCAATATTGGACTGGAATGTAGTGGATTTAACAGATTCGGATAAGTATATCTGTAAATGTTTAAAGAAAAATGGTAAAGTATGTGGGAAAAAGGCTACTTATTTTAAAAACACTACATATTATTGTAAAACGCATGCAAAACAAAGCGAATATAATATACCAAGTGATGAACTCAATATTAAAAAAATAGATAAAAAGTTAGTATCTGAATTAAAACATTTAGTGAAAAAATATAACATACCATTAGTCGATTCAAGCGATGAAAATCAACCTGTAAAAAAAATAACAAAAACATTGTTATTGGATTGTATTAAAAAAGAATTATTAAATAACTTTTTGATACCTATTGTTATGAAAAAAACAACATCAATAAGTTTAGTAGAATATGGAATTTCTTTAAAGGAAAAGTTTTCAAACATATTTAATTATCAAGAAATAGATTGTGTTATTATTGAAAATCAAATAGGACCTTTAGCATTAAGAATGAAAATGCTTCAAGGAATGATTACACAACACTTTATTGAAAACAACATTCAAAATATTGAAATGATCAACTCTTCTAATAAATTAAACCAAATATTGGGTGCCGGAAAAAAAATGTGCTATAAAGAGCGTAAACAAGCAAGTATTAAATACACATTATCCGATTTAAATGAAAATGCGATGATTAACAACTGGTGCGAACATTTTAATAAACATAGTAAAAAAGATGATTTAGCAGATTGTTATCTACAATGCAAATGGTATATGTGTCAGTTAAATAAAAGTAAGGTTAAGTAAATTTAAGATGCGGTTAAGTAAATCTAAAAATAGTTAAAAATAATTTAATTTAATTATTTTTAATTAAATTATAGTGCGGACTACTTAAAATTAAAAGTTCTATTTACAACATAAATGAGTATTGAATTAAAACTATCTGAAGAATCAAGTGATAGACCTTTAATAGAACCGGTATCTATTGGTGCTGGTGGTGGTCAAAAATCGGTAAATTTTGGACCGGGTGTGGAAATGTTAATGAATCCTAGTAAGCAAAATAAATCAGGAGAACCAAAAGCAAATATTACCCTTTCTGAAATAGATGATTTAAATGATATTGATATTAGCGATAAACCATCTGGATCATATTCCATTACAAGGGATGATTTTATGTTAAATAGTGCTAGTAATTTGTCGGATGAACCTTCTTTAAAATTAAATATTGATGACTCATTTGATATCGGTGGTAAATCAAATGAAGGAGCACCTTCTTTGATTGGTAATTTAGGTAAAACCGAGTCGTCGGATGGTTTTAAAAGTTTCACAGAGATTCCGGTAAATCCAGATGTAAAAGTTCCTAGTCAACCAAAACTAACCGGAAAAGAACTATTAAAAGAAAAGTTTAATTATTTAAGAAAGTTGGAATCATTAGAGAAAAAAGGCATCACTTTAAGTAAAAAGTATTCTATGGAAAATAATTTAGATGAAATGAAAGGTGAGTATGAAATGATTAAATCAGAAAGAGAAAAAGACAATAGTAAAAAGTTTCAAGCCAAGATGTTGATGGCGTGTGTATCTGGTATTGAGTTTTTAAATAATAAATTTGATCCGTTTGATTTAAAATTGGATGGTTGGTCGGAAGCCGTTAATGAAAATATGGATGAATATGATGAGGTATTTGGAGAGCTGCATGAAAAATATGGTGGTAAAACCAAGGTTGCTCCTGAATTGAAACTATTATTTATGTTGGGAGGAAGCGGTTTGATGTTGCACATGACAAACACTATGTTTAAATCATCGATGCCTGGAATGGACGATATTATGAGACAAAATCCGGAATTGATGCAGCAATTTACGCAAGCAGCAGTTAATACGATGGGTGAATCCAATCCGGGATTTGGCAATTTTATGTCTGATTTCGCACGAGGCGGTAATAACAATAGTATGCCACCTCCTCCTGTTGTTCCCCCTCGTGGTTCTCCACCCGGTCCTAGTCAAGAAATGAAAAATAACCCTCCTCGACAAAGCAAAACCATTTCGATGTCGTCAAGACCAGATATTGATGCTGCGAGAGGTAATTTAGATTTTAATGATGCTGAAAATATGGATTCTAACTATGGAAATGCTCGTGCAGAAATGAAGGGTCCGGGTGATTTAAAAGATATATTGGCTGGATTAAAAACAAAAACCATTAATATTAATGATGGGAAAAAGGAGGGTAGCACAATTAGTCTTCAAGAGTTAGAAGAAATACAATCAACTGATTTATCTTCAAGAAACCGTAAAATGGTGAAAAGCAAGCGTAAGAAATCCGAGAGAAATGTAGTTGATTTGGGCATTTAAACATAATTATTTAAATAATATCTATAAATATTTATATATCATGGTATTAGGATTGCTTGTTTATGAAGCGATGGATGTTGTATATCATGTATCAAAAATAACATACAACAGCGCATCGTTTGTTTATAATTGGTATTATGATATCAACATTAATCATTTAGATAATAAAGTAAAACATGATGAAGAACATATAAAAAAATTAGAAGAGCGTGTGGCTCAATTAGAACAAATTATTTCAAATAACAAACTGACTATTGAAGATATAGATACAAACACACATACAAACACAAATAATAAAAACCAACTGTTATTATGCGATTCTATATAAAAATATAATTATATTATGTATTTCAATATAATTATAGTGGGAGTTTTAAACATTTTCTTGTTTTTCTTGGCCTTACTTTAATGTATTTATTGAGTGGTTTCGTTTTCTTTCTTGTTTTTCGTGCTTTTTTTGTATATGTGCGTTTCATACCACCCTTATATGAGGTTAACGCTTCTAATTGTATTATTTCTCTTTGTGTTTCTTTAATTTTTGTGTCGATTGCTTGTAAACCTTCTTGTGATGTTTGCAATTTTTCTATATCAGATGATTTTTGCGCTTCCTTTATTTCTTGCTCTAACTCTTTTTTACCTTTTTCTTGTTTTGTTAATTCATTTTTAAGACCACTTATTTTTTCTGAATTTTTTTTAAATGATTGTTTAATTAAATTGGGTTCTGAAGACTCTATATCTGAAAACCAAATGCCTTGCTTAATATTACCCATTATATTTTTAAGTTTATCCCATCTATTAGGACAATTAAAAACCCCCACTTCACTATTCTTTATTTTATCTAAAAAGATATTACCTAGTTTTTCAGTTAGTGTTTTGTTATCCCATTCTTCTTGTGTTATTACTTTTGATTGTAATAGCGTCAAATCTACATATATATTTATTTCGTATCCAATAACTCCGCGTTCTTTCCTTTCTGCGTAATCAAAAAACAAACCATTTGGTCGCTTTTTAATAGAAGGAGTATGATATATAATGTATGCGTTTTTGTTATTTGGCTTTATAAGTTTATTTAAATCTGTTTTAGATTCGGGTTGATGTTTTCCAAGAACATAATCTGGAATAAAACGCGCGTTTTTTTTAAGGGTATCAAGTGTGTTTTTTACAATAAAATCATTTAATTTGTTTAATTTAGATGGTGTTTCATCGGTTGCTGTCTCTTTCTTATTATCCACTGCGCCCCCCCTTTTTTTATCGGCATCTTTTGCTGTATCAAAAACATCTTTTTCATAATAAAATACTTCCACAAATCTAAATTTCAATAGCTTACTTGCGGATACATTAGCAATACTTTTTTCCATGTTTTGATATTTTCTTTTATACTGTTTTAATTCAGCCGTTGGAATATAACTTTCAAATGGTTCAAATGTAATTGTATATACTTTTCGTGTTTCATAATATTTTCTTGCATCTCTAGTATCTTCACCAATACTTACTACTTTTGCTAATAATCCGTAATTTTTATGTGAGGAGTCATTGTATTTTACAATGTCCCCTTCTTTTAAATCCGTATATTTGTCAATTTGAGAATATTTTTCTGACTCAGATAATAATTTTATATTTGAAACCTTTAAAGGAAAGTATTTTGAACCGGAATAGTTGGTTTTATAATTCCATCGTAGTTTGTATTTTAATTTACCTAATTCCATTTTTGCCTTTGATTGTTCTATTTGTTCTTTTATCTCGTTTATTTTTGCCCTTGCAGTCGACGAATGAATATTGTTTATTTTGTATTTTTTATCTTCATATGATAAGATAATATCATCATTTTTATCTCTCTTTATTTCATTAATTTGCACATTGATTGTAATTTTGTTTTTTTTATCATAAATTTGAATCATCATAAAATCAATGTCTGCTGTTTCATCTAATTTTCTAACCTGAAAGGGGGTTTTACCACCTGCAGCATTAAAAAAGTTTCCATCATTATAATAATGTTTTGCTGTAGTATAATCATCTAGTTGTATTCTAATAAACTCCAAATTTTCACCATCTTTAGAAGTTTGCGTGCCTTTTTTCAAAATGGTTCCTTGATATAATATCGGTGTGTAATTAGCCGTACGGTTATTTCTGTTGTAATAATCATTACCCTTTACACTTGCGCTAGATGTAAATTTGTTTTTATAAGAATTGTCTTTCCCCGAATACGAATTATCGGAGCCGGTTGTATATATATACATTTCGTTGCCGTAATTAATATTATCTTCAAAAACTAACACTCTGTCGCCTTCTTTTAATTTTTTAAAACGTTCGGCATCTATTTGCAATGATTTTTTTCTATCTGTCATTAGTTTTTTTTCAAATTCATCGTGTATTAATTCGCTTAATATTTTTTCGTTGTATTTGGCAGATTGTATCGATGACCTCTCAATACCTGTTATAGTTCCATAGATAACATCCTTATTATCTTTAACATTGACTAATTCAATATCAGTGCTTTGTTTTAAAAAATCATTGCTCTTACTTGTACCTGTAGTTGTCATAGTTATATTTTAGTTATATTTTAGTTAGATTATTTAACTTAAATATAATTAATATTGTTATTAATTTAAACTATATCCATTTTAAATTGGTTCATGGTTTTCAACATTGATGTATTGTTTTGCTGCTGTTTTGCTTTACTTAATATTTCTTCTGCTTTTTTAATTTCATCGGGTGTAACAACACCATCGCCATTTAAATCAAGAACATCTTTATATTTTCTATATTCCATTGGTATAACGCAAAACTTACTATTTTCATTAAATAAAAAATTAGTTAATACAATGAAAATCGCAGTAAGTCCTAAAGACATTAAAATATCTCGTGTTCCCATCCAAGAAATGGAAAATATTAATATCTGTCTAGCAACATGGTTTTTTAAATATTCTTCTTGCGTCTTACTTAATTCTATTGTAATATATTTTGAACCAATATTAAGCATAATCATTACTAAACCAGCGAAAAACTTGCTATTGTTTAGTGATGCTAAATGTTTATTTATATTTTCAAACATCTTATTTAATATAGTTTGATAAAATGTTTTACATTAACTTACAATTAATAATTAATAGTTGCTATTTTGTTATGTAATTTTTGTTATGTAATTTTTGTTATGTAATTTTTGTTATGTAATTTTTGTTATGTAATTTTTGTTATGTAATTTTTGTTATTTATTTAGGAATAGTATAATTAAGCATATTCCATAGTGGATTTTAAAGTAGATCGCTCTGCCGATGCTTTAATTTCTCTATCTAAATCAGTAGTGTTTGTATTGGTAACAGGGATTTTCAATTTTTTAAGTAATTCAGTAAACCCAGAAAACCCTTCTTTATTATATTTTGTGCATTTCTTTTTCGTCGATGATAATACTTCAAACCCTTCTTTACCGGTTTCATCGTCTTCTTCATCTTTTTTACTTTCATCATCTTCTTCTTCATCTTCCGTTTCATCATCGGTTTCCATTTCTTTATCGGCGTCTTCTTTTTCTTTTTCCATAGTTTCCATTTCTTCAATTTCCTTTTCCTTTGTTTTTTCTTTTTTGGATTTCTTTTCTTTACCTTCAAAACCTTCTACAGCAGATTGATGTAATAAGGTAATCATAATAACTGCTAAAATAATTGCTGCTACAGAATCAAGCATGTAGTTAGAAATAGCAATAATAGATACCCACGCGAGTTTTCCCATTTGACTGGATACGCTTTCTATTAAGAATTGAGGTGTTTTATATAGCAAAGCAGCCAATAAAGATAGTAAAACTAAATTTGTATATTTTTTCATTATATATAAATAAAAACAAATAAAAAATTATCTCTTTTTTTTATAAGTATGGCAAGTCAATTAGGATTTTCAGAATTTATGTCTAATAATGATAATAATGAAGAAGTAAATAAAAAAAGGCGAAATAAAACAATTAAAAGAAAGGCAACGCCAAGTAAAAAGGTGATGGAATTCCTAAATTCTATGGATCATTCTAAAACAGAGGAAGAAGACGACGATAGTTTAGCAGATTTTGCTCCTCCACCTAATCCAGAATTAACATCTCTCCCAAATGATAAAAAAGAAGACGATGTAGATGCCTCTGTATCCCCAGAGGCTTTTAATAATATTAATGTTTCTGAAGAAAAGATAAAACAATATTACAATAATTACTTACCTTATTATGACACAGCAAGTAATAATGCAAATGTTCACGGTAGTAAAGATGATTTAATGAAAAAACTAAATTATATGATTCATTTGTTAGAGGAAAACAAAGATGAAAAAACAAATACGGTAACAGAAGAACTGATTTTATATATGTTTTTAGGAGTATTTGTTATTTTTGTAGTAGACAGTTTTGCAAAAGCCGGAAAATACACTAGATAAATAGTAAATGGTAGCATCTAGCATCATCAAATAACCAAATAATCAATTAACCCGCTAATTAAATAATTAAATAATTACAATATTTTTACTTGAAACCGGTTTCATAGCATAATTGTATAAATAATAATAGTATTTAGAATAAGTGTATGGCTGTATATCAATATTTTTAATTAGTGTAGAAGTGTCTGCTATTGATTCTAAAAGTAAAACCTTATATTTATCGATTGTTTTTAAATGATCAATCGCTAAATAAAACCCCAGTTTAAATTTATCATTTTCTATGTTGTGGTTGTTGCTGTTGCTGTTATCTTTAAGCGTCGCGTTTACTTTAATACACGCAAAACATTCTATAGATAATTCTCCGTCATATGTAGTGTGATTGTTTCTAAAAAAATAATAAGCCTTGGCTGTTTGTTCTTCCATTAAAGCAAACACAAATATATGCTGTTTTTTTATTAAATAAGACATATGCTTATACTCGTCCATTATTAAACAAGTAAATCTATTTTTTGATTTCTTTAAATTTGTTGTTAAATAGTTATATAAATCATAAAATATTGATAAGGTGCTTTCGCCAATTAATACAGTATTTAGTTTACGCTGTGTAAGGTGTATTTTAGGAAATAGATTTAAATCGTAAAAATAGCAATTGTAAATTGTAAGAGGAACAAATGGTCTTGATGTTCCCTCATGTTTAAAGAAAAACACATCTAATTTTTTCAAGTATCTCTCCCTAACATAATGATTTTCTATTAATTTACCAGCAATATTTTTACCTCTATGCTTTTTATTTACACACAAATTATCAATATATCCAATGTTTATTTGGGTGTCTTTAACATACATTGTTTTACTAGCACATGTCATAAGTCCTATCAAATCTCCATATACTTTTTCATAATAAAGCGATACATTTGACGGTATGTTTTTGCAAACAAGATGGTCCATTATAAAATCGCTAGATGGAATGTATTTTTCATGTGGTTCTGTCATGAAATGATTATTTAATAATAATGTTAAATTTGTAATTTCCTTTTCAGATAGTGATTCCGAATTTTTAAAATCAATAGAATTATTTACTTTATTTACACAATTGGGGAGAGATGTTTCAATAATCCCTTGTGGAAAAAATATGTTTTTAACATCGTGATAATAAAAAATAGGTTGGTTGGACCAAAATGGGTTACAAAGTTTAAAGTAAATTATAAATAACACATACAAAAGTATAAAGAACGTTATAATATGTTTTATAGTTAAAAACAAATCCATTTGTTATATGAGTAATTTACTTTTATTTTTATTTTTATTTAATTTTGGGAGAGAGGACGAATCTAATGGAATGTAAATAAATTGAAGTGTTTTAATTATTTTATTAATAATTAAAACACAATAGATTACCACTATAACTACTATCCAAATATTATTTAAATATGCTGTTAACACCTGAACACAGAAGAACTAAACGGATAAGAACTCCCGTTAAACGATATAACGAAACACAAACGCGCACACAAACACGTACACAAACACGCACACAACCGCGCACACAAACACGCACAAAATCAAATAACCACAACAATTGTAGTAAAAGTAATAACGAAGATGTCGAAGATGTCGAAGATGACTAACAAAAACAAAATAATTAAATAACATACAAAGTTAAATAATTAAATTATTCCGGTTTTTGTAAGAAATATAAATACTGATATTCATATTGACAACTTACCATATCTATTTTAGAATGCATTATAAACCCAACAGACTTTGCTGATGCTAAAATATCACGCTGCGAATCCATATATAAATTATGCTCGTTTTTTCTGGTATTTTTAGTAGCATCATCTTTAAATGTTTCATAAAAATAAGCCATGTCATTATCATTATCTGAAACATAGCTGGCTTTATACAAGAAATCCTTGAATTTTACTACCGACTTAGTGAGACGTTTTTTAGCATATTTTTGTGCATTTACCAATGTAAGTGGGTTCGCCGAATTAATGATTGGGTCAAACATATCTCTATTTACCATATGAACTACTAGCATACCGCCTGGTTGTAACCAATCAAAACAATTCTTAAAAAACCGCGCTTTATCTTCCATACTATAAATGGTAAAGTATAAACACAAAATATGACTGGCACCATTATGTTGAAAATTAGAAGAATCCAATGCGTCCCCCAACTTAAAGTTACATTCTGGATATTCTTGTTTAGCTAATTTAATCATACTGGGAGATATATCCAACCCAGTGGCTTCTATACCTTGCTGACTATAATGACTTACATGATGCCCTCTTCCACAACCAACATCAATCACAACAGAATCTTCATTTATTTTACCAACTCGTTTTAAATTAACTACTTCGTAATCATTTTTTATTTCATCATATACTAAATCATCGTAAATAGAACTATAAAAATCATCATATACATCGTTGCCTTTTTTCACTATAAAATCAGCACTTTGTTCAAACCCTTCCTTTTTATTAAAAGTATAACTTGTTATCACAAATGCAATTATTAACAACACTAATAATTTCTGTATCAACGGTAACTTAATAAATAATTTAGGAATCTTTTTTAAACTTTTAAATAATTTATTGAAAAATGCTGTAAATGAAGTTGTCATATATGTATTATTGGCATTTTTTTTATATGAAATGTAATTATTAATGAACAAATATGATATTAATGATAAAAGAACACAAAAAGAGTTTTCAGGTATAACATTTTCACAATTTAAAAAAACAGAAGTAAAAAAACAATTGATAAATGCTATTTTATATAATAAATTAGAAGAATCCTGTTATTGGAGTGCTGAATATATATGTAGCGGTCATTTTGTCGATTTATGGGAGATTATTTTATTATTATTAGGTAAGCATATTCACATCGGTAATCCTAAACTGTCTATTTATTTAGAGCTAAGACTTAACTACTTTAAAGAAATGCTAAATAACGGGTATTTAGACAACGAAATTAAAATGCGTAATAATTTAAAAATAAGAGAACTATTTGCAGAAATAATGTGTGTTATGTGTTTGTCTAGAAAAAAAAACTCATTTGATGTGCCAAAAATACCCCAAGAAGAATACAATATATTGCGTATTTCATACAAGTTAGAAGCAGATAGTTTAGAATATGCTAAAAATGGGTTTCACAATGAAGATCCAAAAGAAATGTTTATAGCACTTAATGAATTGGCGTTTAATATGAAAAACAATATCAAAAACATGACGAAAAGCATTTATTGGATTGAATGGCTACTTGGATTTGAAACATTATCAAAAAAAGAAAATAATTTAGTGTTTTTTGGTGCAAGAAGAACATATAGTGTCGCTCCACAGTTTCAAAAAGATATTGTTTGGATTATATGGGATTTAATTATGGAAGAAGCCAAAAGTAGAAATAAAGGAATTGTTAAAATAATTAATGCTATAAATAAATTATTTTGTTTGCGTTATTCTAGTGGCGCTAAAAAAAAACGAAAATATTTAATATTTTATTGTGTTGCTTTGTTAACCGAATATGTCGACAACTCTGTTAAAATAATCAACAACTCTGAATTAATAGAACAAATTAAAAAGAAAATTAATGTAATTTACAAGCAAATAAAAGTAAATGAAATCACACCCAATACCGATTATTTATTTAATAACAGTTATAACTCGGGTAATTTAGAAAAAACAATAGAACGATTGGAAAAAATGAATAGTTTAACAAATTTAATTCCCAGAAGCTAAAAATAATATATTTATTTAGTATATAATGCCTTCATACAGACCAAGATATTTTCGAGCAATGCGCGCAGATGATGGAACCACGGGTGGAAACATGAAATCGGGAGTCCCTACGCGCGTCGGTAAAAGCCCATACATAATGCGTTTGATTGTTAGCAAAGCCGATGACAAATGCGGTTGTTAATTAAGCAAACACATAAAATTATTAACTTATTAATAAACCAACTTACAAATAACAAATATGGTGAAAGCACACCATATTTGTTATTAATATCATATTTGTTATAAGTTTATTTATTTTATATGACCTATTTGTATATGGAAAGCAATATTAGCGATACAATCACACCATCATTAACCGATAGTGAACCATTTAATCAACGCATGAGTGGCTCATCTGGAGGCAACGCTTGGTTTTATGTTAAAATTATATTTGCTGTTTTGTTTTTAGCACTGATGGGTCTTAATATTTTTACTTATTTATCCGACGGTACGGATATTTTTGGTAAATATTTAGGTATATCATTGTTGAGGGGAGCAGAAGGAACAAAGTCGTTGATTTCTACAACAAAACAAGGCGGAGATGTTGCTTTAGATGTAGCAGAAGGAACCGCATTACAAGTAATTAATTTACCCGAACAGCAAATAAAAAGACGCTTAAATAAATCGCAAAACAACCAATTTTATAGCAGTAAAGTAAGTGCTGTCGATACTGATATGGCAACTAGAAATAATGCATTTTGCTATATTGGAAGTGAAAATGGAAACCGTAGATGTGTTGAAACAAGCAAAGATGATGTGTGTGAGTCTGGTAAAGTATTTCCTACCATGGATGTATGCATCAATCCATATTTAAAAAATAACGAATAATTAACTAATAATTAACTAATAATTAACTAATAATTAACTAATAATTAACTAATAATTAACTTATTAAGATATAATTTATAATAAAAAGTATAAATTATAAAGGTATTATTTAATCAGGTTAAAACACCGTCTCCTTCATCATCGCTAAAATCACTATTATATTCAACATCATCGTTTAATAAATTATAATTATTGCTTTCCAAAGTGTATTGTGTACTACCTCCTGTAAACTTTTTTACTGTATTACATAAATATCCCAGTGGATTTTTAACATTATCATATACATTTTCAATAAAATCTATATGTTCTGCCATTTTTTGACAATCATCCTTAATATCGACCTGCAACAATTCTATCATTTTATCAACTTTACTATGTAAATCATTTACTGATTGTTGTAAATTATCTACTGTTTTACTTAAACTATCTACCTTTATATTTAAAGTATCGATTGGCTTATTATTTTCTATTTTGTTGTTTATTAACATACTAGCGATTGACATTATTTGATAAACAAGTATATTATTTTATATAATATATAACTCATCCATAGAAAAGACGCGATTCTATTTACCCATAATAATAATATGCTTTTTTCAAACATGTGTTGAAACATGTTATTTTGGGGAACAAAGTGGATTGCTATAATAGATATAACAAACAATATACTTTCATATATCCACTCATATGAACCACGGTAAACAAGTAAATTTAAAAATCCAGTAAATATAATTTTATCAAATAATTGACCTTCCATCATTGCCAATAATGACATGAATATTAAAATAGTAGGGGTAAGGTTTACTTTTAATAAAATAAAAAACATCAATATCAAAAAAGTTTTATGAACACCATAAATACTCCATGATTCCTTATCAAAAAAACGAAACGAAATATTCATAAATATATATATTTGTGAATATTTAAATCAATTATATGGTTTTATTTTTCATGTTTAATTTCTATTTTCATAGTTGGGTAAATACCAACGCATAGAAAGGTATGGAGGATTTGTAGCTAAAGCATCGTCACCGGCCGATTGAAGATTGGGTCCTTGTTTTACAATATTTCCAACTTCAATACCTGTAATTGCACGACTAAAATAGCGAAGATTTGATATTAACCCACTAAATCCACCTTGCGATGACACATATACATTACCATAATTTTGCTTTGGTGGAGAACCTTCAAATATATGTCTATGAACAATATTATTGTTAATATAAATGTCCAGGTGCTTATGTTTAACGCGGATTGTTAAATTTAACCATTTTTGAATAGGAATGTTAGGAATTGAGATGTCTGCTCCTCTAGGATTATCAAATGTGCTCATTAAAATTCTTAATTCAGCTTGGTCGTTGTTTTTGCGAACATATACACCTGGTCCATTATTTATAATATTATCAATGTTATCAGGTGTGGCATTTTTATCTCCCTTGTGAAATATGTTTTGATACTTGTCATCGACCGTCTCTAAAAACAACCAAGTATTCCAAGTAAATTCAACACCTCCATCTTCGTTTTTAGATCGCATTAATGTAATTGATTCATCAAACTTTGTGTTTTGTAGTATCATTGACGGTTGATTACCTCTTTTCATACCTTTAATTAAAAATGGATCAGGGGAAGGAGAATATATGCGTTGAAGTAATGTGGTGCCTAATCTTAAAACAAAAGTAAATAATATTAAAATCATAAGTAAAAAAGCGATTTTCGCTATGGCTGAATTAGATTCTAGAAAATCAGCGGTTCCAGATACATATCTATTATTTCTAAATGAATCAAATAAATCATCGGTTGTTTGTTTTAAATTTCCAGTAACCGATGTAAAGGTTTGCGCAACCGCTTCTCCTGTATTTTGTGCGGCGTCTCTAGCTCGTTCCATTTGTTGGCCTATATTTATATTTTGCATTGGGTTTGGAGGATTCGTATTCATATTTATATAGTATTATAAGAAATAAAGATAATAATAAATTAATACAAAGTAGACATTGCCATTAAGCCACCTATTATCGCTAAATTTTTATCAAATATTAGTTTCATTAAACCTTCCTTGCTGTGATATAAAAGTGTTGCCAAAATAGTAAAAATAATTAAAGAATAAATAGCAATACGAGCAGCATTAAATAATACTGGAACAAAATTAGATAATATTAATATCAATGGCGCTACAATTTCGATTATAATAACTAATAAAATTGCTAATTCATAAAATTTATTTGGCAATGTTTTTACAGGAAACATTTCTTTTAATCCTTTAACAGTTCGTGTGAAGTTGTTGATTTTACTAAAACCCGCCTTCACATAAATTAAACTAATTAAAATCGTCGATATTAATAGCCACATTAATTATATAAATTAATTATAAATTAATTATAAAATTATCATAGAAAGCAAACTACTACTTATAAAATGAAACTACTTTTTTCTTGATTGTCTTGCATAAAAGCAAATTTTAGTTTAAAACGGTTGAAAAAACTTCCAATTCCACCTTGACCATAGCCTTCTTTATACATTTGGTATGCTTCTCGGGTATTTACTGCTCCGGCTTGATATAATACCTTCGATAAATATCCAGCAAACCCTTTTGTTGTTGTTGGTGTTGTTGCAGTTGTTTCTTCTATTTTTCCCGTTAAAGTAATAGGTGCATCTGCATCCGGTTTATGTGCGGTGCCATCCATTATACTTGTTTTAACTAATTTACCATCAATGTAAATGTCAATAGTTGAACCAGATTTAGTCATGATAACATGACTCCATTTTTGCAATGGGATATTTTGAACCACAATTTCATGATGACGAATTACACACTTGCTACTCGGAACATCAAAATCCATATTCTTCTTACCGCACTCTTCTTCTGATGGAGCGGTTACTGGTGCACCAGGTTTTGATATTTTAAAATGAATATCATTTTGATTTTCTCCTAAATATATTTGCGGAAAATAATATACACCTTGGGCGGTCTGCGAATATTTACGCTCTAATATCATCTTTTTTTCGCCATAGTTTTGATTATAATCATTTATGTAAATCCAAAAACTATAAGTATAGTCGGTGCTTCCACTTCCATATAAACTGGTGTGTTGTATAGTGTCTTCATTGTCTAATGCGCTATGCATTTTAACCAAACTACTTTTACTTTTATCTGAAAATACCGTTGTGTAAAATATATATAATATTACTAGTATAACTGCTCCAAAAATGATTTTTTTGATGTCCATAATATAATTAATAGTTAGAAAATTATAATTAATAGTTGTAATTTATAATTAATAGTTGTAATTTATAATTAATAGTTGTAATTTATAATTAATAGTTGTAATTTATAATTAATAGTTGTAAATTATAATTAATAGTTGTAAATTTAATATTTTAGCAAATCACCTATAACGGGTGGGTTTTTATTTTTTAATAAATTGTAATTTGTTAATATTTTATGTTTTGTTAAATAGTTTTTATAGTAAACAATATTTGCTATACCACCACTTGAGCCACCATCTTCTCCTATATTTATTGATTTATACTCAAATTCTTCCATCACTCCTTGAAAACTATTCACAAGAGTACCGTTTACAAACAAATCATATGTTCCGTCTATAAAGTTTATTACAATATTGTTCCATTTTTGCATTTTTAAATTAGGCATAACGTATTCTTTGCTGGTTTTTGGATCACTTCCTAATTTTAATTTTAAAACACTATATGGATAATCATACTTAATTTTCGAGTCGTGTATGTTTATATATTTGATTAATTTACCTTCATCGTCTGTTTTAATAACATCTTGCAAATCGTAAATGTAGGTTCTATTTCCTAATTGTGTAACTTTAACAACTGTCGCATCGATTGCTTTTGGTTTCGCGCTTGTTGTTGTTGGTGGCATATATTTAACAACTGAATTTACAGGTATTTTTTTATATACCGGACAATAAAGTATTTGAGGTCGCCCATCAAAATCAATTACATTATTACATTCCTTAACACTGCCTAATTGCGCGTGCATAAATATCCAAAACGATAAACTATATGAATAATTAGGTTGATTGGCCACGTTGGTAAATAAATTAACAGATTCCATTGTGGTTGGTGTAGTAACGGTTTTTAAAGAAACGGGCGCCATTTTTAACACAATACCGTCTTTTATTTCTTTTATATCATAATCATCGCCTTCACCAGCCAAGCCCAAATCTTCTTCTGGAGCTATTTCTGTTTTAATAGTTTTTATTTTTTGTTCTAATTCTATGATTGCTTTCTGTGTAGTTTTTATATATTCAATGTGTTCGTCGCAATCAGTAGATGGATCATTAGTGCATAATTCTAGTTCTATTAAACGACTTTTTACAACTTCATTTGATTCATTTTCACTATACAACCTAAACAATTCTTCCCAAGTATCATTTACACCTTGTGCATTCATAAATTTAACATTTGGACGAGACGATCTTTTAAATAAACCTTTTTTTAAATTAAACACACTACTTGTTAGTCGTTCTTTTTCTTTACGATTCATTTCTAATATTTCGTTTAAGTCTTCGCTATTTGTTTTTTTATTACTTAAACTAAAGTAAAACCGTCGTTCTGTAAATGGAATTAAAAAATACAAAGCAATAATTGCGATTTCAATCAGTAATACAATATAAACAAAATAAGGAGTGTTTTTAATTTGCTGAGATATTGTATTTATAATAGGAACAACAATACATGGGATAATAAATATCAAATTAAATATCAAGTGGAATGGTTGAAATTGTTTTATTTTTTCGTAAAATTCACTATTTGTTATAAGTGCGTATGCTGCGAACATTATTCCTATCAATATAAATCCAAATACAAACGAAGATGAAGTTATAAATGCCTTATCACTTGATAATGTAATCAACGCAAATATTATAATTGCCAGTATAATTGACGATATAACTGCAGCAGTCTTAGAGTTGCTTTTAATTATCTCTAATATACTGTTGAGTTGGCTACCAAATGTGCTACTGTCACCAGTAAACTTTTCTGAATTTGTATATCGTATTCTAAAAAATATACCAACCAATACACTTAATATTCCTATTGTCCACATTGCGGGTGTATTCCATTCACTATACGGGTTATTTGCCATATTTACAATTGTGTAAATTAAAAATCCACCCACGGTTAAAGCAAAAAGTGCCATAACAGAAGTTAATCTATTAGTAGTGTGTAGTTTTTCACGAATCTTTCCTGGAATACTTTTTATTACAATTTCTAAAAAATTCCACACTCTTTGAATTGTTTCAAATAGTTTATTTTTTACTGTTGAAAAACCATATCTATATAAAAGAACAAGCAAAACAACGCCCGATATAACACCTACAATAATACCTGTAGTTTTTTTTTGTTGTAGTTTTTCTTCATTTTTCATCATTTCATTATATTTTTTATCATTATTACTAGACATTGTATTTATATATTTTATATATTATTTATATTAAATAATATATAAAATACCGGTTCACTGTAACTTATTCATCATACCTTTTTGTGCGTGGCATTTTCTACACACCGCCGCTAAATTACTTACATGATTTGAGCCACCATATTGTAAATCAACCTGGTGATCTACCTCAAATGTTGCATCTAATTGTTCTCCACAATATTGACACATCCAATTTTGCTGTGATGCTACATATTTTTTCTTAGTTTCACTTACACTGCGTTTATTAGTTCCAAACCCAGAGTTTATCATTCGCTTTTGTTGTGGTGTGCTTGTTAAATTTTCAATTATTTTATTGGAATTCGTTAAATCAAATATAGGGGTAATCATATCTCGTGTGTTATGATCGATTGGTAAATATCGAATTACATTGGAGCCGTGCAATAGTAATTTTTGTGAAGAAATCGGATATTTTTTAATAAAAACATACAAACTTAACCCAATAAACCCAATACTGGCAATTTTAAAATATTTTTTCTGTGTTAAAAACCATTTAGAATAAGCCCCATCATGATAAGTATCAACTATTAATAAAATGGTTAAAATAAAAACCCATTTTTCTATTCCCATTATATAAATATAAATATAAATATAAATATAAACATAACCATAAACATGAATCATAAACATGAATCATAAACATGAATCATAAACATGAATCATACCCAAAATTAATTAAATTAGAATAGTTTACTTTTTATACAAATAAGTAATCACGGCAATTACACTTAATACAACACCTATTTGTATCATTTTCTTTTTTAGTTTGTAATAATCTTTGTCTTGTTCTTTGGAAGGTTTATATTTATCATAATATTTTTCTAAAGCAGTTTGTAAATCGTCTGTTTTCATATTGTTTTGTTTGTATATTTTATTAAATATGTAGTTAACCCATTTCATAAACGACAATCTAGAATCTAAATAAGGTGTCACTGGATAATCATCTATTAATTTAATGAAATCGTTGCCAAATGGCTTCATTGGTATAAAAAGTGGTAAGTTTTGAATAAAATCATAATATTTTTTTTTCGCAACATCATTTGGATGATTTGGATAATTTAAAGCGATTGTCTGCATTGTAAAATGAATATAAGGCATCCATACTTCCTTATTAAAACTCATTTATATAGGAAATGATATAAAAATAATTTTATTTTTACATATAGAAGTTATGAATATAGTTAATAAAGTAAATGTAAATCAAATAAAAAATGTGTTTTGTACTAATTGTGGAAAAATGGGACATCATTTCAGATCGTGTAAAAAACCAATCACTAGTTCTGGGATTATTTGTTTTAGAAAGCGCAATCATAAAATAGAATATTTATTAATTTGTAGAAAGGATACATTGGGGTATATTGAATTTATGAGAGGAAAGTATCCCATGTATTTTAAATCATATATCATTAATTTAATTGATGAAATGACAATACAGGAAAAAAACAATTTATTAACTAAATCATTTGACGAATTATGGTATGAGTTATGGGGTGATTTTGTAAATTCAAAATATTCAACAGAAGGTAAGATTTCCAAATCAAAATTTAATCATATCATGGATGGTGTTAATAACTATGATTCGGAATATTATAAACTACGACAATTAATTGAAAAAAGCACAACTACATGGACTGAACCAGAATGGGGATTTCCAAAGGGAAGGCGGGAATATCATGAATCGGATGTAGATTGTGGTAAACGAGAATTTGAAGAAGAAACAGGTATATCACATACAAAAATAGACATAATACTAAATGTAATTCCATACGAAGAAACATTTATGGGTTCAAATTACAAGTCGTATAAACATAAGTATTATTTAGCTTATATGAAAGATTTTGATAATTCGCATAATTTTCAGAAAACTGAAATTAGTAATATGAAGTGGATGACTTATGAAAAAGCTTTAAAACATATACGACCGTATAATAGTGAATTAATTGATATTTTTAAAAAGGTAAATGAGGTGTTAACAGAACACTACGATGATGTATAATATATTATGGTTGCGACATAATATGTTATGATTTTAATAGTTTAATCTAATATTATATTATATTAATAATGGAAGAAAATCTATATCCACATATTGAGTCAGGTGACTTTAATAAAAAAATAACATTAAAGCGTGAATTTTCAACTACAAAAATAAACGGATATTCCAAAGAAGATTATAAAAATATAGAAGCAATCTCTGATAAATTATGTGCAGCAACTGATTTTGAATTATCCAATCATCAACAGTTTGTAAGAAACTTTTTATCATTTGAAACACCATACAATAGTTTGCTTTTATATCATGGATTAGGAACCGGTAAAACATGTTCTTCTATTTCAATATGCGAGGAAACTAGAAAATATATGAAATTAATGGGATATAATAAAAAAATCGTTATTATAGCAAGTCCAGTCGTCCAAGAAAATTATAAATTACAGTTGTTTGATCCTAGAAAGCTGGAAAAAATAGATGGGTATTGGAATATTAAGGCATGCACTGGCAATAAGTTTATAGAAGAAATAAACCCTATGTTTACTAAAAACATTCCTCGTGAAAAAGTGATTAAGCAAATTAATAAAATTATAAAAAATTGGTACCAGTTTATGGGCTATGAAAAGTTTTCAAATTACATTACAAATATTATAAAAAAAGCAGCAATACGGTTAACAGACAAAGATTTAACGGATAAATCAAAGATTGAAATTATTGAAAGTGAATTTTCCAATCGTGTTATAGTAATTGATGAAGTTCATAACATTAGAACCGGCGATATTATGAAACGAACATCCGAGCATTTTTTAAATTTAGTTAAATACGCGAAAAATACCAAACTTATATTATTGACTGCTACACCTATGTATAATGATCATCGAGAGATTGTGTGGTTGTTAAATTTAATGAATTTAAACGATGGTCGGTATATGTTAAAAGAAAAGGATTTGTTTGATAAAAAAGGCAACTTACGCGTCGATAAATCTGGTAAAGAAGTAGGCAAAGAGTTATTAATACAAAAAAGCACGGGATATTTTAGTTATGTAAAGGGAAACAATCCATTCATGTTTCCTTTCCACATTTTACCGGAAACAAGTGGGAGAGATGAATCATTGAAAATATTAAGCAAAAATAAAAGTTGGTCTTATCCATCTCATCAAATAAATGATTTAAAGATAGATATTCCTATACAACATTTAGATTTGTTTATTACAAACATTGGAGGAACAATACAAGAAAAAGCATATAATGTTCTTATTGAAAAATTAAAATCGGATAATCCTATTTTAAAAAAGAAAAATGAAGGAATACAGTATACTATTATTGATGGACCGTTGCAAATACTAAACATGGTTTATCCAACTGAAGCACTGGAAGGTGTTTCTAAAATTACAGCTGCCTCTATTGAAAAAATGTATGGAAGTGATGGATTGATGCGATTAATGAAACGAGGAAAAAGTAAAAAAGATTATCAATATCGAGATGCTACGCTAAGTCAGTTTGGTAGAATATTTTCAGAAGAAAAAATTAAAACTTATAGTAAAAAAATACACACAATTTTATCTGAAGTAAAGAAATCGAAAGGAATTGTGATGATTTATTCACAGTTTATAGAAGGTGGTTGTGTTCCTTTGGCATTGGCACTTGAAGAAATTGGCTTTGATCGTTCAAGTGGTAATAATTTGTTTAAAACCAAACCATCTACTAAACGATTAAAGTTTAAACATCGCAACGGTAAGGGGTTTTTTGGAAAATACGCAATGATAACGGGCGACCCAACTATCTCTCCCAATAATAAATTGGAACTTAATCAAGTTACCGGTCGCAATAACAAATATGGACAAGAAGTAAAAGTAGTCATTATTTCAAGAGCAGGTTCAGAAGGATTGGATTTTAAAAATATAAGACAAATGCATTTAATGGAACCATGGTATAATTTAAATAGAACAAACCAAACAATTGGACGTGCGGTGCGTAATTTAAGTCATTGTGCGCTACCTTTTAATGAAAGAAATGTAGAAATATTTTTGTATGGAACGCAACTTAACGATGAAAACAAAACAGAGGCGATAGATATGTATATGTATCGTCTAGCAGAAAGAAAGGCAATGAAAATAAATGAAATAGCAGAAATCCTTAAGCAAAACGCAATAGACTGTGTGTTAAACAAGCAACAATTAAATCAGTATGAAAACAATGTTGAAATAGAATTATCAAGTGGAACAACAATTAAAGATTTTGATGTTAGGGCAAAAGACTATAGTTTTGCGTGTGAAGTAGGTAAATGTAATTATACTTGTTTGTTAGATAACGATGGTGAATTTAATGAATCGGCATCAGATAAATCAACATACAACGATTATTTTATAGTGTTAAATTTAGATGTCTTGCTTAAGAAAATACGCTTTATTTTTTCAAACAATTATGTATTGCATAAACGACAATTGTTTTTGTTAATTAATCAATACAAAAAGTATTCAGATGAGGAAATTTATATTGCGCTTGACATGCTTATTAATAATGAAAACGAATTCATTAAAGACCTTCTTGGAAGACAAGGTAAATTGGTAAATATTGGTGATTATTATATGTATCAACCAATTGAATTGTATAATAAGCAAATATCGTTATTTAATAGAAAAACACCGGTTGAATATGAAAATGATAAAATTACGATGAGCATACCTAAAATGGTATATAAAAAAAAGGAAAATGATACTTCAATATTAGAAGAGATTGAGAAAATATATGATTTTTTAACGGATGCTGATTTATCGACACCACCTTTAAACAAAATAGAAATGCAAGGATATAAAAAGGTAATCTCTAGTATAAACAAACAATTAGGTATTGATAAAAAATATATGATTAGGTATGTTATATATCATTACATAGAAGAATTACCGTATCAATCTAAAAAAAGAATATTAAAATCATACAACTCGATAAGTAATGTTGAAGTTAAAAATATAATTAATAACTATTTTGACAGATATAGTATTGGTAAAAAAGATGATAAATATGTTTTAGCAATTCCAAATGAAACAAATACATTAAGAAGCTACAGTTTTTATGTAGAGCAGAAAAAAGATAAATGGGTTGAAAATACAACAGAAATCACCGCATTAACCAAGCTTTTGATCAAAAGGTATAAGGTTGTTGATTGGAAAAGTAAATGGGTTATTCCAGGTAAAGAAAAAAACATTCATTTTTACAATAAATTTAAAAACGGGCGTGTGGTTAGTAAAATAAAAGAATTGGGAGAGAAAACAAAAAGTACTGGAAAACAATGTAGTGTGGGCCAAGAAAAATCAAAATTGCAGAAAATTATGGAACAATTAGAAGCCATTTTAACGGAATATTTAAACAAAGAAAGTAGTAAAGAAAAAATAACAAAGAAAGATGATAAAAAATATACGGCAAAAGATATTTGTAATACAATAATGATGTATTCATATCATTTAACATATAAATACGGTGAAAAATACAACTATACTTTACTGGAAAGTATTTTATATGATGTATCGTTGCTCCCCAGTTTACCAGATGAAAAATCCGGTAAATTAGACAAAGATGGTAATACCGCCTTTTTGATTAATGTCACTAATTAATTAATTCAATTAATAAATTGAATTAATAATATTATTACAGTATTAATATAAAAATTTGTATTGATACTATATAATGAATCCTTCAAAAACAATAAAAAAAGGCTCGATTTATATTAAAGCAATCTTGGTAAGAAAGATACATGTCGATTTTAAACACATAAATAGTTATTTAAAAGATCATATACTTACTTTGTTGAAAGAAGAATACGAAGGTAAATGTTGTAAAGAAGGTTATATTAAAACAAATTCAATAAGTATTATATCACATAGTTCCGGCAATATACAAGGTAATACAATTGTATTTGATGTATCGTTTGAATGTTTAGTATGTCATCCAGTAGAAAACATGAAAATAAAATGTGCTGTAAAAAATGTTACGCGAGCCGGTATTCGATGTGTTTACTATAAAGAAGATGAAACTCCGCTAGTAATGTTTATTGCTAGAGAAAATAATTTAAAAAATGAAGAGTTTAATAAGGTAAAAGAAGGAGATACCATAGTGGCAAAGGTTATTGGTATACGATATAAATTAAATGATGAAAATATATCTATAATTGGTGAATTGCATGGAACTAAAAAAAATAAGCGGACGCATACAAAAAAAAATGTAAAATAATTAAAACACACGGTAAATCGTTAACCCGGCTGTATATCGTTAAAAGACGTCATCACAAATAATTGTAAATATTAAAATAATATAAACATTTTTTTACTTTTAAGATTATATGATTAGTATGAATATTGCAGAAACGGCTACACCCGCGCCAATTGAAAATGTAAAGTATTCGGTGGAAAAACTAAAACAATTAAAAAAGGTTATTGATACTAAAAGTTCAGAGCATCATGAAAAAATATTGGAAATAATTATTAAACATGACATTAATTTTTCAGAAAATAACAACGGTATTTTTTTATCTTTAAATAAATTACCCAATCGTGTGGTAGATGAGATTGAAAAATATTTAAAATACATAGATGAACAAGAGAAAATATTATCTACGATTGAAACCGCACAAGAAGGGTTTGAAAAGGAATATTTTAACAAAACAACATAAACCCATTTCAATATATAATTTATCACGACATGCCATCAAACACACGCTTCCATAAGAAATACAATTCAAATCAGTACAATTCAAATCAGCACAATTCAAATCAGCACAATTCAAATCAGCACAATTCAAATCAGCACAATTCACATAAGCGCGACCAGAATAGAACGCAGCATCACAATACGAATTTAACATCGCAACACGATATAGAAGATTTATTGATGAAACTTAATAAATATTCGCTAACAAATAAAAATATAATTGATAATGTATGTATTGTGGAGACTCCGCCGCGTGTAAACCAGCCAGAACCTGATGTCATAATAACAAAAAGAAAAGCTGATTATTATTATCCACCATTGGAATGTAAAGATACTTTGTTTTGGTGCTGGATTTCACATCATTATGGTGTTCAAGAGTATGAAATCAATAAAAATAATTTATATAACTATGAAATTAATAGAAAGTTTGAATATGTTAGTTGTATCAGAAACAATAAATTATTACTTAAGTCATTGAAATTAAATAGAACTAAGTTAGAGGAGTGTTTGTTAGATGATGATGGAATTGGACTTGGTTTGTTTGTTTTTATTTGTTTGGTGCATAAATACAATGTTATTTACATTGACAACTATATGTATTATGAATATATCGATGATTTCAATACAGAATATATTATGATTAATAAAAGAAATAATAAGTATGGGCTATATGTTAAAGAAAAGATAACCAAAGATAACATAGAATCATTTAAAAAAAATAAATGGGTCATCGAATCTATCACTAAACCGTTACGGGCGGTTGGTAGTTATAAAGTAGGGGAAATAAAAGAAATATGTAAGTTGATGAATATTGATACAATGAAAAATGAAACGAAAAGTTATACGAAAAACGAATTATATGAAAAAATTAAACAACACGTTATGTAGTTGTATGGTTGTATATTTGTATATTTGTATGGGTGTATGGTTGTATGGTTGTATATTTGTATGGTTATGTGAGTATGTAAAATTGATATGATAAATTTATTATTATTATTTTAATAACAAATTTATATTAAAATTTATATATATTTTATATATATTAATGAGCGAACCAACCTTTTCAACCAGTTTCACTGAATATTTAAAAAAGTATACACTATCAAAAGATCAAACAGATGAGTTAGAATTGCGTTTTGGAACAAATCGCTCAAATAAAATTACGCGCACACATTTTGATAATGTTATAAAAAAACTTAAATTAAATAATTATGCATGTCAATTTCCCAATGGCCAATATCATTTAAATATACAAAATGAATTTTTAGATGAACAAACCGGTCTACTTCGGACGTCCAATATTAGAACTGAAATAAAAGGATTAATGAATATCAAAAAATATTGTTTAAAAAATGTGTTTAATTTAGAGATACCGGAACCTTACATAACTTTTATACAAAAAAAAGCAAAACAAACGACTGGTGGTGAAAGAGTTACTCCGCTAGACAGTATGGATTTTGAATTTCGTGTAAATTACAAAACAGAAACAAAAATGACTTATTCACATCCTTTAGTTAGACGAATGTTAGATACTTGGAACAGCACAAAAAAAACATACCGATTGATAAAACGATTTACATTTGAAAAACAAGGAATCGGTAATCCACTTAAATTTGACTTAAGTATCGTTAAAACTTCAAAATGGGATTATAGAAATAGAAAATACATACCTGAATCTACAATACAAAAATCCCATGTCTTTAAAAACGAAGAACAATATGAAATCGAAATCGAATTAGTAAACCCATATGCCAAATCAATGACGCATTTAGACTTAAAAAAACAGTTAAATAGTGTTATAAAACTGGTTTTATCTGGATTACAACAAACCAATTTCCCGATCTCTTATACGGAACAAAAAGCCGTTTTATATAATTTCGTAAAAATGACCGGTAATAGTAAAAACGAGTCGTTGTTTGCAAATGATAATAGAGGTCATAAAATGAGAAAAAATAGAAAAAATTTCATAGGTCCTTCTTCAATAACATTGGAAATGGAAAACGCAGCACCAAACATAACCGATTTAAACATTCCTAATATCCATACCCCTTATACGGTAACGGATAAGGCGGATGGTATCAGAAAACTGTTGTATATTGGGCAAAAAGGAAAAATATATATGATTGACATCAATATGAATATTCAATTTACAGGGTTATTAACAAAAGATAATGCGTATTACAATAGTGTATTGGATGGCGAACATGTTGTGCATGATAAACATGGACACTTCTTAAATTTGTATATGTGTTTTGATATTTACTTTAAAAATAAAGAAGATGTAAGGTATTATCCACTTGAATACATAGATAATCTTATATTTGATGATACGAAATATGATAAAGGAATTTCAAGATTAAGGTTATTAAAAGAGGTTGTAAAAAAAATGGATATATTGTCAATTATAAAAGACAAAACGCCGTCTATGAAAATAAAAGCAAAAACCTTTTATTCAAATATTTATGATAAAAACAAATCCATAAGTATATTTCAATCATGTAAAAAGTTGTTATTGGGTATGGAAAATGGAACTATGTTTGAGTATGAAACAGACGGTCTTATATTTACTCCAATTGATAAATCAGTTGGCAGCAGTAAGTTAGGAGTATTAGAGCACAAAAAAACATGGAAACATAGTTTTAAATGGAAACCACCTGAATTCAATACCGTTGATTTCTTGGTTATTACCAAAAAAACAGAAACAGGTAAAGACAACATAAATCATTTGTTTCAAGATGGAAATAATATGACTTCTGGCACAAGTATAATGCAATATAAAACAATCGAATTAAGAGTTGGGTTTAATATTAGTCAGCATGGGTTTGTAAATCCATGTCAAGATGTAATCGATGGTAATTATCCAGAACCAATTCGGTATGATGAAGAAACTTATAAGCCAGTTCCATTCTTTCCTACAGAACCCAGTCCGGATTTCGATGTTCACTTATGTAATATACCACTTGTTAGTGGAGAAATGTTTATTGAAGATAAAAGCGAAACATTTGAAGACAAAACCATAGTAGAATTTAAATATGTGAAAGAAAATGATAAGTATGCTCAATGGGTGCCTATTCGAGTTAGACACGATAAAACAGCAGATTATCGAAGCGGTAATCCTAATTATGGAAACGCATATCATGTAGCGAATGGCGTATGGAAATCCATTCATAATCCTATTACGCAGAAAATGATGAGTGGTGAAGGAGAATTTGATTTGGAAAATAATGAAGTGTATTATAAACAAACCAATAAAACAACTACCACACAAGGTTTGCGTGATTTTCACAATAAATATGTAAAATACTTGTTATTAACAAATGCTTGTAAAAACAAAGAAACGCTTATTGATATGTCGGTTGGTAGAGGTGGTGATTTATATAAATGGCATCAAGGCAATTTAAACTTTGTGTTAGGTATTGATTTGTCGAAGATGAATCTAGAAAATAGAAAAGATGGTGCTTGTGCCCGATATTTAACATATAAAGGCAAGTATAAAAATGCACCGACATGTTTGTTTATTAATGGCAATAGTGGTATGAACTTGCGCAATGGAGATGGTGTGATAGACGCAAAAAGTAAATTATTAATGAAGGCAGTTGTAGGACAAGGTAGTAAAGATCAAGGTATATTGGGTAAAGTAGCATATCAAAACCACGGTATTGGTCGTGATGGATTTGATATAGTATCTAATATGTTTTCAACCCATTACTTCTTTGAAAATATTGAAATATTAAATGAGTATCTTAGAAATATATCTGAAAATTGTAAGATAAACGGGTATTTCGTAGGAACTTGTTATGATGGTAGAAAAGTATTTAATATGTTACAAGGTAAATCCTATCAAGAAAGCGAGTTTATAGTTGAAGAAGGTGAAAAAGTATGGGAAATAAAAAAAATGTATGCCAATGAAACTTTTCCATCCGATATGAATGGCGTTGGATTAAGAGTCGATGTATATCAAGAATCCATTAATAAAATGTTTCCAGAATATCTGGTGAACTTTGATTATTTTAAAGAAGTATTACAATTATATGGATTTGAAGTAATTGGACCTACAGAATGTAAAGAATTTGGTGTATTTACTGGTATTGACTCGTTTCAACGGTTATTTGCTAAAATGCAAAATCATGTAGATAAAAAAAAGTTGCATGTTAAAAAAATAGGTACAGCACTAGAAATGAGTGATTATGAAAAAAAGGTATCGTTCTTAAACAATTACTTTATATTTAAAAAGGTGCGAAATGTAGATGCTAGTAATGTATTTAAAATACAAATGGAAAAGGCAAATGATGTATCTATACAAAGTCAGCAAAAATTAAGAAAAATGAAGGCAGAATTAAAGGTAGTTAAGCGCGGGGTGGTAAAGCTCAAACGCAAGATAAAATTAAAATAATTAACAACAAATTATTAATAAATTATTAATATAACATACACATAATATAATCTCATTTTTATATTAAAAATATTGTAAAGAATATAAAATAAGATAAAAAATATAAAATAAGATAAAATAAGATAAAAAATATAAAATAAGATAAAATAAGATAAAATAAGATAAAATAAGATAAAATAAGATAAAATAAGATAAAATAAGATAAAAAATATAAAATAAGATAAACTAATATAAAATTACACTAATAAATAATATAGAATACATATATGTTATATTATTTATTACCCGATTGTAACCACATTTTAAAGTCCAGTGATATTAAGATAAAATTTATAAATAGTGCTGAAAATAATGAAACATCATTTCCCATTTATTTAAGCAAGTCGTTACATAAATATTTAAATAATTCAAAAAAACTAATTGATGACAATTATAAAGATTGGGACATTATGAAACGATATACAAATCCATATGAATTTATACATAGTTCTTTACCATTTGCAAATTATTCAGTTGCCAAGGAAAAGCCTGTATCTCGTGCGTTTTATAAATTAATCGAGATATACAAACATTTTAATATATTAAGTAGCTATAATAGTTTAAAAAGTTTTCATTTGGCAGAAGGTCCGGGTGGATTTATTGAAGCAACCGCATATATGCGACGAAATCCATGTGATACATATTATGGCACTACATTAATAAATGACGGAGACCATAATATACCCGGTTGGAAAAAAAGCGAACACTTATTTAAAAAATATAAAAATATTGTAATTGAAAACGGCGCTACCAATACAGGTAATTTATATAGTGTTGCAAATTATAAATACATGGCGGAAATGTATAAAAACGATATGAATATAATTACTGGAGATGGTGGGTTTGATTTTTCAGGTGATTTCAACAAACAAGAAAACAACGCGTTCCGTCTTCTTTTTACACAAGTTGCGTATGCGATAGTTATGCAGAAATATAACGGTGTGTTTATTTTGAAAATCTTCGACATATTTCTTAAAAGCACATCTCAATTAATATACTTATTGAATTGCTTTTATAAAAAGGTGTATATAGTTAAACCAAATACAAGTCGTCATGCTAATAGTGAGAAATATTTGGTATGTAAATATTTTAAATTTAGTGATACATCTTCTATATACAATCGATTTCATGATATACTGCATGTATTAGATACCATTGATTTTGATAAATATGAAATAACAAATATATTAAATGTTGAGTTAAATACATATTATATTAGTAAGTTAAATGAAATAAACACAATATTTACTCAACAGCAAATCGACAACATTTTAAATACTATTAAACTGATTTATTACAAGGATAAATCAAAAGACAAGGTGGAAATTATGAAAAATCACAATATAAAAAAATGTATGACATGGTGTATTGAACATAGAATACCATATAATAATAACTACGCATATACTAACATTTTTTTAACAAATAAAAGCTGAAAATAATAATATTAAATAGTAATTTACTAATAATATTATTAATGGAAAACATTACAAACCCTAACTTAAAATCGCATATTGAAATTATTCAACAGCAAAATATTTTGATTGAAAAGCTACTAACTAAAGTAGAACAATTAAAACATAGAGTAAGTGTTGTAAAAAAGGAAACTCAATATTATAAAAGTCAATGTAAAAGTGCTAGAAACGAATCCGAATTATATAAAAACTATTGTAAAAATGTAAATCATATAAAATGGAGTGATTAGTTAAACCATTCTACTAATTTTCTTGCGAATTCACCATCCGATGGGTAATGAATTCCCGCTTTAATTCTACAATAATCACATTGTAAAGCAATATCATATAATAACTGTGTTTTTTCTGGATATCTTTTTGAAAGTGTTTTTGCTAATAGTTGAGCTTGATATGCGTGTCCGGCTGGAAAAGCAGGTGTTTGTGCTGTATTTATATTTATAATATTTAAATCAGGGTTTAATTGATAGGGTCTTCTTCGATTGATAAGATATTTAAAAAATAATATGATATGAGTTTGTTTTGTTTCTATTATTGTAAGTTGTTCGCGAGTCTCCGGTACATGATGCACAAATGCTTCCACCACTGATTTATTTGTTTTATGAAAAAACGCAACATCGGTTGGTGTTCTATTCGCAACTGCTTTTTCTACTTCAAGCAATTCCATTTCATTATTTGGATAAAAAGGGAGAGATGGTAAATATGGATTATACCCATTAAATAACCCTATGTAAATAATGTATACTACCAGTATAAATAATGCCTTTTTAATGTGTTGTGTATTTATATTATTAAATAACTTCATTCTGTATGTTGTATTATATATTTTATATGTATTAATAAAATATATAAATTGACTAGTTTTTTATTTATGATTTTATTTATTACCACAAAATGCTAAATATTGTGATTATTTATGAACGCGATACGGTGCGTTTGGATCTACATAATTATTTAAAGGTACGATGTAATTATTATAGCGTCGTCTTAAATTGATGTTAGGTAAATTTTGCCCGGTTGTATTTGTATTTGTATTTGTATTTGTATTTGTAGTTTGTTGAGTTGGATGCGAATAAGATGACGTGCGATGTCTATAAACACTGTTGGGTAGATGTGTATGATTACTCGGTGTTGTTTTTTCTTGCAATGGTTCTATTTTTCTACATATAGGACACCTATTATCATGTGTCAACCATTTTAATATACAATTATTATGAAAGCAGTGGTCGCAATTTAATCGTTTTTTTTCTTGTGATATCATGTTTAAACAAATAGAACATTGATCGGGTGTATAAAAATAATTATATACCACATCTTCTTGATTTAATTGTTTTAGTTGGTGATTTTCGGGAGAGATAGGTGGGGATTGATAATTTGGCATTCCATTTTCCACCAACCCAGCACGTCTTGCCAGTCTTGACTGCGCTATTGACATCATTTTTATAACATCGATGTTTTTAAATACAAAATCTCCATACTCTCCCTTTGATGTTAATGAACCTTTACAGTAAGTATCGTCGTGCTCTGTAACTGTAAAGTAATAATTTCCATTGGGAATGACTTGTCCGTTTTCATCGCACATACTTTCAGAACAACTAATGGTTGTTTTAAATGATTTATCCTGTTTACTACCCGCTTGTTTATTTGTTTTACTTTGTAGCCCTTCCATTTCTATTTAACAAAAAAAAAGATAATAATCTTTGTATTTTAATGTATTAAACTAGTAATTACTTTCTCTCCCAAAACGGCTGTCGTACAAACTGAAACACTTTTGTCATCATACATTTGATGAAGTCATCTTTACATATATCTAAATGTTCGTCTACCATGTCTTCTAAATCATCTAAGTCGCAATCTTCGCTATTATTATAAGCCTCAATATGTTTATGTATGCGTTCATCTATTTCAGCCAAACACTTGTATACAAATAAGTCTATTTCCCCGTTTTCTATCATCGCAATTGAACTACTGGTGTTTTTCTTACGAGTTGGTTTGGCTTGTAAGTAAAACACTAAACTAAATAGTATTGGATAAATAAAGCAGCATCCATGATCGTCATATACTTGAAGATTTACACCTTGATAATTGTGCGCCGCGGTCGAATTATATTCAATTGTTTGATTTGTTATTTTGTTTTTATTACAATACATTTCAAACGACGAAATCAATTTTTTTACAATGATAAAATCAAGTGGTTCAGCAAGGGATGTTTCTTTAAACCCTCCCTTTACCTTTTTACTATGTGTTACAGTTAGTTCCAACGCGCCTCCATGTGAGTTAAAACATACCGCTTTATAGTGCTTCTTTTTCTTTGAATTTTGCGTGGTAGGCAGTAAAATCATCAAAATAGCATGGCTGGAATATTCTTTTTCTTCCGTACAATATGAATAGTTTTCAACATCTAACGAAACCGCGACAATTTTGTTTTCATCCATCGCGTCAGACACATAATCGTTGAAATTAGATGAATAGGCGCTTGTAGTTGTTTTTTTTCTTACTACTTCGTCTTCAATGTAATCTACTTCTAGTTTGTTCAAACTATGTTTTCTACCATATAACACGCTGTTGACATCGATTTTTAAGTTACATTGCAGAATATTGCTTTTTTTATCAAGCACACGAGCAATTTTGTGCGATTGAAAACAAAAGGCGGATTCGGTATCATCTGACGAGAACCCATAATCAAACGCATCGGCATACAATTTTTCAAAGGTTGTGGGGGTGTTTTTGATGTTTTTAAATGATAACATAATGTAGTTGCTTTGTTGTTAACTACAATAGACTTAATTTATTGCTTCAACATTGGTTGTGTTTTTAAATCAATTTATGAAGTATGAATCGCGAATCACAAATTACAAATCATAAATTGATTTAAAAGTTCAACCAATATCGAAGCAATACGAACCACACTCATCACACAGCGAATCTTAACCACAATTGATAATTCACCACTACTCACAACTACACCGAAACACTACTAAAATGCAAAACAAAGAGCCTATTGAAGTCCCCACCCACAAAGTATTGTGTCATAGCCCAGATGACATCCTTAAAACACTTGATAAATTTGGCGTTGCTGTAATCGCATTAGAATGTGATGACACACTCCTTCATGATGCGATTAAGGATACAAAGTTCTATAACACCGCCAACGCCATATTCAAAGACGAATTTAAGGTCGTCGAGCCGACGATGGAAGAAAAATTAAATCCTAAAACATACAAAAAGCGCAAGGCAGGCGACGATGCACAAGGCATGTTGCATCAATACGGCACGCCGATACACACCTTAATTCAAAACAATCCCACTTTCAGGAACACTATGAAAACACTATATGGCGACAACCTTAAATATTTGCCAAATCGACTAAGGAAATGCACGAAATTTAAAAACGAACCAAAAAGCCTTCATATTGAAGCACACGAACTGTTTAAGGTTGACGAAACTGGAAACATAAGCCTTATTCCAGGCGACATTGCAACTATCGTTGGATTAACAGGTATCAGGCGCTTTGGATTTTGGGATATGAGCGATGCCGACCTTAACCCGCTTAAGGAATATCATGAAAAGCACGGCGGATCTGAATTCACAATGATTGGACCCGAATATATGCACAAACATTACCCCAGAAGGCGACACATGATCAATATTGACTGCACCAAACAACCGCACATTATTATGTGGCGCGAATCAAATCCTCACGAAATCTCTCACTCTCCTAGTCTATCCATATTCTTAAGCCCGGTCAGTCAATTTAACAATACTAGAATCACAAAGGTGACATCCTATCAACCTGCTGAATATATAGGACTAACATATCACGAAAGCGACCTACTAGGACTATGTTATAACATGGGTGGATTTGAATGGCCTAGCGGTAAGAAATGCTACCAATTTTGCCATCACAGAGCATACAAACATTTTATACCTAAAATCAAGGCCGACTATACAGACGGATCCGGGAAATTTAAGATGAAACTCGTTAAAAACGGAACTATTGACCAACATACACCGGAATATCAGGCGAAATTACGCGAACTAGGAATCGCCCTTCCAAAAGTAGCATTTTATCCTACTACTCCCAAATTCGTTGTCGATATCACAAAATTGCCTATCCAAATTTTAAAAGACTACGGATTTATACCCGATGCAAACGATACAGCAACTACTACTAAAAGCAACCCTATTTCAGCGGGTCATCTACACTAAACACTATATAATTTACACACAGCGTTCCCGTTGATTTGGAACTTTTTTTACTTTATAACCTTATCACACACTGTTTTATTACCATTTATTTTAGTAAAACAGGTTACTGCGTTGGCAAGCTTCACAGGGGGTGCGTCGTTTGTTTGCAAACATTTAAAGTTTTCTTTACATCTAAAACTATAAAATCGCGACTGCATCGCCGTTGTATTATTGTATTTTAATCGCGCGATTCTAGATTTTTGACTAGTTGCGCCATATCGTTGATTTGTATGATTTGAAAACTTATAAACTAATTTAGAACATGGTTCGACATTATTATTACCTGTATCCGGTGGAGTAGATTGATATACATGTGATATATCAGTTGTGCCATATATAGTTGATGGTGTATTTTTTTCATATACTTTGGACCTTTTATACATAACATTGTAATGATTGAAAATAAAATTATGTTGTGCAACGCCATCTTTGTTTAAATAATTTTTAATGGTCGGGTCATAACAAAAACAAGATCCATCTCCAGAAGCGGCAGCGATTGGGTCTTTACTGACTTTTACATTTGGGTCGCAATTTCCACAATTTGATACCTTTCTAACATGATTATATGGCATCCTAAATGGAGTAGCATTACAATTTGTTCGTGTATTATTAATTGAACTATTATTTTGCACTATCTTGTTAGGATTTTCATTTTTAGGAGCATATTTATTATTAAAAATATTAATAGTTAGCATGATGTTTATATATAATAATACTTTATAAATTATAATTTAATAATTATAAATTATAATTTAATAGGCAACCATACATTACAATCGGTAACATCCTTTGTTATATGGATATGCACCTATCGAACGATGTTTTGCTTTGTATTGTGGACAATCCACATCTGTATTTTCATTATATCCTATAAACCTTTGTTTGTCTCCAACATATACACCTGCACATTTAGTAGGGTCGTTACTACAAGTATTTGCGTTACTAATTGTATCTAACTTTAATCGTTCCAATCTAGAACCACTTGTAACTGCGCCTTGTTGCGCGAACTTTTTATTATTTGGATTAAAATGTGTTTTATTACAGGTAGATTCACAATTTCCACTCGTGCTACTTGTTAATGTGTTACCATTAATGTATGACTTGTCTTTGGGCAATTTTTGATGATAGGTTGCGAATCTTTTGTTTTTTAAATGTTCACGATAAGAATATGAGTATGGATTATTGTTAGGTTGTTGTCCTGATTTAATAACTCCAACCCTCGTTCTACTTTTTGTAGGACATGCGTTTTGATATACTGAATCATTTGGAATTAAACTTATGGTCTCTACCTTGGATTTAGAAGTGGTCGAACAGCAAGATATGTCTTTATATTTTAACATTGTATATATTTAATATACACATTTTATTATTGCTGTAATAATCATATAATATTTCTATACTAATTCTACCTGAAATGTGTATTGCAAAACAAACACATTATAAAACAATAAACTATATTGTAGAAAATATTTCTAAATATAGTTTATATGAACCTAGTAATTATATTAATTGTATTTTTTATTTTTGTTATTATCAATCACATTTTAACAAATAATTTATTTCCTTTTGTAGAAAGAAAAATAGAAGCGATGACCTGTAATCCAAATCAACAATCTAAAAAAAGCGTATGTTTTAATCAAAAAATGAAGGAAAATCGTAAATCAGTAAGTGATATGGAATACACTACAAAAAAACTTTTGAAAAAAATATCTAATTTATTTAGTGTTAGTGAAGGTAATAGTAAAAGTATTAAAAAAACAGATACAAGTATAAGAAATATAAAAAATGCAAACGAAGGAAGAGGAATTGATAATAGTGAAGCATGTGCTAAACATCCAGAAGCATGTTAAAAATATTTTCCCTATATAAGATATATGTTAAACAATTATATAGTTTATTTATTAATATTTTTGTTATTACTTCTTTTGATAAGTAGGTTACTTGATATTTCAATATTTAAAATGTTATACCCAATACGCTCGAAAATACAAACTATAACAACAAAATTGCAAGAAGGTATGGAATGTAGTCAAGGTGAAAAAGATGAATTGTATAAACAAAAAATTAAAATAAGTAATTTAAAAAAGGAAAATGCAACAATCAAAAATAAGATTCGTGATTTAGAAACAACTATTAATGAAAATAAGAAAAAAAATAAAGAAAATGTAGAAAGTTTAAAACAAGTTTCCGATGCGGCTAAAGGAGATGTAGACAAGCAGCAATCAAAAGCAAATAATATAAATTTTTAAATAATTACAATTATACGATGTCTAATTGTTCGTCTTCATCTGATTCATAATTTCTCAACTCATATTCGTTGTCTAAATGTTCTATCATAAAAATAATATCATTATGTTGTTTAATTGATAATAAGTATATAAATGGCTCGAGTGGTATAAATAATATAGAAAAAATAGTGTAAAAAGTAAACCAACCATAAGAAATTCCTACAGTGTTTAATAAAATTATAAATTTAAATAAATACACCACAATACTAACGGTGCCTTTTCGTAAGTATTTAAAATACTCTTTTTTTCTATGCACTTTTTTGCAAACATAAATTAGATAACCAATAAACAAAAGTAATGATTGATTAAATAAAAGCAAATTATAACAGGTTTCGTAATTATTAATATCAATTATATCAGGAGGGTATGACATATAGTAAAATATAGAACTTTTGTCGTCCGCATATATTTTTATAAATGAATTATTAGTCATTTTATTATATTGAGCGACAGGATATATTAAACATAACGGTATTAAGTTTGTAGCTAATAATATAAATCCAATTTCCAAGTTTATAATTGAACTATATTCAGATGGATATAAATTACTATATTTATATCTATAACGACATTCCATGCATATATCATATGCTTGTTGATGAACGTTTCCATTTCTCCATTCATTTAAACATGTTTTATGAACATATTTACTGGTTCCTCTACACATACATGGATAAATAAAAGGATTATCATCTGTTTCTTCTTCAAAACATATTCTACATTCAATAATTTCGTCGTTGAATCCATTAATTATACTAATATTATTGTTATTTGCGACAATTCTATCGCTGTTGTTTTCAATATCATTTATTATTTCATTTACTATTTCGTTGATTTCTATTTCGTTGATTTCTATTTCGTTGATTTCTATTTCGTTGTTATTTAACTTATGATATTTATTTGTAAAATTGTGTTTGTTATTATTCATTAATTAAACTAGTAATATAATTTTATATTGTTATTATATAAATGAGATTACAAACAAATAAATATAATAAAAAAAAGGAAGGTTTTATAGGAAATGTTGTTAAAGAAGAGCAAGATAATTTAAAAAAAGATTCCAATAAATCAGATATAACTTTATTAGGAAAAGACTTTAATTATGCTGGAAAGATAAAAACACCAGGTGAATTAGGCGTTACTTCTGGCGCCAGTATGTCCGCTTTAACATATGATATTGCTGGTCTTATAGAATACACAAAAGTTCTTGTATCCGGACAAGGTAGAGCAGTTAAAGGTAAATTGGGAAATCAATATTTCTTAAAAACATTAGCTAAATGTAAATTAGATGGGAGAGATGTTGATAGATATCTTTACATTAATAATGTGCCAACCGGTAATGTTTCATTTGGGGGGACTTCTTTAACAGGTGGTAAAAGTTCGTTAAAAGGACTAGTGCCTGGTATGATGGAAGGAATCGGTAAAATAGATCCACTTGCAATGTTTAATGCGTTTTCAGAAGGAACTCCTCAATGTATTAAATGCCCTACATCTATTTGCCCTGTTACAGAAGGCGGATCTAATAAACCTATTTCAAAAAGTGAATATGAAAAAATAAAAAAAATGCGAGAATCGTTTGAAAATATTGACGCATTTAAAAAAATAAAGCAAAGTGAAGATAGTATAACTAAATATATAATGAATAATAAAATAGATTTATCGTATTCGATTTCTATATCACTATTGGCCTCTTATGTCGCATATCGTCTCATTAGGAAATAACATATCACTGCGATGTATTAATATAACTGCAGATACATAAAATGTAGTTCCTATAATTAAATGAAAATAAACATCTGGTTTATAATCAATCTTTAAAAGGTCCAATAACAACTGATGAGGGGAATGCTTGCTTACAGGTAGTAATCCCCAAAATATGGCATTTAATATTAAAATAGATGCCGCCACAATAATTAACATGTATTATTTTAATAATATATGTTAATTTTATTATTTAAACGACGTGTATGTGTATGTGTGTTATAATGGTATAATTATAACATATTATAGAATATTATACACTTTTGTGAAGTTGCAGTGCTACTAATCCACCCGCGACTTGAGCAATAATATATGGCATTAAATCTTCTTGTGATAGTTTTCCAATTAAATACATTGCAAATGATACCGCTGGGTTTACATGTCCACCCGATATACCGCCAATAACCATAATAATAAGAGCAAGAGCAAGACCGATTGCGATTGGTTGACCTGTTGCTAAAATAACAAACACTAAACTAAGAGTTCCTAGAAATTCTGCAATAAATTTATTCATATATATAATATCAATATATTTATTATATATTTTATCTATTAGTCATAACCAGTTGATGTTATAAGTTTGTTGTATTTATTTCTGTTTTACAGATAGTCCGCTAAATGTCATATTGAAATAAGTGCGTTGGCTACTGTCACCACTATTGGAACCGACATTTTGAATATTGCTACCCGTCTTGTGACCAAATAAAGTTGAGGTTTTACTTTCTGCATCTACATATTGTCCAATTCTTCTTTGAACGTGTTTCATCATTGCTACTCGACTTGAACCATCGTTAGTGGGTCCTTTAGTTGTATACGAATTAATTACCTTGCTAAGTTGACTCATTATATACTATAATAATATATAAAAAGAATGAGAAAAAGAATGAGAAAAAGAATGAGAAAAAGAATGAGAAAAAGAATGAGAAAAAGAATGAGAATACACGCAATAAATATAATAATTATAATGAAGTTATGTTAATGGTTTTTGTCTAAATTATCCAAATGTAGATTCGCCACAATATTTTATATATAAAAATCCGTCTACATCTTTTGATTGACAATATACTTGTCCGATAGTTAAACTACTTGGAACTAGATCGCCGTCTCCCACAAACAAATAAATGGATTTGTCTGGACTGAGTTGTATTCTTTTTCTAATTATATACATAAATTCAGCCATCGTCAACTCATCAGGTACTAAATACTTGGTTCTGTCTATATCTGGAATATCTTTTTGATATTTTTTCTTTTCTACTATAATCGGCTTTTTTGTTTTATATTTACCCATAATTCGATGCGATTCTTCGAATCTTTTATTAAATGAATGTCTATCTTTAAAATAATTTCTTTGCATATCTAATAAATAGAAATAAAAAATTTCTAAATAGGTTATACTGTTGATTAAAAATAGAAATTTGTTATTTTATAGTTTGTTTGTTATTTATTGTATTACTTATTCAGCAATAAGTCTTGGTGCGATGTTCATCGTTATCAACTCTTGAAACAATAATTTACAAGAATATGGCAATAGTACCCTTTTAAAATCCACTTTATTTTCACAAGTATTACAATTAAATATGTTTTTATCTTTATTAAACACAGCAATCAATCCACACTTGTTGCAAATATGAACTTGAAACTTATCACTTGCATTATATATTCTATCTCTTGTAAAAGCAGAAGCACCATGGCTAATCATACAATCTCTCTCCATTTCACCAAATCTCAATCCACCGTCTCTGGCTCTACCTTCGGCTGGCTGACGCGTCAATACTACCATAGGACCTATACTTCTACTATGATTTTTATCATTTACCATATGCTTTAATCGTTGATAAAACACAGGTCCAACAAAGATACTTGTTTCTAACTGTTCGCCAGTCATTCCATTATATAAGATTTCATTACCATGTCTTTCATATCCCAACTCTTGTAATTCTTTACATATATCAACAACGTTGTGTTCGTTAAAGCTGGTTCCATCACCAAACAATCCCAATTGTAATAACACCTTACCCATCACTGTTTCTTTTAATTGTCCAATTGTCATCCGACTTGGAATACAATGGGGGTTAATTATAATATCTGGAGTTAACCCATTTGCGGTGGTTGGCATCGATTCTGGTGGCAGAATCAATCCTATAGTGCCCTTCTGTCCGTGTCTACTACTAAACTTATCGCCTATTGTTGGAATACGATATGTTCTGGTTCTTATCTTTGCAAATGTATATCCATCTCCATTTCTATTTATATAATTTTTATCCACATATGTACTTTCTTTTGTTCTAAAAACCTTGCTTTGATCTCTATATTTTATTAACTTTGTATGGTCATTTCTGTTTTCTTTAATAGGAACCACTTTTCCAATAATAATATCCCTATTTTCTAACAAAGTATTTTCTGGAACCACTCCTTGATTGTTTAGTTTGTCATAATTAGCAAACTTCATGCCTTTTGTTTTTGTTTTATCGGCCTTGCATCGGATTTCTTCATCTCCTTGTATTTTCTTGTCTTCATCTTTTTCAGTATGATACAATGTTGCTGAAAACAACCCTCTGTCTAAACTACTTTTATTAAATATGATACTATCCTCTTGATTATACCCGCCATATACACCAATCGCAACTATAATCATACAACCAGATGGAATTTTGTGTAAATTCATAATATTCATGATACGAGTATCTACCAATGGACGCGTTGTATATGTTTGAACGTATGCAGTTTTATCCATTCTTGTTCGAAAATTAGATACATACATTCCCATCGCTTGTTTTCCTTGAGCACATTGATATGTATTTCTTGGTGATTGATTGTGTTCGGGAAACGGGATGCAACTCGCCAATAACCCAAATATACTACTGCTGTGTATCTCACAATGTGTATGCGTTTCCGAACTAGATAATTTATTTTGATTTGTTGCCAAATAACTGGAATTTTGTTCGTCGGGATCAATATATTCAATAATCGATTCGCCATACTCTCCATTTACAAGCATGTCATTCCAATCAACGGTTTTGTTTTTAATGTTTTTATATAACTCATCGGTGATTAATGTTTCTCCATTTCGTATTTTATACACCGGGCGAGTTAATCGACCAGCATCATTGCAGATGATGATTTCCTTGTCTTTATAATTAAACACGACACTAGTAAATATGTTTATTTTACCACCGTATTTACACCGTTTTAAATACTCATATGTATCTAATACTTTGTCACGTTCAATTATACCAATCCAATTACCGTTTACAATAAGTTTAACTTGTCCATATAAATCATCGGGTGATAATGTTTCAATAGGCACATATTTATCCGTTAATATATTATAGATTGTATCAATATTTGAACGAGTTGTAATATGTGTCATATAACCCAGGTTTTTCACAACCCCTACACCAGCACCTTCTGGACTTTCTGCTAAACAAATAAACCCCCATTGTGTATTGTGTAATTTTCTGGGAGGAATCAATTTACCACTTTTGTCTATGGGAGTATTGACTCGTCGCAAATGACTTAGTGATGATATATATGTTAAACGACTTAATACTTGAGCAACACCACTTTTATTGGAATTTGTATTTTTGATACCAAAATCACCAGTAGCCAACGCTCTTTTAATACCATTTTCAATTGTAGTTGATTTGATTATCTTATACACATTTGTGCTGTTAATTATGTTGGTATAATTAAACGTCGATTTCCAAGAACCGTTGTTTATTTCGCGAATGATTTGCTTTGTCATGTCTTTCACCAATTTATTGAAATAGTTCCTAAATAAATTGTTTAATAGCACACCAGGTAAATCAAGTCGCTTGTTTTGATATGAATCTCTGTCACTTGGCAATCGCCAACCTAATGAAGTTTGCAGTAATTTATTGGTCATATATCCAAGAAAGTATACTTTTTGCTTAAAAGTATCACAATGAGGAAATAAGTCATTTTCCAGCACATTTATTGTGAAATCATACTTCATTTTATATCCTTGCTCTTTTTCCATATTGATAGGAGTAAACATCGCATAGTTTACAATATATTTAATACAATCTTCTTTTGACATATAGTTGATTGACTCCATAACAGATGCTTTTAATGCGTATATTATGTTGCTTTTCTGTCCTTCTTCAATATTTAATAGTATATACTTACATATTTCCTTATCTGACAACACCCCAAGTGCCCTAAACAATATAAACAACGGAATTGCTTGCTTAATTCTTGGTATCTGTATATACATTGTATGACCGTTGCCATTGCTTTTTGAACTTATCATCATATTTATTTGTTTTGGGGAAATGCATTTATCTTTTGGTACTGATTTTATTTCGGCCACCCAAGACCATTTGTTATTATTTTTTTTGGTATTGAAGCACATTACCTTATTTTCACAAGCGCGTTCCTGTGCCAAAACAGTTTTTTCGGAGCCACTAATAATGAAATATCCACCGGTGTCGAACCGACATTCACCTAATTGATCTGTGTGTAGATGTTTGTATTGATTTAATACGCATATTTTAGATTTCAACATGATTGGCATCTTTCCAATGTGAATTTTTGACAACTTTTTAAAATGCGTTTCAACTTGTTGCAAGTTTTCACCATATCTTACTTTAATTTCGATATTTAAATCCAAAGTTAAAGTAGAAGCATATGTGAAATTTCGTAGTCTTGCTTCTTGTGGAAACATGATTTTTGTAGCCCCGTTATTTTCATGTATTTCCGGTCGATACATTTGAAAATTCGTAAAATTAACAGTGATCTCCAACTTATACAACCCAGATAAAATATCTTTGTCGTTTTCCGAACGAATAACAACAGGGTTAAACATATTAATTGTATTCACCATGTCTTCGTCTATAAAATGATTGTATGATTCTAACTGATGTCTTACCAACTTTCCCAAATGATCGTTTTTAAAATAACTTCCAATTACATTCCAATTCATTTCGTTGACTTCATCCATATCGTCAATTTTCACACTCATGTTGTGTGTTGTATTTGTATTTACTTTATTTGTATTTGTATTATTTGTATTTGTATTATTTGTATTTGTATCTACACTCATTTATCATACCAACCATAATGAATAATTACATATCAATTTTATTTTTAATTAATTTTTCTGGGTTGATTATTCTATATCGCTATATATATGAATCCAGCAAATAGAAAACCATCAAATAAATCACATATACATACAATAAACAGTAATATTAATAAGGATATTATAGACCTGTCTAACAATTTTCACAATATTTTTGATAATTCAAATAATGTCTTTGATAATTCAAATAATGTTTTTAATTTTAAAACCAATCATTTACATACTCCCGTTGAAAAAACGATCGATCAATTAATAGATGACTTATGCAACGAGTTTGATGAAATATTAAAATTTGCATCTAAAAAATCCTTAAACATTGACAAATCTTATAATCATCTTATGATAAAAGACATAGATCCCACAGTTTACGATGATTATAATTTTAACCAGTTAAAAGATAATAAAACTAAACATAGTAAACCAACTATGAATAACAAAAAAGTATATCGTAAAAAACATTTTTCGGATTATTTAAATACAAATAACAGTTCTAATAAATTTCATTATAAAAAAGCAAAAAATATTTCCCGCGTTGTATTGGATATTGACCAATCATATGATAATCTTTTATTTAAAAAGCATATTTACAAAAACACTAACTCACCATCCGGTTTACTAACTGACACCCCAGTCGATATATTAAATACACCGATTCCTAAGCAAATTTACATTGAAAAAAAGAAAGTAAACATTGATGTAATATTAAACAATATTGACGATTTGATACAATTAACTGAAAAATATCCAATGTCTCCCGAAGTAGAATACAATATTGATATGGAAGTTATACATTTAATTAAACCTGATTTGGTGCGTTTAAATGATATGATAGGAATGCATGCGTTAAAAGAAAACATTTTAGACCAAATCATATATTTTATACAAAAACTACATGTGCGTGAAAATCAGAATGTAAACAACGAATTTATGCATACAGTGATATATGGACCACCCGGAACCGGTAAAACGGAAACAGCACATATTATTGGTGCGATTTATTCTAAGTTGGGTATATTGAAAAATAATGTATTTAAAAAGGTAACAAGATCCGATTTAATTGCGGGATATTTAGGGCAAACCGCTTTGAAAACAAAAGAAATGATAAAAAGTGCGATTGGAGGGGTTTTGTTTATTGACGAAGCATATGCTCTGGGTAATAAAGAACAAAAAGATTCGTTTGCCAAAGAATGTATAGATACACTATGTGAAGCATTAAGCAACCATAAACATGAATTAATGGTGATTATTGCTGGATATGAAGAAGATTTAAATAAATGCTTTTTTTCTTATAATCAAGGATTGGATTCGCGATTTATATGGCGCTTTAAGATAGGTGATTATAATTCAAAAGAATTGCAGCTTATTTTCAATAAAAAGGTAAAAGATTGTGGATGGGAAATAAACAAAATTTCATCGTCATGGTTTGAGAAAAACAAGGCCTATTTTAAATATTTCGGGAGAGATATGGAAACTTTGTTGTCAAAAGTGAAAATATCACATAGCAGACGAGTATTTTGTTTATCGGAAACAGACAAAAGAAAGATAACTATTAAAGACATGGAAAACGGTTTTAAATTATATTTAAAAAATGGAGAAGTGAAGTCGCGGGGAGAAGATTCAAGACATTTCATGCAAAATATGTATATTTAACAAAATTTATTAAAAATTCGACATTCATCACATTCATGTAAATAAATTATGATTTGCGTATATTAGTTTATATTTAATTATTATTTTATTGTAATAATTAAATACTGCGATGGCTACTAAAAGAATATCAGTCAACCCAGCATTTTTCAAAATTAATGGTTCAAAAACATTAAAGAAAAGGGAGAGAAACGAACGAAAAATTAGAGACGACTTGCATAAAAAGCAAAACAACGACTTAAAGAAAGGACTACTTGAAAAAATTAAAACACATAAAAAAATGAAGAAAGAAGAAAAAATGCAACAACAACAAGAAATGAAACAGATGGGCGATGTAGATGCCACCGAGTTAGATAAAAGTTTAGATTATTTACATCAATTATCTAATACGCATGAGTCAAAAAAGCAGAAAAAAAGGAAATTGAAATTGGCAAGAAAAATGGAGAGGCAATCTAGAATAGAACAATCGATTTCACACACAAATCAAACTCCTCTAATTTCAAACCCATATACTTCAACACAACCGCCACTAATAAACATTAACACAAGTCTATCGCCATATTCCGATACAAGTATTTCAATACCAAACCCAACACCAAGTTTAACTATAGCTCCACGACCAACTCCAACTGCTTATATTTTACCCGACAATCCACCACAATTACAACCACTCTCTATACAGCAACACACAGTATCACCTACTTCTATACAACAACCCATTATACCGCAAAAACCTGATCCGCCTTACGGTATTTTAAAAAATGGAAAAAAAACGCTATTTTCAATATACAATAAAACACTAAAAAAACCAACGGACGAACATGCCCGTTCCACTATACAATCCGCACCCCCTGTTATAATCGACAACGATATTGAAATACATACGGATACATTTGCAGAAAGAAAGGGAAAATTAAATCAATTAAAACAACAAGTTGCAGGTGGAACCGTCGTCAATCAACCCAATTTTAAACCAAAACGAGGTAAAACGCTTAAAAAAATGAAACAAACTTCAACCACAACCAAGCGATTTATACATCTTGGTAAAAAAAACGGAAAAGTCGGTGTTTTAATTAAAAATCAAAAAACCCGCAAAAAGATATTAAAAGATTCAAATACACTGAAAAAGCGACCGTTAAGTAAAATCAAAGATTACTTAAGAAAACACAATTTAATTAAAATTGGTTCTACAGCCCCCGAAACAATTATTAGAAGTATATATGAAAATTCATTTCTAGCAGGAGACATCTACAATAAAAACGTAGACACCTTGCTGCATAACTATTTGGACAACTAATTCGAAACAAACCATTTAAAGGTTTAAAACAAATATATATATTACAACACATGTCAAAATCGATGGTGAAAGCAACCGTGAAAACAACATCTAATTCAGAAGAAGAAGATTCTTCGATGATGGGTGAATATTTTCAAAAGTATAAAGAATATAAAAATAAATTTGGAGAGAAAATGTTTTTACTATGGCAATGTGGCAGTTTTTTTGAAGTATATGGTATTAAAAAAAATGGTATTACCGCAAATCAATTGCTTGAATATTCTCGCATATTAGAATGTAGGGTTGTAAAAAAGGGAAAATACAACAATCAACCCCTTGAAATGACTGGATTTACTACTTGTAAGCCTCTTCAGAAGTATGTTCCCAAGTTATTAGACGAAGGATATACAGTAGTGGTATGGGAAGAGTATGGTGAAGAAATTGTTAAAAAACGCAAGGTTAGATTGCGTAGGGAAAAGGGAGTTTTCTCTCCCAGCACAAATATTGATTCTAGTAATCGTAGAATATCTAATTATTGTTGCGTGGTTTGGATTGAAAAATATGATAAAGACGCATTTAATAAATTTCCATATTTTCATTGCGGTGTAGCATTGATTGATAATTTCACTGGAAAATCGAAACTATTTGAATTTCGATATGAAAACAATAACATTCATAATTCTACTGCTTTTGACGAATTGGATAGAATTATTTCCATTTACAATCCAAGCGAAACCATATTTATTCACAATTATGAAAAACAACATAAAATAGACGATATAGTTAATTTCATTGATTTAAATTCCGATAAAATCCATATGATTTCTCTTTTAGAACAAGGCGAATTAAACAAACAAGCAAGAAACTGTGAAAACGAACCGTTTCAAAAAGCGATACTTGAAAATGTATTTAACATTCCTGATTACAACTTTTTTATGAAAAATACTCAAATGGATGTCTTTATCCACAGCACCTATGCATACTGTTTTTTACTTAATTTTATAACACAGCATAATAAACAATTATTAAAGTATATTAGCGAACCAGTATATGAAAAATCAACTGATAGTGTGTATTTGGCTACTCATTGTTTAAAGCAACTAAATATAATTAATACGGAACAATCTACGAATAATAAGTATTCATCTGTATTGAATATGATAAACCGGTGTAAAACGGCGATGGGTCGGCGAAAAATGAAAGACATCATACTTCATCCATCTACAAATATCGCCTACTTAAATAATGAATATCAAATAATACAACATATTATCGATTTAAACAACATCTCTCCCAATTTTATTGATGACACTATGAAAAATTTAATCAATATTCATGACATTGAAAAAATATACCGTAAAATCATTTTAAATATTATGAAACCCAGTGAATTGGTTTTGATTTATTATTCCATAGTATCGTTTCGTAAAACATGCAATCGGTTATTAAAAGATGCAGATATTTATAACTATATACACAACAAAACAAATGGCGAAGATATCATTCTGTCTATAAACACATTAATTTCATTGTTTGAAGAAACATTAATTATTGACAATTGCAATGAAGACCCGAAAACGGTGGTCAATATATTTAATAAAGGGTTGTATGAAGATTTAGATCTTTGTGAAAAAAAATACATGGAACATAAACAACAGTTGGATACTATACAACAGTTTTTAACTGGTTTAATAAAAGATCCAGTGCGAACTCATTCCACCGAAAAATATGAAATATATATGCAGTTAACATCAAAACGGTGTGAAAAATTAAAGAGTGTCATTGAAGAGTATTTACTGAAATACGCACCAAAAGGTAAGGAAAAAAACTTGTTGCTGTCTTTTAATTCGGATTATGATGGAAAAAAGGTAACATTTGAATTGGATTTACATAATTTTAAATACTCGACTGGAACATCTGGAAACAAAAAAATAACCAGCCCTTTGCTAAATCAATTATACATTTATATGATGCAGGATGTCAGCAATTTAAAGGACTTAATGAAAATTTATTTTAACAGGTTTAACAACACATTAAAAACTTACTATACAGAATTTACAAATATTATTACAAATGTTTCTAATGTAGATATTGTATTTACAAAATCATATTTAGCAGACAAAAACAATTATTGTCGACCAGTAATTGAAAATCAGTATGAAGATGTGTCCTATTTTAAAGCAAAAAACATGCGACACGCACTGATTGAACACATTAATAAAGAAGAAGCGTATGTTCCCAATGATGTGTCGCTCACCACTGATAAAAATGGCATTTTGCTGTATGGAACCAATGCCGTTGGTAAGTCTAGTTTAATTAAATCAATAGGAATATCTATTATTTTAGCTCAGGCGGGTATGTTTGTTCCTTGCAGCGATCTTACTTACTACCCATATACTTCTATATTTACTAGAATACTAGGCAATGATAACATTTTTAAAGGGTTAAGCACATTTGCGGTAGAAATGTGTGAATTAAGAACCATTTTATCAAATTGTTGTGAAAATAGTTTGGTATTGGGCGATGAATTGTGTTCCGGAACAGAAATCGACTCTGCTGTGTCTTTGTTTGCCAGTGGTGTTAATTACTTATGTAATAAAAAATCGTCTTTTATTTTTGCCACTCATTTTCATGAATTAATAAAAATCCCTATAATTCAAGACTTGTTAAGTAGAAATTTAATTATGTATCATATGTCAGTTCAATATGATAAATCAAACGATGTGTTGGTTTATAAAAGAAAATTGGAAAAGGGTTCAGGTGAAGGTATGTATGGATTGGAAGTATGTAAATCTTTAAATATGCCCGATGATTTTATCGATTTAGCATATACTATACGCATATCAAACAAAAACAATAATATTTTAACAAAAAATATAAGCAAATACAACTCTAATATCATAAAAAATCAATGTTGTATGATGGATTGTGAAAATATGGCAGATGATATACATCATTTAAATCCACAGGAATATGCAAATAAAAAAGGGCGATTCAATGATAAATGGTTTCATAAAAACCACTCCTCTAATTTAATACCAATATGTAAATCGTGCCATAATAACATTACAAAAAACAAGATAGTTCATAGAAAAACAAAAACAAGCAAAGGAATGGCTTTAATCAAGGAATAACTGTAATAAAAATGTATTATTATCATATATGAGGAATATTTTAGGAGAAATTATTAATTCAATAAAAGCAAAATGGGGAGAGATAGTTGTTGGAGTTGCTTTAATTATTATATTATTATTGACATTATCATTGTATGGGTTTTCATTTAAAAATATAAGCGGTGATAAAGGCGACGGCGAAGGCGAAGATAAAGAAAAATCAGTGGATACAATAGAAATTATTTATGAAGGGATGACAAATAAATTTGATAGTTTGTGTGATGAAGAAGATTTAGAAAAGGTTTGTAGTGATTTAGGTAGTGGTCATGGAAAGAGATATTCATGTAATGTAGCAAAATGCTGCGTATGGGCTAAAAATAAAAATGGAGAAGAATGTATAGAAGGTGATAAAAGCGGTCCAATGTTTAAAACAGACAAATCAAATATGAAATACGATGAATACTACTATTTAAATAAACGCTACAAACTGTAAATGATTGATTATTAAATAATAAATTGATTTAAAATTATTTATTAATATTATTATATATTAACAAATAATGATTATACCTATTAAGTGTTTCACATGCGGAAAAGTCTTGGCAGACAAATATCTATATTACTGTCAACGTGTCAATGAGAAAAAAACAGCATTGGGTATGGATAAAGACGATGTAATTTATATGACGAAAAATAATATTAAGAAAACGCCTGAAGGAGAGGTGATGGATGAGCTGCATTTAAATAAGATTTGCTGTAGAAGACATATGTTAACCCATATTGATATCTATTAATGGATATTGATATCTATTAATGGATATCTATAGTATAATTATAGTTATAATATAGTATAGTTATTTAAAACAACCGTTTCCAATAAATGATTATTTTATAAATGATTTTTATATATTTTTATATATTTTTATATATTTTTATATATTTTTATATATTTTTATATATTTTTATATATTTTTATATATAATGGTCAAATCAATATTGAGAAAAAGCACAAAAGGCAATCGTCGAAATAAACGCAAACATACCAAGCGCGTTTATTTTAACAAGTATAAAAAAGTGAAAACATTTAAGCGTAATCAAATAATTAAAAAGCGTCGAAAAACACATCATAAAAAGCCGAAAAGTAAACACCATCGCGCAAAAACGGTAAAACATACAAAAAGCAATAAGCGTCATAAAAACAATAAACATCATAAAAACAAAAAACATCGTAAAATGTTGAAAATGAAAGGAGGATGTGCTGGTAATTTAATGGGTCAAAAGGTAACGGGGGTGCCATTAAATCCCCAAGACTATCAACATCCAGAATATACTAATTTAAATTCAAATGTGCCTTATCCTTATTCGGGAGGACAAAAAGGAGGAAGTATGTGGGATGCAGTTGGACTCGGTGATATTCCAATAATGAAAAATACTATTATTAATAGTGGTAAAAATATGATTTCATCGATTACCGGGGGTGATACAACCTCATCGACAAATCCAACGTTTCATCCAGCTTTAACACAACGCATGGTTGAATATCCACCGCCAAGTGATATAATTGATATGCATGCCGGGTCTTTAACAGAGGCGGAGTTGGATGTTGCACAATCGTCAACACCTGCTACGGGGAACTAGTTAAAATTTCAATTTCAATTTCAAATCAATAATTTTATACCCAACATTATTTTATACCATCATAATTATCTAGTGTACTATTATAATGGATATTTTACGCATGTTAAATAAATTATGCACACCAGCACAGGTATATTTAGCAATATCGTTGGCTTCTGTTATTGCCATGTTGCTTCAAAATTGCCAAGATAATTCAGTATATAGAATTGGAAATATGGTAGTTAAATCGCCATGCCATAATTTAGCGTTTTTCGCAGTTAAAATTCTGTATGTTATGTTATGGACTTGGTTACTTAACTTATTATGTACAAAGGGATTTACATCTGTATCATGGTTATTGGTTTTATTACCAATTGTTGGTATGTTTGTATTGATTGGAATGGTGTTTTTAATGCTTAAATAATTGCCTCCTTACCTTATTTTTACAGCATTCGCCAACATCTCTCCCTTTTCAACGCAATAAAGACAATAAATAAATGAAAATAAATAAAATGTAAAATACAATATGTAATTTACATTTTCATCAATAATAAACTTTAAAATAATAATCTAAAAAATTCATTATAGATAATATATAAGTATGGATTCTATATCATGGAAAATCATAGATAAAATGTTTAAGGAAAATCCCAATTTCCTAACGAGTCATCATTTAGATTCATATAATAGATTTTTTGACAGTGGTATTAAAAATGTATTTAAAAACCAAAACCCTATGAAATTTTACAGAACAAAAGATGAAAAGCACAAAATCTTTAAACATAAGGCGGAGATTTATTTTGGCGGTAAAAATGCGGATAAAATCTATTATGGCAAACCAATCATATATGATAAGGACGAAACTGGAGAACGACAGCATTACATGTATCCAAACGAAGCGCGCATTAGAAATATGAGTTATGCGTTTACTATACATTATGATGTAGATATTGATATTACAATTTTAATTGATAATAATTCTGGAAATGAAACCAAACGCGATAAAACAGATAAACACGCAGATATTCCATTAAAATACGATATACATGAAGAAACAATTACTTTGGAAAAAATATATTTGGGTAGATTTCCTATAATGATGCAGTCTAACTTATGTTTTTTAAAGGGCTTAGAACCCGAAGCTCGTTTTAATTTAGGTGAATGTAGAAATGACATCGGTGGATATTTTATTATTGATGGCAAAGAAAAGGTAATAATGACGCAGGAAGGAAGAGCGGACAATATATTATATGTAAAGGATAGTTTTAATGATACATATAGCCACGCAGCAGAAATACGATCCGTATCAGAAGATTATTCTAAACCAATACGAACATTATCAGTTAGAATGGTCGCACCCCAAGTAACATCTTCTAATCAGCAAATTGTTGTAAATATACCCAATGTTAGAAAACCTGTCCCATTATTTATTGTTATGAGGGCATTAGGTGTCATATCAGACAAAGAAATTATTCAAACTTGTTTATTGGATTTAGATAAATATGATTATTTAATGGAATATTTTCGACCATGCGTCCATGATGCCGGAAGGATATTTACGCAAACACAAGCCTTGAAGTTTATTGCTGAATTAATGAAACACAAAACGGTTAGTCATGCTTTAGAGGTTCTTTCTTCTTATTTTATTCCACACATTGGAGAACTTAATTTTAAAAGCAAGGCATTTTATTTAGGATATATTGTTAAAAAATTGCTATTGGTTGTTAACAAAAACGAATTACCAACTGACCGTGATAGTTATGGTTATAAAAGAATAGAAATAGCAGGAACATTAATATCTCAATTGTTTCAAGAATATTATACCAAGCAATTAAAGGAAATCTATTACTACATTGATAGTAAATTTTTCTATGAATCTAAAAATGGAAAAACATATCATGGTATGGATTTTAAAAACCTTATTTTAAACAATGAAAATGAAATGTTTTCAAAACGCACGGTAGAAGAAGGGTTTAGAAAGGGGTTCAAAGGTAATTGGGGAGCAGAAGAACATACAAAACGATTGGGATTGGTCCAAGATTTAAATCGTCTTTCTTTTTTCTCTGCATTATGTCAACTAAGAAAAACAAATTTACCAATTGCGGCAGATGGTGCTAAAATAGTAGCACCCCGATTACTTCATGCTACACAATGGGGTTATTTATGTCCGCTTCACTCACCGGATGGTGGTAATGTTGGTTTACATAAACATCTATCTACTTCGACCATTATTACAAGTGGAACAAGTGGAAAACCCTATATAAAATTAGTTAGAGAAATGGGTATGAAATTATTGGAAGAATGCTCGTATAAAGAGTTGTCAGTATTCACTAAAATATTTGTAAATGGTTCATTGGTCGGAGCGACATCTCTCCCCTTGGACATCTTGAAAAAGTTAAAATTAATGAAACGCAACAATGTTATCAACATTTATACAAGTATTTCATTTAATGCGAAAAGAAACGAAATTATCATATGGACTGATTCTGGAAGGCCATGTCGACCATTGTTTTATACAATGCTAAACAATGAAAATATGTTAAGTTATGAACGCCCTGAAATCATTGAAAAATTCAATAAAAACAAAATATCATTTCAAGAAATCATAAAGGGATTTGGAAAGTATTCTGAGTTTGAAAATGTAAATATTAATAACGTTAGTGCACTTGAAAGACAAGGTGCTGTAGTAGAATATGTAGATACAATAGAATGTGAAAGTAGTTATATTGCAAAATCCACCATGTCTAGAGATGAATATGCTAAAAACGGCGTAACTCACCAAGAAATACACCCATCTTTAATACTTGGTGTGATGGCAAATCAAATTATTTTCCCAGAAAACAATCCATATCCCAGAAATGCGTTTTCATGTGGTCAAGCAAAGCAAGGTGTGTCTTTATATCATAGCAATTTTAGAAATAGAATTGATAAAACATCATATATTTTAAACTATGGTCAGATTCCATTAACAAAAAGCAAATATTTAGATTATGCCACAAAAGAGCAACACGCTTATGGAGAAAACGCAATCGTTGCTATTATGTGTTATAGTGGATTTAATGTAGAAGATGCGGTTATTGTGAACGGTGGTTCTCTTAGCCGAGGTTTGTTTAGAACTACTTATTACAATATGTATGAAGACTATGAAGAAATGAAAAATGTAGGCAATTCATTGGTGGATAAGCGTTTTATGAATATTGAAAAAAACAATGTCGTAGATTTGAAACCAGGATATGATTATTCTAAATTAGATGAAACAACTGGACTAATCCGCGAAAATGAACCAGTTACTGAAAAAACGATTATGATTGGTAAAACACAATTAATAAGTGGCAACGCAGATGAAATTACTTATAAAGACGAATCTGTTATTCCTAAAAAAGGCCAAGTAGGATATGTAGACAAGTCATTTATTACATCGGGAGAGGAAGGAAAAAGAATTGCTAAAATTAGAATAAGAGGCGAGCGTATTCCCGCGATAGGAGACAAATTTTGCAGTCGTGCAGGACAAAAAGGCACAATAGGAATTATACTTGACGAAAAAGACATGCCTACCACAGCAGATGGTATACGACCAGACATTATCGTAAATCCTCATGCTATGCCTAGTCGTATGACCATTGGACATTTGGTCGAAACAATTACTTCAAAAACAGCCGCGATATATGGTGGATTTGGTAATTGTACGGCTTTTACACAACAAGGACCGAAACATGAATTATTTGGAAAATCGCTAGTTGATGTTGGCTTTCATTCTTCTGGAAATGAAATACTGTATAATGGTATGACTGGAGAGCAGCTAGAAACCGAGATATACTTTGGTCCTACTTATTATCTACGATTAAAACACATGCCCAAAGATAAAATCAATTATCGCGCGACCGGCCCCAGAACATTATTAACACGACAAACAGTTCAAGGTAGAGCAAACAATGGGGGATTACGCGTAGGGGAGATGGACCGAGATTGTATTATTGCACATGGTTTAAATTACTTTTTAAATGAATCAATGATGGTTCGTGGTGATGAATTTTACATGGCCATTTGTAATCATAGTGGAACTATTGCTATTTATAACGAACGCAATAATTTGTTTATAAGTCCGTTTGTAGATGGTCCAGTGAAGTTTGTAACAGATATTAATAGTGATATTAGTATTAAAAATGTTAGTAAGTTTGGAAAAGATTTTAGCGTGGTTAGAGTGCCATATGCATTTAAATTATTGATGCAAGAATTACAAGCGATGAATATTCAAATGAGAATTATTACAGAAGACAATGTAGATATGTTAACATCATTACAAGAAAGTGATAATATTGTAAGACTAACTAAGTTTAATGATTTGGAAGAAATCGCAAAGGAAAATAAAAATAATATATTGAAAAATAAGAAAATGAAAAACATCAATTTAATGGAAACCGAACCATCTCCTCCTATACAAACAAATCTTAATATGTTTCAACCCAGTGATTTGGAAGCACAAGGAATGGAGGGTGATTTAGGATTTAACTATAAATTGCAACCAGGTGATCCTGGTTATATATTTCCAACTGCCGACATGATGTCGTTAGGCGAACAACCTGATGAAAAAGACCCTTGGGCGGATGGTTGGTCTCCGGAAGAAAGAAAAACACAATCACAATATAATACACCGCCCAAAGGTTCATATCTGACAACCTCTCCAGATTGGGATCCAAATGATCCTGACGCCCAACCAAATGATTTGATACCTAAATCTCCAGAATATAACCCAAATATATATACGACAACATCTCCGGATTGGGACCCAAATGATCCAAACGCTCAACCGCGTTTCTCAATTTCAACTGATAAACCAGAAGATTCACCCCCATACAATCCAAAAAATTATCAAACTACAGATGCCGATCTTAAAAGAAGAGAGCCTATATACGATGATGATGAAGTTCCCGAATATATTATGAATGGACCATCACCATCTTTAGATATAAAAGACGACCAAGGTGATGATGACGACGCTAAAAAGGAAAAAATAACAATTATAAATGAAAGTGATGTGGGAAATGAAGATCTTGAAATATTATCGGCTCCTTCATTAAGTGGGGTTGATAAAGATGGACGGCAAAATAGTGATGACGAAGATAGTGGTGGTAAAAAGGGAATAAAAATAGATTTGTAAATCGATATTTTAATCGTGTCGTTGTATAATAATAAAAAATTGATTATTAAAATATATAAATAAATATCTATATATTTTAGATATGACTACAATCAAAGAAAACAGTTTAACTATATCGAATATTTATAAATCAAGGAAAATTATGCTTGAATTATTAAAAGAGCGTAATTATGATGTAGATGAGTGGGATGATTTTAGCATCAACGAAATCCAATCTATGCATTCTAATAATCAATTGGATATGATTTTAAAACACAAAACAAATGGTAGGAAAATCTATATTAAATATTATATTCATAAAAAATTGGGAAAATCAAATGTATATGATTATGTAGATGATATATTTAGCACGGAGAATATTTTAGGCAAAGACGATGAACTTATCATATTTACAAAGCATAAGCCAAATGATACATTAATCCAATTAATGAAAATGATATATATATCTGAGGGATATTTTGTTAATATTTATCATATGAAGCAATACTTATTTAATATTTTAAATCATGTAATGGTTCCACCACATAAGGTATTAAGTGATAAAGAAAAGGCTGAGATTTACGATAAATATAACATCACAAAAGATCTGGAAGTGCCTGAAATGGATCGGTTTGATCCGGTTGCCCAAGCCGTTGGATTGCGACCAGGTGAATTATGTGAAATAACTCGTTCCAGTCCAACCTCTATCACTACTAAATTTTACAGAATTTGCACACAATAAAACAAACCATGATATTAATAAATAAACCACTACAATAAATCAAAGAATTATTATAATACTTATATTTTTATTATATGTATTATATAAAATAATATATTATGAGTATTTCCATAGATAATAAAACAACAAACGAATTAAATGATAGAAGAAAAACATTAATATGTAATTATAGCAAATCCATTGCATCTGGAGACAAAATCAATATTGAAGACGATGAAAAAAACATTGAAAAGTTTAAAACCGGTATATTAACAGAGATCGGAAAAATAAAAGGCAACATAAATGAAAACCAAGTTTCTTTGGATAGTGTTATTAAAGATAAATTAGACATATCTGAAGATTATAGAAAAAAACTAAAAGAAAATGCATCAAAGCATTTGGCAGGCACACAATTAAAAAAAGATATTTATGAAGAAAATACAAGACATACAATAAGTTTAATTTACTATATTTTAGGAATGGGATTTATGGGTTATTATATATTTAAGTTATTGAAAAAATAAACTTCTATATTGTATTTATATGATTCCCATTAAAAATGTATTAAATAATATTGCTAGTATTGCTAATATTGCCAATACAGATGAAATAAAACATAGCAATCATAACTTAAATCAAGGTAATGTATTTTTAATTAATAAACAACATTTTAAAACCCGACGATTTAAGCCGATAGTAGAAGGATTTACTACGGAAGACCAAACAGAGTTAAATAGCAAAATCAATGAATTATCAACATTGGAAGGTACTATAGAAGCCCTTAAAGACAAAAATAAAGAAAAGTTTAAGGAAAAGGCTACAAATGTAAAAGATAAATACGGTAACATTTATTATAAAAATTTAGACGGTGATTATTACAAATATAAAAATAGCGCAGGATACAACACTTTTAAGCCTAACCATATTAATTTTCACCCTTCTTGTCCTAAAACTACACCTATATTTGAAACGAAGGTTCCTTCCCCGGTTGGTAATATTGATCCAACCGGTTCATCTGGTTTAGATGACAGCGAATGTATTAAATTTCAAGACAAAGTTCTTCAAAAGCACTATATCGATAAAATTACATTGGAAAGAGAAATTAAAGAATTAAAAGAAGATCAGCGCAATGCAAACACACAAGATACAAGCAGAATCACATACTTAAAAAATTTAGAAGCCATTAAATTAAGTGACAAAGTAAATAAGTATAATGAATTGGCAGAGAAAAGTAAGAAAATTGCAGATGACATTAACTCATTTGATACATCTCGTGATGAATTTATGAAAAGTATAGGGGCGTTACAAATACAATATGGTGCTATTGGGATATCTACGATTGCTTTAATATATTTAATGATAAAAATGATGTCAAGCAACAAAAAATAAACTAATATTTCGACAATATCATGCAAAATAAACAATTACCATAACTATTATATTTTAATTTCAATAGTAATTAAAATATATTATTAATTTATATTAAATGACTACCAAACAAGGATTATTATATAATAAGAAAAATGTAAAATATATAGAAAATACGCAACAAAGACCGGATCCAATGGAACACGCCAATCAACAGGCAAACCCGTTTATATACCAAAAAGCGGTCGAGAAAAATGTAAAATTTGCGGATGAAGCTTTAACCGCATGTAAAAACATATGTGATGCCAGATTTTCAAATGATGAAAGAGAAGCATGTTATTTAGGATGTGATATAAAAAACAATGCTACTTCTGCTGATGATTTGTCGTTATTTGATAAAAGGTCTATTAATAATCCATATGATAAAGTCCGAAAAGCGATTACAAAAACCGTGGATAAAACAAGTGATAAAAAGGTGTCTAGTGCATATAAAAAGTGGGACCCACCACATACATATGGATTGATTACTACGGGAACAAGGCGTGTACCATATTACTACACTGCTTATAAAAATAAGAAATCGTGCCGATGGGTTTGGTGGCAATTTCGTAATGTTTGTTGGAAAAAACGTGTTGCTTATAGAAAAAAAGGGTATAAAAATCAACAAGTAAAAAAATGGGGTATTGTTAAAAAAGGCAAACAAACACCTGTACCTGCTGTATGGGAAAAATGCGAATGGCAAGAAACACATAAATATCCCGAAGAAAATGTTGGAACATTTAGCGAACAAGTAAATGCGGGTAGTTGTTATGATTTTATTACCGATAAAAATATATCAGATGGAAACCCTGAATATTATCGTGATTATAGTAAACATCAATTAGAATCGGCTTGTAAGGCTGGAATGGATAATTATGAAAGAAAAAATTGTGGTGTAAATACATATAGTAAAACGATGAGTTGCACTGGAAAAACAAAATATGGTTCTTTATTACAAGACAGTGAAAACTTAGACCAAGAAATGACAGAATACAAAAAATTTATCTATGAGACACCGTCTGCTGTAGAAGGGTTTTCAAATGCTTGCAAATCAAAATGTAGCGGATTTATTGAAGACCCTCGTCTTGTAAATAGTAACAATATGAAAAAAGATAACGAGTGTTATAAATGCGAAGTAGAAAATAACGCGTTTATTAGAAACGATAAAGCGCGTGATGAATGGTTAGACAATCTTTTGTACAAAGCAACACAAGCTGAACCAATGCAAGCGAAATTAGATAAATTAAAAGGAAAGTATGCCAATAACAAAGGTACATTAGAAAATTTGCATGATATAGATTTAATGGATCCAACCAGTGAAACCGGAATCTATGTTGATTTAAAACAAAAATATAAAATAATTTATGATAAATTAAATTCAATGACTTACTCAGAAAAGAAAAATGCTACCATAAATGCTTATTTAGAAGATATGGATAAGCGAACACCCCGTAAAAATATGGAATATGGATTATGGTTGGGATTATTAGTAGCTGCTGGAATTACTACTGTTACATTAATAAAAGATTAATTTATTATTTTAATATATAAAATGAGTGACAATAGTTATCAAACATCAAATGAATTAACAAACTATATAACGGAATTAACAGACGAGTGTAATGATATGACAGAAAACAGTGCGGAACAAATGAAATGCAAAACTATTGTAGCAAAGCTTACTGGCATAGATACAAGCCAAATTAGAAATGAAATAAATGAAGTCAATGACGCAAATAAAGATACAAAGGCCAATTTAGCAGATAAAAAAACAACTGTAAAAATAATGAATGAGAAAACAAACAATATACAACAACATATTGATAATATTAAGCAAGAAAGATTAAATAAAAAAAGAGTAGTTGAAGCAAGTGAATGGGAATATGACCGATATACTTCTCATGTTTACATTTTAAAATTTATATTTTTTACTTTAGTAATTATCAATATTATTTTATTTATTAGAAACCGTTTTGGCTTTATACCGGATGCCATCGTTTTTGGGTTGATTATTATAATCGTTGCAGTTATGATATTTAATGTTGGAAAAGAAATCATGTTAAATTTAACAAGAGATAAATTTGATTATGATAAATTTAAACAAACCTACGGAGATGAATACAATACCAATGACGGAAGTATTGGTGTAGATTTACAAGGAAAGTCTGGAAACTTTTTTAAAAGTTTAATGTGCGAATCATTTGTAGGTCACGAAAATAAAAGCAAAAAAGATACATTAAATAGACATACTTATTCATTTATTTAATTGACATATCATATCATATCATATCATAATATTAACATTATAATTTATAATATTAATATTGTTAATGTTATTTTTATTCTAATGAATGTATAAGAAATAATGATAAATAATATAGATAAAGCAGTTCAAGCATCAAAAATAGAAAAAAAGAAGCATGAATACTATAAATTAAAAGAATTACAAGAAAAATTACCAAACCGATTAAAAAACGCAGAGATTGCTTATTATAAAGAAGGTGGATGTAATTTAAATGATCCAAGTGATACAAAACAATGTGGTTTAGAATATTATTTAGATATAAAAAAGCAGGAACGAATTAAAGCATTGGAAAGTTTTACAAATAGTAGCACTAAAAATGATGAAGAAGCCGAAGAAATAAATAGCTACAGTTTCTTTGATAATCTTAAATTAAGTAATTTGTTTAATAAAACAGTGGAAGGTATGGAAGTGAGTGCCAATGGAGAATGTGACTGGAATAAAAACACCCAACAATTTAAAGATTGCAATAAACATTTTCAAGAAATAGAATTTGATAATGGCAAAGAAACTATATATCATCCGTGTAAATACAATAATGATTTAGAGTTACTAATTGATGAGTTAGACGAATATAGAAAAATTAGAAATACGATCGGAGACCAAACTAAACATTTAAACAAAATCTCAAAGTTATCAAGTGAATCGGTTCAATACATGGATAATGGTATAAAAAAACATCAACAGCAAAGTATGGCTGATTATCGCAATGCTACATTTTATGATAAGCACTCGGAAAGTTATATAAACACAATTAATACTTTAAAAAGTTTTTATTGGCTTGTATTAGTATTATTAACCGGTTCATTTTTATATAAAAGATATTATGAAAAAGATGTATTTGGATATGTAGTTATATCATTGTTTATATTGTTTCCTTTATTTTTATTAAAGCCATTCGCTAATTTTATTATGTTAAATGTAAAACGTTATCATTTTATTGATACATTGTATTTTACCATAGCAATTGCAAGTGTTTTACTAGTAATGTTGTTATATTTTATAACATCTCAAGGAACTGTCAATTTATCGGTTCCTATGCCCGAAGAGGGAGCAAACGCGATTGCTAAGTCTGTAGCAAATTCTAATGCGGCACCATCTGCTCCAGAAATGCCAGCACCATCTGCTCCTTCAGGAGATGACATTTCTCGCACCCCATCTAAACCAAATTAAAAATTAAAATATATATAATGAAAATTGAAAAATTTATATATATTTTACCAGTAATTTTGTTGTATTGTTGTATTGTTGTATTGTTGTATTGTTGTATTGTTGTATTGTTGTATTGTTGTATTGTTGTATTGTTGTATTGTTGTATTGTTGTATTTAACTATTCTGTATCCGAGCAATCAAAATCATATATAATTTTCACTCCAACCCATCGTTGTAGTTTGTATTTACCGCACATGTTATCCAACTTATCGCATAAATCTTGTAAAGGAGGTGTTTTATCATCAAAACTACTTTCATACCATTCTTTAAAACTGTTCTTAAGCTCTTTTTTACTTAACCGGTCATTTGGGTCGTTTGTTATGTTAATACATTCGTCCATGTATTTCGCCAAATAATCGCTTCGCTTACGATAACTATTACTTGCTTCCATAACCTTTTCACAGTCGCTTACATGTCCTTTGTTTTTTCTTGCGATCTCCACCAACATTCCCATAAATATTGGTGCCCACTTAGTAAACTTACCCTCCAATGTTTTATCCTTTTTAAACTGGAAATCATCCGGATTATTGGATGGATTACTTACAAATTTGGATTCAAATGGAACTTGTCGAATGCGTCTCCATGTGCCATCATCTTGTGCTTTAATCTCAAACAAATGATTGGTGCAACAAACCAACTTAAATTGCGGTGTAAAGATGATACTTTCTGAATACAACTGCCTTGCTTGTATTGGATCACCACCGGTTATTTCCTTCAGTATGCCCTCATTAATCTTGTCTCCTTTACTAGGCTCATTCATACAAGCATAACGAAGTCCTTTCAAACAAGCGACTTCTGATGAAGATGCACCTATTCCTTGTCTTTTTTGCGTAATAAGTGAAATGGGAACCGTTCCTTTAAGATCACCCAATGCTTTTTCCATAAGCTTTACAAACATTGATTTACCATTACTTCCTGCTCCGGTATAAATATTAAAAGTTTGATTTAAGTTATTACCAGTTAATGCAGAAGCGGCATGTTCCCACATATAATCCCGCAATTTAGGATCGGGAAACAGTTTCGCCATGAAGTCATCAATCTCTTCCGTGTTTTTAATATGCTTTTCGTTGCTTCTATCCAATTTTACATAATCAATCTTGGTATTTAAAGAGATGTAGTCTTCCGGTAACCCTTTTCTAAACTCATCATTTTCAAAATCATATACGCCGTTTTTAAAACCTAATAACATAGGATTTGTATCTAATTTGTTTAATAATTCGTTGTCATAAAACAAGTGTCGACATTCCATCATAATATTGTTTTTAGGCGTGCATCCTTTTAATTTATATGCTACTTGGCAATATGTGGCTGCTTCTGTGGTTAATTTCTTGGTTTGTTCTTCCGTGATATTCGCACCTAATTCACCGATCTTATTCATACATTCTCTTTCTTTATTTAAGTAAATTCTGGCTACATGACTAGATAAGTTGCGACGCAAATCACTGCCCGAATCACTTTCCACCCAACGGTTTCCTTGAAATGTGAACCATATATTTTTCTTAATCGACACACACCTAAACTGGTCTTTGTATAAATGTCGCGCTAATACAGCCATATCATAATCTGCACCAGCATTTTGCGGCCCACCTGTTAAGGTTTTTTTTATATACATATCAGTTGATTTTTCGCGAATCGCATCGTATTCAGTTTTATTATCTAATTGACACCAGTAGCGAATACTTAGATGCGTAAGTCGGGGACCTTCTTTGTTGGAAATACTTTGCCAAGCATCCAATACATCCGCTAGATTACCATAATCAAAACGATCCCATTGACTGGAAAAGTATATAAAGGTAGGCAACAATAATTCACTAGTCGTTTTTAATGCCATACCCACATTCAGCCATTTTTGATAGTCTGTATAGTAAGGTTCAGGAAGAGCCATTGTATACTCGTGTACTTCACTAATAGAAGTGTCGTTCTTGCTTAAGAACGCAAATACTACTCCCATCACTTGCTCCATACTGTCTTTATCCACAATAGTAGCTTCCAAATTTTCCCGAGATACATATCCATACAATGAACCAGGCATCTCTATCGAAGACGATACCAGCACCGGATTACTTCGGTTATTATGACTTCTTGCATTCTGTATATTACTTAATTCTTCTGTAAATTCTTGTTTTAAATGAACCTTACTCCATTCTTTATATCGCGTGCTGAAAATTCGAATTGCCTTGCTATTTTTAATATTATTAACATCTTGTTCCTCTATCTTATGAATAGCATCATCGATTTTGCTGTTATCAAGTGTGATTTTATAGTAATAAGTTAATTTATATGGTTCGTTGTTTGGTTTTCGCGAACCATACATCATCCAGTTATTTCTTCCACTTGTAATTGCTTCGTCCAATACATTATCGGGTGTGTTTTCCAACGATAAGTCGTCAAGTATCTGTGGTCCAATGCAACTTAATACATGCTTTCTTAATAACATTTGCTTATCGTGTTTTAAATGAAGCCCGATAATCATGTGAATACCATCTTTCACTACATCTTCTTTGATTACAATGGATGGTTTTTCAAATATGTAAATAGGGAACGACTTTTTATCCAAGTCAAATAAATGATGGATCTTTTCAACATATAGTTCTATGATGTCGTTTATATGCTCTTCTGAATGCTGTCGTTCCGTTATCTCAGTCGAATACCTAAAATCTAAATCAACCAGTATTGGACCGCCATTTTCTTTGTCTTGTGCTTCAGTTAAATATTCCTTCCCATTTTTCTTTAAAATTTCGTTTACATATAAACGATGAAATTCTTTTGTTTCAGATACAGATATAAAATATGCAGCGCCATATATATCGGATGATTTATCACCAATTCGCGTGTGAGTATATGGCTCTCCCTTTTTAATTTTATGATTTTGCAGAAAATTGCCTAAAGTCGACATTTCTAGATTATATTATATTAATGACATACAAAATATATCTAAATCAATTTGATTTAATCTATGCGGTTCATACATTAAATAGGAATTCTAACGCACCCTATAAATACATCCCCTCTCCTATATCTATACCACAAAACATAAATAGAATATGTAACTTACTTAAAAATATTTCTACGATTATTAATAAATGTCGCTTAATTTGGGAGAGAAAAGATTATTAAAAGATGTAATAGATATTAATAAAACCCCGTTGCATGACCATGGAATTTATTATATTCACGACGATGAAGATATTAAAAAGGGATATGCGTTGATATTTGGACCATCTGATACAATCTACAGTTATGGTATATACTTTTTTAAGTTTAAATTTCCAAATGATTATCCATATAGTCCACCGCATGTAGAGTATTTAACAAATCGCGACAACGTGCGTTTTAATCCGAATTTATATAGAAATGGTAAGGTTTGTATTTCTATTTTAAATACATGGAATGGACCACAATGGTCGTCTTGTCAAACAATTTCCAGTGTATTACTAACATTAGTTACTTTATTTCATAATAAGCCACTGTTAAATGAACCTGGAATAAGCGAGTCTTATCCAAGTTTTAAAATATATAATAAAATAATTGAATATTCAAGTATTAAGATTGCGCTATTAGATGTATTGAGTGGTAAAATATGTAAAGATATGTATAGTAAATTTAAAACCGTAATTGACAAGCACGTTGAAAAAAATCATGACAGTATTATAGAAAAAATTAAAGACATTGATCCTCCCGGCAAAAAAACTATAAATACGGTGCAAACTACAGAAACAATATCAAATGAATATCAAAGTAAAACTTTTAAAGTTAATATCTATAATATGGATATAAAATGTAGTTTTAATGGGTATTTATTATCTAGATTTATAAACCTATCTCAATTTAACTAGTAAATAATGTAGTTTAGATAATTTATTAATAAATTGAAAAGAAATATATTTATATTTAAATATATAAATCTATATTTATATAAAATGAATTTCTGTGCGAAGTGTGATAATATGTATTATATTAAATTAAAAGAAGATGACCAGTTAAACAAATTGATATATAGTTGTCGTCAATGTAATTATGAAGACGACGATTTAGTAGATAAACCATTGATATGCATTTCAAAAAGTTATATCAATAAAAAGCCGGGAAATTATAAAGATATTGTAAATGAATACACTAAATTAGACCCGACCCTACCACAAGTTAAAAATATTAAATGTCCAAATGACGACTGTGTATCAAATAAAGAAGGCGAAGACACGAAAATTGTTACCATACGATACAACGATCTAGATATGAAGTATATGTATTTGTGTTGTTTGTGTGATAATGTTTGGAAAAATGAATAAATATGAAACTCATTAATACCAAGGCGACTCAAGCAAGTCAAGCAAGTCAAGCAAACCACATTCAAAAACAACATCCCCATAAAATATAAATTAAGTGTAATAGGAAAATATTAAAATTGATTTAATTAATTAATAATTTTTAATTAATTAAAAATTAAGTATAATATTATTACATATGAATATTGTAACAGATTTTTTCGGAATAACGAATTCAAAGCAAGATGATGAAAGTGAGAACGACCAATCCACTGAAACTAGTTTAGAAACGCAAAATCCCGATGACCAAACAAATTTTGGCGAAATACTAACTAAAGATACAGACGAAGAAGGTAGCGATGAAGATGATGGAAAAGTTAGTGGGGATGAAGATGATGGAAAAGTTAGTGGGGATGAAGATGATGGAAAAGTTAGTGGGGATGAAGATGATGACGAAGATGACAGCGATGATGAGGATCTGCAGAAATTACAAGGCTATGATGAGAAAAATGTATTAGTTGATTATCATCCAGAAGTAGTGCAAATATCAGAAGAAGAATTGCAAACATATTCACAAGTGGTTCGAGATAACAACGGGAAAATTATAGATCCATTTCACAAAACTATACCGATTATGACTAAATACGAAAAAGCTAAAATAATAGGGATACGAGCTCAACAAATAAATAGCGGTTCGGAACCATTTATACCCGTAGATGTTAATATGATAGACGGATTGTCTATCGCAAATGAAGAATTATTACAAAAAAAAATACCGTTTATTATTCGTCGCCCTATGCCTAATGGTTCCAGTGAATATTGGAACATCGCTGATTTAGAATTATTAGAATAAATAAAAGATAACACTAAATAAATGTATAAAGAAATAAAATAATAAACCAGAATAATAAAAATATTAATAATGTTTATTAATATTTTTATTTATGCAGGTGCTTTGCGGTGCTTTGCGGTGCTTTGCGGTGCTGTGCGATTTATTTACCTTTTATTAATTGATAATTTAGCCAGCCTAGCATAAGTTTCTTTTCTACTTAAAGACCATGAATTTGGAAATAAACTAGATGTAATATCAGTTCTATTACAAGTTGATAATTCTTTGTATAATTTTGGATTTGAAAACGAATTGTTCCATCTGCCATCAGGAAATCGATTATTTTCACATACAAATACAAATAAAGCATTGCTTTTTTGCGATGTCATTGTAAGTCCTTCCCATGTAGCAACTGATTCAATATAATAATTATAATTATTGAAATTTTCAGGAGTTATATCTGTAAATGAATTAAGAATGCTTGTTCCTAACAAAGTAATAGTAGTGGTATCTGCATCTTCCCGATAAATATTATAAGATACATCAATTGGATATCTACTTTCTCTTGGATTCGCGAAAGGATAAATATTCGCATTATTGGTCACGTTCCATGTTAACAATACATAAGTTTTATTAAACACTACAAACTCTAAATTTTCTGGTTTAGATAAATAAATAGGGTATACTTGAATAGTTGGTATAGGCGCAACTCCTGAAAATAACTCTAAAATCCGCGCTGCATCTGTATTACCCGCATCATTTCCTATTGTTAAATCATTAATTCCACTAATTGGAATACTATTAATATCTACATTAGGAACTAAACTCATTGTGCTTGTACCATCTCCCACTAATAATGTAAAATTAAATGTTCCTATATTAATATTAGTGGGATTGGGTAATATGTTTATCCGACATAAACCTGTTAATTTGGTTTGTCTATCTTCTCCAGATGGAAAATCCGATATATAAATATTTGAAAATTGGCTGTTTAATGGAACAGTTAACGTTATTTTTGAACCGACACTTCCTTGATTTATATTGTTATCGTATACAACTCCGCTTACTAATTCATTATTACTATTGATTGTATTACTTGAAAAAAATGTCATTAAATGATTTTGATTGCTAGGATGACTTGTATCAAATACATATATATCACCCTCGTATGCTTGAAAATTAACATCATCAATCGCACTAAATCGCTTACTAATTTGGTCGACCTGTAAATTTGTTTCATATTCTATTACAAATTGGCCATCTATTACTTTAACTGAAAAAGTAAATGTTTGAGGAGTGATTGGGCGTTGAACATTTGTTCCAGTTAATGTTGCTCTTGACAAATCTTCTAGTGTTCCTGGTGCTGTTACTATTGTAACGATAGGATTATATTGTATTGGCGAAGATGTATTTATAAAACATTTTGTAATATTTCCTTGTGTTTGTATACTGGCGACTTGTATAGATAAAGAAGGAATCGTAAGATTTTGAAACAACGCAGACGCGGTTTGAACTGTAAAATCAACCGATAAAATATTGTTTAAATTACTGGGGTTAGCTGTACTTGCTATGGTAAATATTGTATTGTTTATATTAGTTCCATCGATGGTTGGAAATGTTATTTGGCTGGGTATATCAAAAATAGTAGGGTTGTTATTTGTAATTTGTATCGTTAAAGGATTTACTAATGGCGTCTGCCCACCAAAATATTCCGTTTTTAAATCTGGTTCTATAAAAACTTCAATTTCTCTAGTATTGTTTAAACTAATAACGCTAGTTGTGTTTCTAGTAATACGATCTACCGCGGATATTTTAAATACCGAAATATTAAATATGTATAAATCAGGGTTTAAACCACTAGGACGAGAACTCACCAGATAAGTATTGCCTCCAATTTGCTTTAATTCCGGAACAAATGTATTAAATATGATATCATTACTGGAAAATCTTAAATTAATTTTACTATCTGTAACACCATTTATAATTTCTACAAACAAAGTAATAATCGATGATGTCCCGACGCTTATAACATGATTTGATGTAGATGGACTTATAGTAGTATTGTCAAACGATATGTTGTAATTGGATACAGGCGTTGTATTTATAATTTCTACTTCTTCTGTATTATCCATTAATAATTTAAATGTAATTTCACTAGGAACCGCGTCACTTAAAAACCCGGTTGTAAAATTGTTATCAAATATGTATATCATATTATCAATAGTTTCGGTTATTGCGCTTTGTTCATCGGTAGTAAATAAATTAATTTTTGTTGGATCGCATTTAAATCCAAACATAAAAAACCCAATTGTATTAATTTTTTGAGTAGAATTAATTAAAATAGGACTATTGGTATTAAAACTTTGATTAGAAATATTTATGTTTTCTAACTGTGTTCCCGATACATTTCCATTTACATCAAAAGTACTGATTTCTTCTTGTATGTTTTTAAATACCGCTTCTGAAGTTTTTTTTATTTTTATTATTTTAAATACAGTATAATCAGCAAAGTTGAACCCGGTAAAATTATAACTTGTAAAATCTAAATCTGTGTATTGCGCGATTACTTTACCAACCTCATTATTTAATAGTCCATATGTAGCTGTATCTTCAAAGTTGAATAATACTAATTTCCTAGTATTCCAATCTTGTATGCCTTGCATGTCTTGATTATTTAAAATTGTGTTTTTTACTAAAACAAATGGTTGTATGTTAGCATTAAATTTAACTATTTTAAAATTATTAAAATGTGAAATGCCGTTTGGTTTTAATGTAAATTGCATTGTTTTTAAACTAATACCTGTAAATGTAGACATTTGTATAAATAATGCTTTTATTTTTTTTTATATAATAATATTATATAATGAGTTCTATAATGCTAGGTCCTAACCCAAGTAAGTCGATAATTAGGTCTAGAAAGAGTAATTCAACCGGTAGTAGATCAACTCGCAAAAGTAAAAGCCCACAAATGCTTAAGCCATTATTAGAACCAACTGAAACGGTCGATCATTCTATTAAAAGAAGCGGTTGGAATTCTACTACTAAAAGTTTAATTTCATTTGATGATGGAGATGGATATTTTTACAAAATTGGAGTGAAAGACCTTCTGAAAAAAACGGTAAAAGAATTTAAAGATGAAAGTAAAGAGCATTACATTGGTTGTTATTTAAAAAAATTTAAAAAAGGTCCAATTATATTTAAAGACATTTTTAACAATAAACTATCAAAAGCCAATTTAAATAAGATTAAAGATGGTAATTACGCTTATGTTTTAATAAATGTTGGTGGTATTGATTATTTTATAGTTAGTCCTATTATTTCTGAATTAGAAATTAGTTCAAAGCATTTATGTTTACCATTGTTGTTGGAAGAAAAATTACCTAGACAAAATGTTCCTAAAGATGGCGACGAAGGGCGTTATTATAATTTAAATGTATACTCTGCGGGTAATTTAAAAAAACAAAAAGACAACATTACAATCGATTTTTATTCAGGCTCTTTTTTTACGATTGTAATGGAGGTATATGAGTGGGAGAAAAAAACAACTTTGCGAACACAAGAAAAACAAACAGAGTATTTTAATAAAATAAAATCGTCATTTTTCAAGAAAAATGTAAATATTAACTTTAGTTTTGAGAAGTTAAATGTATTAGATAAAATTACACGACAAGAATTGGTACATTTGATAGAATGTGGCTTTACCGTTCATAGAAGTCCAGGTATAAGAAAAAAAGACAAACTTATATATGACAAAGAAAACGAAGAAGTCGTTACATTAGAAAATTTATAAATTAATATAATTACATTATTGATTATATTAATTACATTGGGTTATATTAATTACATTGGGTTATATTAATTACATTATCTTCCACAGTTAAACCGTATTTTCGCGGCCTTAGAAAAATCAATATCAAATAGTGATGCGTATCGCATAACAAAGTTTCTATTTTCATTTGTTTTTGTGGTTTCTTTTGGACATCCTGTATCAGTACATCTATAACTATTATAAACCAACTGTTGTTCGATAACGGGAGACGGCTCGATCAATAGCGCAGCAGTATAAAAATATTTATTAAAAGTAGTTGTTTTAAAAGACGCCTGGCTTTTTTTAAATATGCTATCTAATGGTTCATTATTAACACGTTTATAAAATGTAAAATAAATAGGTGTATTAATAATATCGATAGGGTTTTGTGGTTGCGATTGAAAAATAATTTTTCCTGTAGTAGTATTAAATGTCCAACTTCCACCTTCTACTGTCGATGGTATTTCTACATCGGTTTGAATTCCTTGTGTTGAATATAAATTATATAAGTATGTTGTATCATTATTAAAAGATGTTTCATTTATCTGCAATGTATTTAATAACACATTATTTCCACTATTATCTAATTTATAAAACTGTAAGTTATTTGTCCCGGGAACAACTTGTAATTTTAATTTCGTAAATTTTCTTATATTGTTTGTAACATCATCTACTACACTATTTGCGCTATAATTATAAAAACCACTGGTATTTAATGATACATCGCTTGCCGTTTTATTATTATTAAATATCAACTCATATCCAACTTTCCAATCTGGTTTTCTAAAAATATAATTAACATCAGTTGTATTGGAAATATCAGATTGAATAGAAATTCCTGAATACAAAGAGGTATTTTTCATTACTAATTCATATCCCCAAATACCAATATATGGAACCATATTCCCATTTTTTAAATAACTACTAGAATACGGCAAACTATTTACATTTAAATCAGCCAATGTAAATATGGCTTTTGATAAATCATGCAAATCTTTACCTACTAGTGTTTTTACATGTGCTTTGTTTTTGTCAATTCCATATCCACCATTATAAGACAAATCATAAAATTTGTTTATTTTGTCGGTTTCGTCATAATAGATGGATGGATATTCTTTTATTCTAATGTCTTCCAAACCTTTATAATCTTCTGGAAGTATCCACCCGCTACTATTATCTTCTCTATATACATCATCTGGCGTCCATAAATAATAATGTATTTTTACTTCTGAAATATCATTATACTCATGATTTTTAAAATAAATATTCCTAGACAAATCATTTAACTCTGCTTCACTTATAAACAACTCTACTTGCGATATATCTTCAGTAATATTATTATTAATAACAATAGTTGGTTTAGTTGGTTTATGTGGGAATGGTTGAACTATAATCGTTGCCAATGAAATATCATAATCACGCGTTGGAGGAATTTTATTTACATTCCAAGTGTTATTTATATTATAAGTCCAAGCAATGTAATATATACCAGGTTTTAAAGTGTATTCATCAATAAGAAATACACTTTTCGGTATTTTAGGATAATTAAATTCATAATAAACATTTGAATCCACTTCGTATAAAAAATCAACATTTGTATTTGTGATTTCTACTCCACTTAATTCGGTAACAACTGCGTCTATATTATTTTCCAAATTTGGGTCTAATCCGTTGCTTAGTAAACTAGTAATTCTAGTACTACGGGGTTCCCATCCATAATATCGAAACTTTACAGATGTCGCATCGTTTACAGCATTCCACAATTCTACCATATTAAATTTCAGGGATAAAATTTGAATATCGGGTATTTGTAATGAAATAAATCGCCTGGATTCATTATAACTTACATCTAATTTACCGGGGTAGTAAAAATCCACAATATCATAATCAAATGGCGAAATAAATCCAACGCCATAAATATATTTGTGAGTAAATGGAGTTTGTGCGGTGGTATTGAAAAAATAATTAGTGGTGCCGTTAATATCTGTGTTATTAGCTATATCCCAATCTTGCAATCGATGATACACATTGTTTAATTTATTATTAGTAGTTCTGATTACACTGCTAAATTTAAAATTACTAGTTTTATCATGAATGTTATAATCCATTCTGCAAATATAAGGGATTTGAAATGTTGCGTTTGTATGTATATGACTTTGGGGAAATGTATCTACACCGCCAACAGCGGTAGGGTCTCTTATTTGATGAAATATTATATCGGTTCTTGATATATCCGACATTAAAATATTTTGTGAATTATCTCGTTTATCATATATTTTTATAGTTGAATTGTTTTGCGACATATCAGTTGTTCCAGTTCCTAATATTGTTAATGAAGTAGCGGGAACACCTGCTTCTTGTAAATAAACCCCTTTTTTATTATTTACACTAACTGTCACTGAAATAGCACCAGTAGATGTTTCTTCCATAATCCATCTTATTTTACCATGCAAAGATTCGCCCGATACCGTATCAATTGTATATGGAATTTCATTATTATAATAAACAATTGTATTGTTTGAGGAATCGGTTAATAACCCAAGATGAACACCGGTTACTTTTGTTTCAATAGATTGTAGTGAAAAATTAGATATATTACCCACTCCAAAATTGGCACTTACATCGGTATGGTTTGTTTCAGCTTCGGGTATATACATTTCCACAATATAGGTTTTTATATCACTTAAACTATTGCTAATATCGTTGCCTAATGTTATGTTGGTGGTGTTTGAAATATCGTATACATTTACTAGTTTATAAAACTCATTGGTGCTGTTTATGTAACTAAAATATCTGGAATCAAATCCTACATCCCCATAAACATTTGTATTAACATATGATAATGTTGGACTTGGGACAATTGTTTTGTTTATATAAGTAGTAGGTGATTGATATAAACGAGGGTCGTCTCTGCCTTGGTAACCGTCCGGCAAAGACCATACAAAACCAGTTGATTGGGATCGTTCTTTATTAGGAGTTAATAAATTAAAATTAAATGAAATAAAAGTGTTTGGTTTATCAAGTGTTTTATGATATATATTAATGTAATCAACAAAGCGCTCTATATCTTCTTGAGCAAATTCTAAAAATAAGTTTGTAAATGCTGAATTAGAATATACATAAACACCACTTAAATCATATAAGAAATCGCTAAACGACACATCTATTACAGAACTGTTTACTTGATATACCCCAGTATCGGATGACTTGTCAAACGGTAAATAATTTGCGAGGATGCCTCCGTTTTCACTAATATCATAATCCCATTCAATTGTATATTGCCCGGCGGTTAACGAATTATCTCTCCCATTTTCACTAATATCAATTGAAATGTTTTGCTTTAAAGGAACGATTCTATTTGCATCATAAAAAGAATAAGATAAATCAAATGTATCATAATCAACGTCTCGTGTATCATAATTATTTCCTTGATCCGCGTCAGTTAAATTATCCGGTTTTAGTATATATATATTTATTTTAACCCTAGCGTTTTCATTGTGATTATAAAATATATTTGTAGATATTTGATCTAATATAGACTGGGGAATACTAATGTTTAAATTTTTATAGTAATAATCCACAACATTATTTGTGTAATGTGGGAGAGATGTGTAAGCCAAATCCAATAAAGTATTAGGATACACTCTTTTATTAAATTCAGTAAAATCAAAGGTGGTTAAATTACTTATACCACTATTGAATGCTGTTTTATTAAAATACGCTTGCGTATAATCAGTAGGTGCGGTTTTATTGTATCTATACCTTACAACGCTATAATTCCATCGTATAAAATATTTGTTGCTACCCATAGTGTAATTAGTAGAATGTGAAGTAGGATTTACATTGAAAAATTTATAAGTAACATCCCAATCCGGTGTTTTAACTAAATGCGCATAATTAGGTAAATTTAATAAATCGGCGCTTCTAATTCTTACAACTTCTACATCTAAACTACTATTAAACTCAAATGCGAAATATTTATCTATTGTATCTGCATTTAGAACCGTTTGAGCTTGAACGGTCGCCGCATCACCATCTATATCATTTTCATTATTGTATCTGTTTCTAGAAACATCCACTCCATTTACGGATACTGTTCCATTATAAGGTATGTCACCATAATCAATATTAACTCCATTAAATGTTTTAAAATATGCTTGATTGTCACTTAATTCTATAAGTTGAGTATACGAAATGTCGACAAAATTGTCTTGATATGGATAGGCGGCAGAAGTATTTTGAGTTAATGATTTTTTAGATAAGTCAATCGGCGTATTATCACTTGTATGTCCATATTGTATTTCTTCATTGGTAAAAATGTAAATATTGTAAAACAATCTAACAATTTCGTTATCTTCATGTAAATGCTGATATTCTGTGCGATCAACCGCATTTATTAAATATTTATTTCCTTGTCTATCATCGGGTTGATACCGTTTAATAAAATTTTCAGATATATCATATCTATCTTGTTCTGGTATAGTTAATGTAATTACTTGCGTATTATAAGATATTCCCGGTTGATTAACTGCTTTGTATATTCTTTCAACACTTTTAGATGTATAATGTGTAGATAGTGACCCAATTGTTGTAAACGCATCATATACCCAACTTGTACCTGTAATATTAATAATAGGAGTGAAAAATGGACTACTTCCTTCTAGCAAATAAGTGACTTGTTGCCCTGACTTATAATTAAAAGTTAAATTATAACTATTTTTTATCGAGTAAGTCCATATAAAATTATATTTTGTATATTTTGGAGAGGGTATAATAATAGATGGCTGTTCGGGTAATCCATCGTTTGTTCCATATGTTCCTGTTAATTTAAATACTTTAATATAATTACTAGATGTATCACTTGCAGTTGTGCCAAAGTAATTATAAGTATAGAGATTTTTACCGTTTATATCTGCATTGGTTATTTGTGTTGAATTAGTAATTCCATTAAATGAAACATCGCGAATAGTTTGATTGGAAACCAACTGATTGCTATTTGGAGCCATTGATAATGTCGAACCATTATACCACGGTCCATTTATATCTTCCCATACATAAAAATAATATTCTACATACAGTTCTTCATTTCCTACCGCTTGTTTTGTGATTGTGTTTACATCACCTAATATATCGACTGGTGTAAAATTAATAAATGTATCTAAATTATTAGATAAATTAGTAGTTTTATCGCGTATACTAGCAACATCACTGGTAGGAATTGTAAATTTAACATAGTCTAAATCTCCAAAATAATAATCGCCGTCTGTTTCTGTATATTGCGCTTCAGTCATGCCATTGTTTTTAATTAAATATACAACCGTACCGACATTAGATGATAATGTGCTATTATTTTTGTAAAAACTAGCATTTCCAATGGTTCCTCTTGAGATATCTTGTATATTTGGGACACTGGGACTGTTAAAAGTAAATCCAATCAAATTAGTATATTTTAAAATATGTTTTTGAGCGTCAAGTAGTGATATATTTAACTGCTGAGTAATATAAGTAGAGTCTGCATTATTTAATTGCTGGTTTTCTACAACTACAAAAGGGTATTTATTAACATATTGAATTATTCCATTCGATAAATTATGATGAAATATTGTATTGGGTATTGTTGTCGTACTCATATATAAAAAATATAACATTTTAAAATGCTATATTTTTTATCATTTATCTTTATTTTTTATCATTTATCTTTATTTTTTACTTGTATTCCAGTATTACCTATAGTTATAGCCAAACTCTACCTATAGTTAGTTATATAACAACTATTAATTAACACTTCCATCTATTACCACAACTTAAACAAGTAACAAAAGTCGTCATTGGCTCATCTGCTGATCGTGTTTGCATCTCATAGTAAGTGCACTTTCTTTTTCGACATTTATAACATTTAAATTGGTCGGTAGCTGCCATCATATTATCTGACGTCATATTTTTATCTCTTTTTACTTTGGCTTCAATAAGTTGTTTCCAAATAGATGGATTCATTTCACGATGTGATAATGTTTCCAGTGCTTTTTTATCTATTTTTTTATTTCTAATGGAGTTTAACAAATCACTGTTATTTTCCATATTTATCATTAAAGACCGCAAACGATTTACATATAACCGCACAAAATACACATTTTCCCACTTTTTCACGATTTTCTTTGTGGAAGCTTCTTTTAAAGTATAATTAAATATACTTATTTCAATATTTTTACATAGAGTTTCGTTAATTATATTAAATTTAGTTTTAAATTGTGCGGAGACATTTTTGCGAAAAGCGTCAGGCGATTCTACTTTCATGGTTTTATAGATTATGTGTTAATTATATTTTTAAATTCAATTTTCTATTATTAAATGATTTTTAAACTTCGGCGGTATCTTCATCAGACGAACAATAACTATCCTCGCTTAATTCAGAATAGCATTCGTCATCCGTTTCTTCGCTTTCTTCATCATCTTCTTCTTCGCCTTCTCCATCTTCACTTTCTTCACCTTCTTCATAATCATCTGTATTTTCACTGGTTTCTGTTTCTTCTAAATCTTCATCATCTTCGTCTTCATCGTCCTCTTCTTCTGGAACATAGTCTTCGTCTTCTTCGTCATCCACTACAAAACCATCCTTTTTATACCCTTGTTTTGTTTTCTCACTTTCGGATAAATTTTCCTCTTCTTCATCTACCGACATTTCTCCAGATGTATCATCTAAATTTTCAAATCCACCAAACAAATGTTCATATGTTTTTTCCCATTCTTCTTTCGTTAAATCCACTACATTGTCATTGGTGATTTTTTCATCACTATGCTTTAATATAGCCATAATATTAAAATATAATTCTTCATCAACTGGGGGCGGTAAATCATATTTATTTTCGCTGCTGTGTCTACCAGTATCTTTCGCATAAACCGAATAATACGCACCTTTTACTTTCCATGTATGTCGCTTACCAAAACTGTCTTCTTTAACATTGCACTTAACATGCAGTGTCTTTAAATCTAGATTTTTAACAGGTTTTTCATTTAATGAAGCATCTTTACTTACAAATACAACTTTTACCATATAAAATTATTCTAACAAATCGGTTTAAATAGTTTCAATTATATTATATAAATTAAGAAACTCGAATATGAAATATTACATTAAAGATTTATCAATTACACCAAATCAATTAAATAAATTACAAAATACACTATATTATGAAACAACCCAACAACAAATGATGCTAGCAGATTGTGGATACTTTACCGTATATAATAATCAATATTATCATCACTTTATTGATACAAACGATTTAGAAAATGAGTCTCCATATTGGGTAGTTGACAATTATTTAGATAAGCATACACTTTATGTTGATAATAGCAAATGGATTAAGCGGCGCGCAGATGCGATACCGGCAAATCATGTAAATATTAATGTTACAAATCATATTTATAAATTACATGAAAAATGTAATGTTTCTTTTGTAGTGGAGAAAAACAAAAAGGGAGAGATAGTTGATGTTTATTTTTCATCATATTTAAACGAGAACGACTTTTCATTTCAAGAAACATTAAGTTATTTATTAGCAAAGTTAATATAATAATATGTATATGATATTTTGGGTTTTACAAAGAATTATAATTTCTATTGTATTGATTTTATGCGCACACTATATTTTTATATTTTTGAAAACAAATTTAACAGTTCCAAAAACACGAGATTTAGTAAACCAACCTCGTGAAAAATATAAGGAAATATATGAGAAAATCAATAAAGATAATACAAAAACAACATCGGACGCCGATAATGGTAAAATGAAAGATGAATTGAAAAATTATTTAAAGGATTTAAAGAAAAACGCCAATAATGGATCTAACAATAGTAACAGCAACAGCAACAGCAACCGCAACAGCAACAGCAACGGTAACAACGATTTCAACAGCAATAATGTTAATAGTTTTAATGACGCCGGTAATATAAACAATGCAAACTACAGCTCGTATTAAATTAAAGTAAAAATAACGTAAAATAAAGTAAAAATAACGTAAAATAAAGTAAAATAAAGTAAAAATAACGTAAAATAAAGTAAAAATAAATCAATTACTAAGTCATTGTCATTTAAACAATATATTAAACATATTTAAAACGATCTATGGTAATAAATATACACATATGTTATCAAATAAAGAAAGAAAGTATTTATTAACACAGTTTCCTAAGGTAAAACCTTTTTATGAAAAAACTTTGCATAATAAGGTTAATACAAACAACACAAACGACAAAAACGACAAAAACGACAAAAATAAATTTTATGTGATTATACCAAACGGTAGAAAGTATTTTATATGGTTTACATATTTAAATGGGAAGCCTATTTGCGTTAGTTTAAGTTATGTATTTAAAACAAAAACAGTTCAACAAATACAAGTAATTAAGTGTAATTTTGACGATAGGTTGTGCACTGGAAATGGAACTATTTTATATGGAACACATGTTTTATTGAAAAAATACAATTTGTTTAGTATAGAGAACATCTACTATTATAAAAACAATAAGGTTTTGTTTCAAAATCAATATGAAAAACTAAATATAATTCAAAATATACTAAGTAATTCTATTTCAAGCAAAATATATTTAAAACAAGAATACTTATTTAAAATACCACTAATTAAATCATCTTATAAAGATATTGTATCTAATTTAAACAAACTTCCATATAATGTATATTGTATCCAGCATCGTTCATGGACGGAAAACGAATACTTAAATGAAAAGGTAAATATTGAAAAAATAGAATACGGTGTATTTTCGGTGACGGCAGCCAATGAACCAGATGTGTATTGTTTAAGATGTTTGGACGATAATGATTTAGTAAATATTGGGTATGCTTATATTGGTAATATAAAAACAAGTATATTAATGAATAAATTATTTAGACGCGTTCGTGAAAATGATAATATCGATTTTATAGAAGAAAGTGACGATGAAGATATGTTTGAAGATGTCAGCAACTATAAATTTTTGTTAAATACTACATATACAATCCGATGTATATTTAATAAAAAGTATAAGAAATGGGAACCACTTAACATCACAAATGATCCAATCTCCAAAAAGCAAGAGTTACTTTTTCTGGAAAAATAAAAATAATTTATTTTGTTATTATATAATGCCAAGTAAATGTGGAGGTATAAAAACGCTAAAACTGAAACTAAAAAGAAAAAGAAAAAGCACTGGAAAGAAAAAAACCAGTCAAAAAGGAGGTGCGTATGGAAATACAATGAATTCATTGTCAAATAACGCACAAGGTGGTATGGGATATAGTTATCCAAGTGCAACGCCATATAATCATTGTGGTGGTCAAAAGGGTGGTTCGGTTTCGGCAATTTTTAACAATCAGGTTGGGTATGGATATGATAATGTTGGTGCAGGAATGGCCGACAAAGTAATCGGTGGATATGCCCCTATTTCACCTTATGTAAACGCACAATGTGGTGCCGGTAGAAAAGTTAAAAAATCAAGAAAAACTAGAAAAACAAAAAAAGGAATGCGTAAAAGTAAGCATAATAAAAGTAGAAAAAATAAAACGCATAAAATGAAAAAAAAACATGGTCGAAAGTGCCATTGCAAAGGTAAGTGTGTATGTCGACGCACCAAACACCACAAGAAATCGCGCAAACATAAAGCCAAAACAAAAGGAAAAAAACATTATCAAAAAGGAGGTAGTGGAATTGCTTCTTTAGGTTATTCTCAATTTCAATCCAATACACCAATGGGTGCTTCATATGAAATGCCCGGTGCACATACACCTCTTCCAGCAGTCGCCCCAAATAGTTTTAACAAAACTAATGTAAACTGCACCGATAATTATAATCATTATAAAAAATAAACAATAAGCATCAATCGTGAATTGTCTTTGCCTTGTGTGATGTAATCATTATTATTAAATAGTTTAAATATTTAATGATAAATAATATAATTTAACATTAACATTAACATTCATCAATGTCTAATGTATCTAATGTATCTAATGTATCTAATGTGTTTAATATATTTAATTTGCCATCCAATATAATAAACAAAATAATGGAATATGATCCTACATATCATGAACAATACAAAAAAGTATTAAATGAAATAAAAATGTTTCCAGTTTGGAATGCTAAACACATCACAGACACAGATGAAAGTGTTAATTATTATTTTCATTACACAATTGCAACCGATATTATAAATTATTGGAACAAAACATATACAACCTATATAAAAAACCTACTAAACAACTCTTCCGCTTCTAATAGTAATAGTAGTAATAATAATAGTAATACCAGAGAAATCAATGAAACGCGAGAATTAGTTAGTTTTTTAGATAATAATAACATATCTACTGAAATAATAGGTAGAAAGCAAACATTGTTTCAATGGATACGATATTATCGAAAATATGTTAAATGATACTAAATATGTATATGGTTAAATAATATTAATATGGTTAAATACTTAATATTATTATTTGTAATATTTATTACTAACCGTTATTACTAACCTATTTACTTACAACAAAAGCGTGCTTTTATTTTATCCATCAACTTTTGTGGTTTTACAATATGTAATTTGCCACCATCCACCATAACAAGAGTATCAATCAATCCAGGCAACATATCCTTGATTACTGGATCTAAAAATTCCAACGCACCTGCATCGGTGTTATCAACAACATAGCACAATATATCAACTACCAAATCCTTTTTCTGCTCGGCTCCTAAATTATATAATGTAGTCACTTTTGTTAATACTTTCATGGTAGCATCAGCCATGTTTTTTAAATTTACTCCCGTGGGAAAAATTGCAACAATTTCTTCACCAATCGTAACAACATCATCTGCTTTGACGGGTGACGCAGTATCTTTTACCGATTTCAAATTCTTGACTTCGACATGAGCCATTATTTATACATTATTACAATATTTTATATTATAATAATGTCGATTTTGTTAAATATTAATCATCATCATCAATTAAACAAACCCCTTTTAAAATCTCATCACCTGTTTTTATTTTTATAGTGGTTGGTTTTGATGTTTTGGCGGATTTAGTTTTAGTTTTAGATGCCTTGGTAAACGGCGTTTCTTTTTTATCTCTTTCTACAATCGTATCCCACACATCTTTTTCATAATCATAACTGTCCGTTTTTACAACCTTAAACTTTTGGTTTTTATAAAAGGTTAACCGTTTACTCCAATGACGCTGAAATATACTATGAACATCCACAATATCAATTACCAACGCTTCATGATCTTTTTTTCTAAGAATTCTACCCACCGCTTGATTAACACTTACCTTTGGCGTCACCATTAAAAGCGTTGTTAATGTTTTAATATCCAATCCTTCTTCAGCCATCGCATAAGTGCCTATTATTACCTTTTTCCCTTCGCTTATTTTTAAATCCGCTTCCTTCATACCACCCACATAATAACCTACCGTCGCAATACTGCGGTGTTGTATCGCATCGTGCAGATACTTTAATACGTTTTTATTATGTCCCAATATCATTATTTGATCTTCTACATGACCCTTTTCAATTGTATCTTCCAACACTTTTAATAGAAATTCACTTCGGCGATTGTATTCACACAGTTTTTTTATCATCGATGTGTAATTGACTTGACCGCGCCAATTTAATACTTCATTGTCAAACTCTTCATCATTACTAATATATTCAATCGCCTTCACCAATACCTTATTTTCCCCCTTTCTTTTCTTACTAAATACAACATCTCCTAAAAACATTTTTATTACTTTTGTTAAACCGTCTTTTCTAGTTAATGTCGCCGATAATCCAAGAGTATATCGCGTGACGATCTTGAAAAGTGCTCTGCTAAACACTTCACTACTTATATGATGGACTTCATCTACAATAGTTAACCCAAAATCGTTAAATAATTTGATATCGTAATCTTTCATGCTTAAACTTTGCAGCATTCCAATGACAATATCTTTATCTTCGACATCAATTATAGAACCTTGTATTCTTCCCACGCGTGCGGCGGGCAAAAATTGTTCGATGCGTTCTACCCACTGGCGTAACAAAAACTCTTTATGGACAATGATTAATGTTTTTCTTTGTATTTTAGATATGATCCTAAGACCGCATACTGTTTTACCGGCGCCTGTATGCAATTCTAACAACCCTCCTCCCTTTTCTTCCGCGGCTTTCATATAAGTATCTACAATTGGCAATTGATAATCTCTTAACTCACCTTTAAACTTTATATCAATTGGCGCCCCTGAACCGATTTTTGATATGTCCGGTTCACCATAGTTTTTTATTCCATAGAATTTGGGAATGTATAGTTTTTTTTTAGACTCGCGATAAATAGGGAACTCGTTGGGTTTTGCCAATGAGTTTTTAGGAACATATGGTTTCATCATCAATTCCTTTTTTATTAGATTTTGCTCTTCAATCATCATGTTTTCTTTTTTTATAGTGTATCCTTTTTGACCAAGATATGTAGCAACATCGTCATCGTTTATTTGATTTATAGACATCGTTTACAATTTACTTATTAATTATGGTTGAAGTGTTTAGATTGTTTACATTAATGTTTAGATTGTTTACATTAATGTTTTGTTTGTATGTGTTGTATGTGTTGTATGTGTTGTATGTTTGTATGTTTTGTAATTATAATTTGTTAATGTATAGTATATAAATGGCAAACTTGATAAGTGAATTAAAACAATTAATTGAAAACAACAGTTTTATTAAAAAAAACATGGACGGGTTGTTTCCTATTGTAGATCATAATATATTTAAGTTAATGATGATAGGAACGCTTACGGGTGTAGTTGCTTCATTTGTGGGTGGTGGAGCCGAAATTTTAATTGTTCCCATGTTAATTTACTTTAATGTTTTAAGTGATTATAAAGTAGCAATAGGGACTTCTTTAGCATCTTTACTACTTCCAATTGGTATTGTTGCTGTTTACTTTTTTGCTAGGGAAATTTGCACCGGCACGGCAAAAAAATGTATTAAATGGAATTATGCTTTGACACTTTCGTTTTTCTTTATAATAGGCACATTCGCCAGTTATTTTACAAGCAAAATAGACACTGCTATTTTTAAAAGTATATTTGGAATCATAACGATCATTTTGGGATTTCTTATTTTATTTGACAGCCATTAAGTAATACAATCAATAACCAATATAAATATCCTAAAATCTATAAATAAAATATCATATTATCATATATGAAAAATTTAATGAAAATGTTACCAAAAAACCCAGCATATTTAGTATTGTCGTTGTTGATGGTAGTATTTATTGTTATGGATATTTCCCCTCCTAACAATATATGTATGTTAGTAGATACTATGATGGGCAAGGCAGTTGTAATCATGGTTGCTCTTAGTTTATTTAGTTTAGATATGTTGATGGGTTCAGTTGGTATTGTTGCTGCTTATATTCTTATTATGAGATGTAGTAAAAAAGAAGAGGTGCGAACTTTCTCTCCCTCCGAAGTAAAGAAAACCAAACAACTTAGTGTAATGAACCAGTTTCCTTTAACGGTTGAAGAAGAAGTTATTGGTAAAATGTTGCCCCGAACAAACCCCGATCTCCAATCACCCGATTACAAACCTACATTAAACAATTTACATAATGCAACTAAATTGTAATTTACTAAATTGTAATTTACTAAAGTGTAATTTACTAAAGTGTAATTTACCAAGTATAAAATAATATATTTCCTAAATTTTAGGAAAGTTATTATTTGATTTTTAACTTTAATGATATACTATATGTACTTATTTACTATATTTAATGATATGCTATATTTACCGATCGTATTAGTTTGACACTCTTATTTTATTAATATGCTTTCTAACTTTATAAAGTATAAAACCAGTTATCAATACACCAACGCCGATCCTCCCGACTATCAATGCAATATTTGCTATACCTTTATCTGCTGTTTTTTTTGTAATTTTCGAGGCATTGGTAACATCCACTTGTCCTGCTTTTTGAAATGGATAACAAACCCCCTTGGGGCCGCCTTGTCGCCCACACATTTTACCCGAACATTCTTTATAAGTTTTCGTTTTTTCATCAATCATAACACATTTCAAATAATCTCCACAACTATCATCGTTATGACATGATGTACCTGTTTTTATATCCGACATTATAATTAATATATAATAAAATAATATAATTTTATGTATATAAATGAATATTACTAGTAAAAGATTGGATAAAATAAAAAAAACGAAAAATCAAAGCAAGCGTCGTATTCATTATAAAAACAAGAAAAATAATGGCAAAGAAAAAAATCGTAGAAAGAATCGTAAATACAATAAAAGCACTGGAAAATATAGAAAAACACATAAACAAAAAAAAAGAGCATACGACCTTAAAAATAAATCTCTTAAATTTAAAGAAAACCAACCGGTAAATAAACCAGCTCCTTTAAAAATAATCACAACAGACAAACCAGTTGAAACAGTGCAAACAGGTGGTGATAATACGCTTTGGGAGCAATTTAAGGAATTATATGAGAGGGCTGATCTCGAAAATGATACAGAAGCAACAACGGAATCAGTCGCGAATGGAGATACACAAAAAATAGAATACGATCCGTTAACAGCGCGTATAGTGTATTTTAACGTAAGAGCTTCCCCTACCGATACGGGTGTTACATTTCCTGTTACATCTGACCCAACAGCAGCAGTTGTGATTGGAGATTTAAAACAACATGTTACAGCAACCCAAGAGGTTGTAGACGGCCAAGCGGTTGTAGACGAATCACAATCTGGTGGATACGAAGAAATATATGATATGATGCTTAACTATAATACTGACAAGACAGCCGTTCAATGGAAAGATGAAAACTGGGTTGAATTGGGAAACAAACTCGCTACATTAATTGAACCTGTGGCGGATAGAGATAATTTTTTAAATTATCTAAATAATGGTGCGGAGGGTGAAGCGCTACAGGTTGCAACTGCGATGCAAAAAGTTTTGGAAAAGATCAAGGGAGAAAATGAAATGAAAATTGGGTCTGCATATGCAAAAAAGAACGATCCTGCAAAAAAGAACGATCCTGCAAAAAATAACGATCCTGCAAAAAATAACGATCCTGCAAAAAATAACGATCTTGATACGGCTATAGCTAAGGCTATGCATATTGCTGGCGAAGACATAGGTGCGTTACATTTGAAAGCAATAATAAGAGGGACAAAGGAAATTGATTGTAATAAAAACCCTGAAGAACAGGGTGGAGTACTATCAATAGATCATTATGACTCCTTTGTAAAAATAGGTGATGATCAATACGTTCGTTTTGACGCTATTTCTGGTGGCACACAAAATGAAGATGGATCCCTTGAAATTGTTGATATAAATGATTATTTACCCGATAATTCATGTAATTATTTAATATTTCTGTTTAATAAGGATGAAGAATACCCAACACCTGGAGACCTAGATGAATTACAGGTTCGCACAGCTGGTAACGGCACAAATAGGTGTTGGATAAATGCGACATTATATGCGGTTTTATTTGGAATAATGAATAAAGAAGGAACACTGAAAGAGGAATAATAAAGAAGGCAAAGAAGAGGATAATAAAGAAGGCAAGAAGACGAATAAGAAATCAATAGTAATTAAAACATAGCCATCATACAAATAAGATTATTTATAAATAAAAATTACTTATAAATCATCGTTAAATTATTTAAACATTTCGGTGTATTTGTTTTTGTAGTCTAACATACACTGTATTCTAAAATCAATTAAATCAATTATTTCTTTTGCTTTATCTACACTAGCCGTTGTTGAAAAATAGTTTGTTTCATTGTCATTTTTATAGGTTCGTTTTAGCGTATAAATACCGGTAACTAATCGTTTAATAAACGAAATTAAACGATCATTAAAAAGGGCGGCTTCTATGTATAACATATTGCTTTTTTCCGATCTAAGCAACTGAAAGTCTTTAGACAACAGCACATCATTATAATAATTCTCTAAATATTTGGTAATTTCTTGTAAATCTTGTCGAACATAATCATATGTTTTAAATCTATTTTCACTATACCACCATCTAGTCATTTGTTGAAAATATCCATTTTGAAAAACACAATATTGATTATTTACCTTACCTAATTTTTGCCCATATTCTATATTTAATAACACTTCCATTTTAATTAAATAACTATCTAACTTTTCCGTGCATCCATATAACAGTCGGTTTAATTCATCGTTTGTGCGTTTTAAATCTTTTAAACAACCAAGTGTGTGTGTTCGTTTTCGATTATTACGATTTCGATTCGCGTATTTTTTATTATAATCATCTAATAACGTATGTAACATAATATACAATTACACAATATTTTATGTTTAATATAGTTAAATTATTTAACAACGCACCACTTAACATTGCTAAAGTATGTTATTTATAGCGGCATTTACAAATATGGAATATAACGAGGTGCTGAGTTTTCATAAATCGAAACCACAAATGTATCTCTATACCCTTCTACATATACCTTATCACCATTAAACAATTCATCGCAACCATACTCATTTGTGCTATTTTTATTTTTATGATAAATAGGCAATTTTACATTTGATTTATCACTTATTGTATAGTATTGCCATTTACTTCTATTTGAAATTAATACACGCCCCATTAATGGCAATATAGTTTCTTTTCCATTTTCACGAGTTAAAACACCCATTTGACTATAATTACTATTTGTTGATTGCGTTTCTATATTGATAGGTATTCCCCGCGGATCACTGCTATTATTAGGATGATACATACCATTTGTTTTTAACGGTGGAGCATGTGGATTTAAAAACACATTACTAGGATGGTTAAATATACCGAAAAATCCGGGGCGATTGCTTTGTATCTGGTGCGAATGCGAATGAGAGTGTGAATTATGGTGGGCTCCGGAATGATTGGGATTTGCAAATATACGCGTATTTAAATTGATTTTTTTGATAACACTACTTAACACAAAACCTCCTAAAACAATTATAAAAAGTAAAAAAAACATAGTCGTATTTTCAATACATAACACACCCGGCGGGCAATATTTTTTCATTATATAAACTAAATATAAATTTAATAATTTTAATAAAGTTATATTTCAATTAAGTCAACTGTTTTAATCAAGTCAACCGTTTCAATTAAGTTGCTTTGTTTGCTTGTTTTAATTAAATTATTTTTTTTTTCCAACATTTAACTTTCCAAGTAAGCTTTGCATTTCCTTCATATCAGGAAGTTCCATTTGTTCTAATGTTTTTTTTGCCGATTTTAAAACCGGTGTCATGGTTTTTAATGATTCCATCAAATCTTTTTGTTGCGATACCAACTTTTTGGTTTCACCCGTTAACCCCTTTACACCATCTTCACCCAACATACCTTGTAGATTATCATATGCTAATTCCAACGTAGACGCATAATCAATTCGCTCGCCGGGTTTGTCGTTTTTTCCATCTACCGAAGCAGGTTCACTTTTGGGAATACTGCGTTGTCCAAACTTTTCGGTGCATTTGTTGTTGGTATAACACTCGCCTTCTTCGCAATCAGATGGAGATGCTTTTACGCATTCATCATCTACATTAAGAAAATATGATTGCTTATTACCACTGGATTTCATTCCTTCCCTTTTCTTTTTCTTTTTTTTACCATGTTTACTGTCTTCTTCAAAGCCTTCTTGTAAGATATTAGAAGAACTAATTAAAATAGTTCCAATAATCGCAATACCTAGATTAATAACCATGTTTTTGCTAAAGAAGCTAGATAACAATGCTATAATAACAAACACGGCCACCATATTGTTTTTTCCTTCGTTTAACATTTGAACCACATACACTAACGCAATGATTGCAATCACATACAACAAAAATTTATTTTGGACGATTTTGTTTAGTTTTGTTTTATTTAATGCTTTATTAACAACAGCGGTTAGTTTCATTTATATATTTTATAAATAAAATAAAAAACATATAATTTACAATTATTGACTTAATTTACAATTATTGACTTAATTTACAATTATTGACTTAATTTATGTTATTGCTATATTGCTATATTTACAAACCAACCATTTTTTGCATATCCGCGATGGCATCCTTGGCAACTTTGGTGGCGTCCTTGGCATTTTTCATGGCTTCATCGGCAACGGCAACACATTCACCATCGACCATTTCTTCACCTTCGGCACATTCCTTTACCTTTTCTTCGGCGCGTTCAAGTGCATTTTCGGCTTCCTTGACATCTTCTTCTGGGTTTTGAAGGGTCTTATCGATACCTTCCTTTACGCGACCACAACTAAATACAAAGTTGGCCACAAAAATACCAGCCAACAAACCAACAGTAACATTATCAACTTGCATGTTTACAATGTAAGCGGTCAATGAGAAAAGTGCTAAACATTCCCAGGCCTTCATACTAACATATCCCAATACATTCAGAACGGAAAATGCTAAAACAACATAGTAAAGAACTTCATTTTTGAAAACAGCGGGGATTTTCATTATATACTACCTTTCTAAAAAAAAATCCTAAATTACCTTTTTTTTGTTTTATTTTTGGCTTTTATGGTTGTTTTGTTTTTTGCTTTTATGGTTGTTGTATTTTTTGCTTTTATGGTTGTTTTATTTTTGGCTTTGTTTCGTCGGGTTTGTTTACCTTTAATACGCTTTTTAGTTGTTTTTGTTTTATGGTGTTTGCTTCCTCCTCTCTTGGGTTTTGATTTATTACTGGACACCCTCGGTCTTACTATTCCCCCACCCTTCTTCATTTTGTCAAGTTGATGTATTAATCCACCTGTAGTTGAAAAAATATTATTATATGGTGTATGTAAATCACTCAGATATTTCTTTAATTGTTCTATATTTGCAATTAAAATATGGTGTTTTTTACTGTCAATATGTTTATCATACACCCCTTTAAACTTTTTAAAATCTGCCGTCTTTTGTATATCTCTAAGAGATATTTTACATCTCTTTATTTTGCCTTCGTTATCGGCGTTGTTCCATGTGTTCCTTTTTTGATTACTATTACTACGCAGTCCTAACTCGTCACATGTGCGTTTTTTATCATATATTTTTTGATGTAATTTATACTCTTCATCAAGCCTTTCTAAAGATACAATAATATCCTCGAATGGTTTAGGGTCAAAAGACTTTTCTTCTGGACATTTTATATTTTCAGCATACTTGACTATTGCTTTTACGACTTGTTGATAGGAATCGATTAAGCCATCTGGCGTGTTTTTATTACCTACTGTTTGTTGTAATGTTTTTATTAAATCATTTGTTTCCTTAAGGTTTGGTTTACTTAATTCTTTATTATTTACGGAAATTGGATGTAGCTTTTGTATAGCGTCGGTTACTTCCTCAGAGATTCCATGGCTTTCATCTGTCGTATTAAATATATACATAATAAGTGTTCCTAGCGATTTTATTTTATCATCGTGGCATTCTTCTAATGTATTTACAATGTCTTTTATTTTTTGTTTATATTCATCATTTTCCGACGGTGGAGTTGGTGCGCGTCTTCTAGGTCTTTTACGTTTTGGAGGCATAGTGGTATAATATATATTTTATATATTAAATATTATACTAAATTATTTGCGTCGTTTCTTGCTTTTTTTTGATTTTTTATTTCGTCGTCGTCGGCGTCGTCGTGTTTTCATACCCCCTTTTTTAACACTTTTTCCCGGTCTTCTTCGCCATTTCTTGCGTTTCCTTGGTGTTGTTTTAGAATTAGAATGCAATGATCGAGATTGTCTTTTGTCTTCGAGGTGTTTTTTATTGTATCGGAAACCGCCTTTTGTGGGGGGAGTTTTTAATGCGTCAGTTATTTGTTCATTATTTGCGAGGAGACTATTTATATGGGTTTCTAATTTAATAATTTGACCGTTTATTTCCGTTAAATCTGCTGCTTTTTCCGTAAGTGATGCGTTTGAGGTTTCTAACGCTCTAATTTGATTTGTTAATACAGTTATTTTTTCTTTTTGTTCTTTTGCATCAATACCTGAATTAGCTAAACGTGCTTTTAAATTATCTAAATTGGTTTTAGCACGTTGGGTTGCTGTAATTACCGTATTATTTAACTCACCTATTTTTTTAATAATAGCCTCGGCAGTTATATTATCATTAATTTCGTTATATGCTACTGGTGCTCCACTCATTATATAAATATAATTATATAATTAATTTTTAGTTGGTATTTCACGGGCGTGCATCTTCTAATTGCTGTAAAGCTTCTTGTAACTTATTGGAAATGCTATCACCGCCAGAATAAAGTTCGGTTAAATGTGTTTGTAATTCAGTTACTGCTTCATTAATTTTAGCTAAATCTCGGGCGTGTTCGTATCGGGTGTGTTTGTCTCGCTCGGATTGGCCTATTCCTCCTAAATTTTCAATTTTTCCGCTTATTTCATTTATTTGCCGAAACACCACGTCAGTTGTTATCTCTCCCGGTTCGCCAGCTCCCCCCCATTGAACCGTATTCTCTGGAGGATAAGATTTTTGTACTTTATAAGTGTTGTATATGTTTTGGGATAAATGTTTTCTAGCATCGGCAGTTTTAACAGGTTTAAAATCAGTAAATATCTTATTATCCGCATCCCATTTATTTTTTTCAATTGTTTGCGATATATAATCCCCATATACCGCAGCAAAAAAGTCATCAGTGACTAAATATTGCATTAATGAGATTTTTGTTTCTTTAATACCAGTTAGGTGTCGAAATGTATCTCCATTTTTAATTTTAATTTTAATTTCATTGGTAAAAATAGTTTTGGTCTTTTTATTACTCTTAACCTTCTCCCATACTTCTTTACTTTTTATATATTCTAACGATGGTTCATCTTTTAAATTATTTATTAAAATTTCATTAAACGTACTCAAAGCGTTTTTAGGGTTAGTGGGGATAAAATCTGGATGGATTAATATAGGTTCACTTGTTACAGATTTTTCTAACCGTAAACGGTTAGATGCTTCATTTCTTATTTCTCTATTTCGAGCATTCATCTTTTTGCGTTGGTTCGTGTTAATTGGTGTTCCTCCTGCTGTTTGAGTTAAATTATCACCACTATATGGATATGAATTATATTCGTTTTTTGATTTACCATATATATCTTCGGTTTTATCTTTCATGACACTTTCTCCACGTTCCATATGACTAATAAGGTTCCAATTATTGTTTATTTTTGTATGATCTAAATATCGTGACATCAACGGAAATGCGGTTTCAATTGCGCTAACCATTCCATCAATATCTCTTTCCTTCATAGTTTTACTTGCTATTGGCAGTTTTTTTTCGGTGTATAGTTTTCTTATTTCATATAAACATTCATACAAAATAGCAGATGTTTTCCTTTCCTTTTTTGTATTAGAAGTATGAAATAACCTTTTCAGTAATTGTCGATTTATATTTTCATCGTCTATTGAATTAAGCTCTTTTTCTGAATCTAACGCCTCACTTATTACTATTTTATCAGATACTCTATTTACTTGTTCAGTGGTTTGAATGGTCCCAATAAATGTTGCGTTATTATTCGTTTTTATTTTGTTTATAAACTCTTCGATTTTGAGTTTTAAAAATTTAATTACTTTTGTATTATTAATCAGATTTTTCATTTCTTCTTTAATTTGGAATATAATACTAGGTTTGTTTGAAATACTACCTAACTGCTGCATAAATTTAATGGCGTCATTTTCATAAATAGGATGCCTAAACATTTTTACTATTAAGTTTAAAAAGTGCTTACAAAGCGTTAAAAACAACTCGGCTTTTTTTTCTATATGTGCTTTATCTGTATCTGTATCTGTCCGCGGGTCATTTTCATAAAATATATATTCTTTGTAACTATTCTCTAATATACCGACATTTATGTATGGAGGGAGTGGGGGATTATTTACATAAATCTCATTACCAGCCGGAGTTTTTGCTACTTCACCCCCCCTTCTCATCATAAATGTTTCATTTAATACCGTGCAATAATTAAATCGAAATGTTTTTAAAAGATTTAATTTCTCGTTTATATCCCAAACTGTTTTTTTGTCGGGGTCACTTATTAAACACATCGCAGTTAATATACTACCAAAATCTTCTTTAAGAGGATCATCTATATCATACCAATTCATTAATGGATGTGTTGATTTTGAATATTTCGAGTATTCATCATATGTATCGGCAAATAAACAAGGATATGTGGCTGGGCTTTCTTCGGTACCTACCGTTTCTTTTTTGCCGGTGGGGTTTTCGAGTCGCTCTTTAATGGCATATTTAGATATTCGCTTCACATCTCGCGTTAACTGTGCTAGGGTGTTATTAATTACATAACCTTCCTTTGTTCTAATATCACATGCACGTTTAAATCCCGCCTCATAACTAGATTTGCAATCAGGCATTTCAATTGAGTTAAATGCTGATTTTAATAGATTTAAAACATGAGTAAGTGTAGCTGATTGACCGCTTGACCTTTTTATAATTTGGTCTGCTAATTTGGTTAATGTTAGTTGGCCCAACTCTATTTTATCGTATTTTTCTGATCCATGTAAAAAGGCAACAAAACTAAAGGACGAACCAATATTCTCATATTTTATATTAATAAATTCCTTAATTTTTTTTTTAACATCAACAAACCCTATTATGTCACCGTTTTCATTTTTTTTAATAGGCAACTTTTTTAACTTATTTTCAAAATATTTAACTATTTTATCTTTGAAATATTTAGTTTTAGGAACGTCTTTTTTATAACCGAGAGAGTCGTGCGCAACACCGTTACCAGGACCAAGGTCCATTTTTTTTTCGTTTCCAGGCTGTGTTATATGCCAAAAGATTTTAAGTAACTCTGTGGAATTTTCCAATCTTATCGTATCAATATCTCCCGCTTCGTTGGGCGTTCCATCCGGCCAGCAAGTGGGCCCCTCCTCGGTTTCAGAAATATGAACATCTTTATGAACATATTTAACTATATTTCCAGCGCGTTTTTCTTCAAGTTTTTTCCAATCTTCTATTTCGCTTGAACCTACAATATTAGAATAGTTTTTATTTGCTTTTGTTTTTGCTTTCATTCTAATGATATCCGCACTACCAGGCGTATTGCAATCAAATTCATTTTCAACCCCCGCCAAATCACATACATATATGTATCTAGTTTTTTTTGACTCGCTATCCCTATCGCTATCCCTATCGCTACCCCTATCGCTATCGCTAACCCTATCCCTATCCCTATCCCTATCCATATCACTACCCCACTCTAATTTTAAAGAAACAACAACATGACTTCTAGAACTTTGTTTATTATTTGAAGTGGGGGCGATTTCCCTACATTCAAACCCCATTAAAATATAATGTTTTAACCCAAAGTTTTTATCCATACATTCTTCACCGTGTTCATTGTGTGTGTAAAACCATCCGGGTTTCGAATCGTATGTTCCCTGACATGTTACACTTCCCTTTTTAAAAGTAGTAAATGTTTGTTTATCTTTTTCTTCATTTTTTCCCCTTGGGTTACCTTTTTCATCGAATTGTTTATCTAATACTTCTCCTATTGTAATGTATCGCATAGATGGTTTGATAGGTTGTTTACCTTGTTTAATTTCAGCAGGAATAGGTTTAAACTTTGTCACTGGTATTCTTTCTTTAACAGCACCTCCGGCTTGTACTGTTTGTGGTGCTTTATCATTGGGTTTGCTTTCGTCTGTATTTGAAGCATAGCATTTTACTATTTCACCTGGTGGTGAATGATTGACTGTGCCTATACCAATACAACTTTCATCGGATGCTTTTGCGGCTTCGGCTTCATAAATTTCAATCATAGACACTGTTACCTCATTAGGATCAAGTTGGTTTAATAATTGCATTATTATACCATCTTCCTCCTTACCAGGCACATCTAAATAAATCAATGTACTTGTTTTACCTGAACCCGATTGACCGTATCCTATAAAACATAGTGGACGAATATCATTTTTAAAATTAAATTTGGTAGCTAAATCAGAGGCGATGTCAGAATTGTCAATTTTGGGGGCATACACGCTATCAAACCCATAAAAATCATATTTATGTGTCATAGTCTGCGATTCTACCAGTGTTGATCCTGGAATTACTAATGGAGTATCATTGTATCTTAATTGTAATGGTTCAGCAATTGTATCTTGACCTTTTATGTCTAGATTAAATCGTTTGTGTTTTTTAGCTACATCTACATCTACAACCCAATCATCCCTTCTTTTTAATAAAGCTAACACTGATTTATTTTCTTTTAAAATATGTGCATACTTTCTTTTTAAATCAACAAGGTTTGCTATAAATCCCTGTGTTTTTATTGTATCTTTTATTTCTTTTAATTTGGCTATGCTTTTTTGTATTTTATCACCAATCGCAATGATTTCGCTGCAATTGGTGTCATTTATAAATAGAGTGTATTTATCAAATAAACTTTTATTAGAGATGATTTGTTCGTATGTAGAAATAGAATCATTTATTGCTATATTTTTGTTAAAATGAAAAATCCATAACAATGCATATACCATTATAGCACTGAAGGTTTCCGGTATCTGATCTTTGTACTTTTCATCTCTTTCGCATATTTTAATAAAGGTTTCATTTAAAGTTTTGTCTATACGTAATAATTCTGAAGTAATTTTTCCATACTCTTCTCTTGTTAATTGTATAAATAATGCGTTTTCTAATTCAGTAAGTATTTCCTCTGTATCGCTGTTTTCAGATATAGTTAATTTACCTAATTTATAAAAATGTAAACATCCAATAAGTATTAGCATATCACTGTGTAAGATGTCTTTTGCTTCTTCATACAAAGTAAATAATTTTTTTTCAAAATTTGCGTTTATAGTTCCTTTTTTGTAGTCACATGAAATGTCTTCAACAAGTGCGGCTGTTTCTTCTCCTTCTTCTCCTTCTTCTCCTTCTGTTTCTCCTCCTTCTTTTCTTTCTTCATTTTGTTGTGTTTGAGCATCGTTTATTTCGGCCTCTCTTGCTGGTGCTTCTGCCGCTGCTTTTGCGACCGCTTCAAGTCGCTTGCGCTCTTCTTCTGCCGCTTTCGCTTGCTCTTCTGTCGCTTCTTGGGCAAGCCTCAACTCTTCCTCGTGTCTCGCTTGTTCTTCGGTTGCCTTTCTTTCAGCCTCTTGCCTGGCTTGATCTGCAGCTAGTCGGAGTGCTGCATCTTCTGCTGCTGGGTCTTCTGTGTGTGCTGCTGCTTCTTCGGCGGGTACCCCTGCTTCTTCGGCAGATGGTATTTTGGAATCTATCTTTTCACCCAACTTAATAAGAGCGTCGTATATTGGTCCAAGTGTTGCTTGATCTGCCGTGTCTGAAGTCGAACCCGTTGCAACTATGGGTTCGCCTTTTGCTTTTCTTTCTTTCAATATTCCCAATAATTGAAACAATTGAAATAAATCACAATATCCATTTGGGTTATCTTTACAAAACGCATTATAATATGTGTCTATTGCCACCGTTGGATTATCTTTAATTAATTTAACCCATGCTGTTTTGTCTTCCGTTTTTTTAAATGATTTATAAAAGTCGGGTAGATTATCCATTTATGATATATATTACAGTTAGAATAATATAAGATTTCAACCTAATTCTCTCCCTAAATGCTTAAACTTGTTGGGTAATAAATTAAAATATGGGAGAGATGTTTGCTCGATGTAGGCAGAGATCATTGTATTATGGGTATAAGATGCAAATAAACACAATGATAGATAAACACAAAATATACACAATAAAAAAAATGCTAAAATAATAATGCTAAAATAAAAATGCTAAAATAATAATATTCACCAAAAAAATAAAATTTATGGAATATATTTAAATATATAGCATTATTATTTAGGATGTCAAGTCCCCAAAAAGAAGTTTTACTAACTGAAAACCCTAACAGGTTTGTAATGTTTCCATTATCAGACCAAGATATATGGAAAATGTATAAAAAAATGATGGATTGCTTTTGGCGAGCCGAAGAAATCGATTTTTCTAAAGATTTGGTGGATTGGAATAAATTAAAGGATACGGAAAAACATTTTATTAAAATGGTTCTTGCTTTTTTTGCTGCCAGTGATGGTATTGTATTGGAAAATCTAGGACAACGATTTTTAAGCGAAGTTCAATTGCCGGAAGCTCGTGCCGCTTATGGCTTTCAACTAATGATGGAAAATATCCACAGTGAAACATATAGTTTGCTTATCGACACTTATATTAAAGACAAAGACGAACAAACTAAATTGTTTCGCGCCATTGATAATTTTCCTTGTATTAAGAAAAAGGCCGATTGGGCTATAAAATGGATTCAAGACAATCGCTCGTCGTTTGCCACTCGCTTGGTCGCATTTGCTTGTGTAGAAGGCATCTTTTTCTCCGGTTCATTTTGCAGTATTTATTGGTTGAAAAAGCGTGGTTTGATGCCCGGTTTAACATTTAGTAATGAATTGATTTCCAGAGACGAAGGCATGCATACTGAATTCGCCGTATTATTGTTTAATAAATTATCACGCAAACAAAAAAAGGGTAAAGTGGTGGAATTAATAAAAGACGCCGTGGAAATAGAAAAAGAGTTTATTTTGGAAGCGTTGCCATGTAAGTTAATTGGCATGAATTCAAAGTTGATGTCGCAATATATTGAATTTGTGGCCGATCGTTTAAGTCAACAATTGGGATATGGTAAAATCTTTAATTCTAGTAACCCATTTGATTTTATGGAGATGATTAGTCTTGAAGGCAAAACCAACTTTTTTGAAAAAAGAGTTGGTGATTATTCATTGAGTTCATGTGAAAATAAAAGCGATGCGTTTAACTTTGATGCGGATTTTTAAGTGTAGTTTGATTATATAGTTTGATTATATAGTTTGATTATAAAGATTAATTATAAATTTTCAATATTTACAAATTGACCCCATTGTTCTGGTTGTATTTCGTTGACAGTATTTATATTAAAATGTAATAAGTGTTCTTGTGATGCGTGATGCGGTTTACAGTGAATATTACACATTTCTTCCATATAACAATCGGTATGTTCGCTATACAAAATATTGTATAAAGTAACCACCACATTAATTAAGCATAAAATAGTAATATAATCCATAGTGATGTGCTAAAGGTATTAATAGATAGATATGGGTTTGTTGCATGATTGATGTAAAGTTTTAATAATTTTATATCAATTTAATAAGATGATATAATATTATTTAAAGATAAATCAATAGTATTATTTATAATAATGATTTCTGTTTATATCCAAGGTGGATTGGGAAACCAATTGTTTCAAGTGTTTGCGTTAATGTCGTATTGTTTTGATAGTGGTAAAAAGTTTGTGATTCCGGGTTATAAGTTGGACCCAGTCTCAAAGGAAGGTTCTCCGCGTCCTACTTATTGGGATTCTTTGTTGAAAGGGTTAAAGCCATATGTAGATGCACAATTACACCCAACACAACGATACACTGAACCACACTTTCACTATCGCGCTTTACCCGATATTAAAAATAAAGGAGACGATGTTAGTTTTGAATTATTTGGATATTTTCAATCACCACGCTATTTCGAGCATAATTTTGATAAAATCAATCAGATCGTTCAAATATCAAAGGCGCGCGAGGAAACCATACAGCGTTATAAAATAATGTATTTTGATCGCCCCACTATTTCTATGCATTTTAGGCACGGTGATTTTAAAAATATTCAAGACTTCCATCCAATCCTTCCATTTATGTATTATAAAAATGCTTTAAAAAAGATTGTAGAAGAATCTGGGAGAGAAGAGTATCGAGTATTGTATTTTTGCGAAAAGCAAGATGTGAAGCGCGTTGCTGATTATATTCGTTTTATTAAAAAAGATTTCCCCAAGATGCGGTTTGTAAGGGGTGATTTGGAAGCTGAGGATTGGCAGCAAATGTTGTTGATGTCTGGATGTGATCACAATATTATTGCCAATAGTTCGTTTAGTTGGTGGTCGGCTTACTTAAATGAAAATCAAAATAAGGTGGTGTGTTATCCAGATAAGTGGTTTGGACCTGCTATGGGAAATAAGATATTGGGTGATCTTTTCCCAGCAAATTGGAACCGTGTTACCATTGAAAATGTGAATGGAAAAGCCAGCGGTTCAACGACATCCACACCCCCT